CTATAGCTTTAATACCCCTTCCTCTGAAGGAGTATTGTCTATACCGTTAGCTTTTGCTGTAGATGACTTTGTCATTTCCTCAATTGTAAAATATTTCATTATTTCTATTGTTTACTGTGTAATATAAAATACTGATACTAGATAAAGTTCATGTGTTTGTGAGACAGTTAGTAAATAGTTTCCAGCTTGTGCATCTAAATGTTCATCAGGAAAAACCCATTGTGAAACATTGTTTTTAGAATTACCTTCTGAATGAATCATTCTGAATTCTAAATTTGTTTGTGTAATTACATCTATTGGAGTAGTGTCATAATAAGATTTTGTCCATACATCTTTAGGATTAAGTACTACTGTATCATCATTTATCTGTATAGTTTTAGATGCAATGCTACCATTTATTATTACAATGCACCTTTTATTTCCCAATGGAAAGTCATATGAGAAATGGGGGGGGGGTTGGCAGATTAGCAACAAACTCAGCTTTAGTCATGCATTCATTAGTAGATTCAATACTAAACCCTTCTGCATTGGCTTCTGCTTTTGTAATTAATTCGTTTGTAGGTTCCATATTAATTATTAAGTTAAAAAGGATTTGCGTCTTGTGACAAATATATATATGTAGTTTTACCCATAGCAGTTACAGCTACTGTGCAAGTTCTCATCATGTTTGTCTAATTACCATATAAAGGTCTTACACGTAGTATTCCTCTATCTAACTACAACACTTCAAAGTATTGTGACTATCCTGTAATTTTAGTAACGTAATTACTAGTATAATCTTGAATATTTTGGTGTATAGCGAACTAATTAAGCAGTATAGTAGTACCGTATCTCAATTGAATATCTCTCTATGTAGTACTATTGTGCATCCAATTTTCGGCTAACGAATCTGTCGTTAATTCTTCTCTTTCAGAGAAATTTAAGGTAATAGAACTATAGTCAACTAATTCATTAGAATCTGTAGTACAAGCATGAGTAAGTTTGCTATTTATCTCTGCCTTAGAAGGACATTCTTTCATAGTTGTAGTAGGATAACTTACATATTGTCTATATTGAGATGGTACTCTATCATAAATATTTGTCCAAGTTTGCATCTCTACAGCAGCCTTAGGTTCAATTTGAATAGCTTTATTTTCCATTCTTCAACTCCTCCACTTGTTTCTTTAAGTCTTCAATTTCTTGCTTAAGTAGTTTAATACCTTCTACTGCTACTACTCCTAACATACAGTAATCTACAGATTTCATACCATCACTGTCTGTATTAACTATTTCAGCAAAGTTATTCTCTAAATCCTATGCAACAGTACCTATCTGGTGTTTATCATGCATATCAAATTCTACAGTAGGTATATTACATATTTGATCTAATGTGTGATTTAATGGAACTATATTAGATTTAAGTCTAATGTCAGATTCTTTAAAGAACCCAGATGCATGCACTTCTGCAAAACCTCCGGTCGCTTGACCGTCACCAATATATAGTTTTCCAGCAGATACAGTGTTACCACTACGAGATCTATAATTTAACCATACCCGTTCACCTACTTTTCCATCTGCAAAGTTGAATTCATTACCATCGTTTAATACATTTTTGATACTATGCCAATCTGGAAGTAAATCTTCTGAAATAGCAACACAATCTTCATTATTTGGCATTAGTTTGAATGCCATGCGCTTGGAAACAGGACCATTAGTAGTATAATAACTAACGTTATATTGGAAATTATATTCTTCTTTTGTATATTCGTAATATGCGTATACATTACTAATTCCAAGGCAATTGACATTTGAAGCGTAACTATGAAATAAATATTTCTAGTGATGTTCAATTATATCCATAACTACTTCTTTCAGTCTATCTGTTGACCCAAAGATGTTGTTTATAAATTCTATTGCCTCTGTACCAGTTACATTTTTATCCAGAGTTAAATATGAACCATTCGGGACATCAATTACTTTACCATAATTAGAATAATCTATTTCTCGTATAAGGTCGGGAATTTCAGTAGTTGGACTAATGCTTTGGCTACCCGAACCTGGCGCATATGTGTCAGTATGAAGAATAACTCTTGCTCCATGAGAAGCATAAAAGTGATATTTACCGCCACCTCGTACATAAACATAGCATGTGTCGTAGTTACTTAAAGTAGATAGACCTCGTACCGGATCAGTATTGGCAAGATTAAAATCTGACAAATGTACAGCAAGTATACTTCTTGAGTTAACTCCCCAGGCATATGGAGCAAATTCCCAAATTTTGCGAACACTAAATCCACGTTCATGTGTAGACCATGATGGTTTTGTACCACTATCTAATGCTACTAGTACTTCTACTCGTATGTTCATTCTTTCTCCAGCAGCAATCGTAACCGGATACCACGTATTTTCATCCAACCCGGAGGCGTCAATCTCTGTAAGTTGCATCATGTAGCCAACACTACGAGCGCTTGAAATGCTGTCGTTAACATACTATTTCAAAGACTCAATGTCTGCACTGCCTCCTTGTACTTCTTTATAAGTACCGTTGTCAGATAAGTATTTAGTACCATTACCATTGGTAATAATCTTATCTATTTTGCTTTTATCAGTAGGTACAAGTATACCAGCTTTACTAGCTGTTGCAGAATTAATGTTTATAGTTGTTCCTGATAATGTTCCGTCTACAATAGACGTCTTATCTAAAGATATATTTACACTATCGTTATCACTATCAACAGTAATATCGGTAGCTACCAATTCAGGTATATTATCTACTCTCTACTTTAAAGCATTACCATCTGTAGCACTAAATTTACCATTAAGAGCAGTTTGTGTAGCATTAGATATAGGCTTATTAGCATCAGAAGTATTATCTACTTGATCTAATCCTATCTGCTCCTTGGTTACTCTATGGGGGTTGGTTCTATTATTGATATGTGCATTTAGATTGTTTTGCACATTACTAATAGAAGTATCTATCTCTGCCTATGCTTTTAATCCATCTAATTTAGTTTTATCTGATGCAGACATTACTCCAGCAGTAAACGAACTCGCTTGATTTATAGTTATTAACTTGTCATCTGCTTGATCATATAATCCGTCATCTACATTGTCTGCTAGCAATATTGGGGTATTATCTGTAAGTAAAATAGGCTCTCCATCTGCTAATAGCAATTCTTTATTTTTTTTGACAGGATTTTTAGTTATTGATTTGATCGTCAATGATACAGAGTTCTTATCAGACTGAGATACTAATACATCATTTACTAAATTGTCGGATAACGAATTAACTATATCTGTAGTAGTTTTACCTTTGTCACCTGGATAAGCAGTTGAACTAGTTTCACCTAGCGCTAATGATTTAGATATTTCTACATAATCGGTGCCAGACCATCTATATTGTAAATTTGTGCTAGTTACTACATATATCTTTCCAGATTCTCCTGGTTTAGGTAGCTAATCTAACTAATCAAACTCTAATACATCATCTACATATGATGGTAACTGTGTAGAAGGGACTTTACCACTATCATCTAATGATGCAAGACCGTTAGCTTTACCTTTAGTATTCTTAAAAGCTGTTAATTCTTTGCGTAAACTGTCATCGCTTGTTCCAAGCTAAGCATTAATTTCTGATTGATATTTATTTAATTCTTCGTCAAATACCTAACTAGTCTTAGCTATCTTTGGATCAGTAGTAGCATTTACTAAAGTACCATAAATTTTTATCTCTGCCATATTTTTTAACTAATTACGAAATTAAATGTACCTGCTGCCAAAGAGCTACTAGTACGATAACATTTATAACTGCCTTTGCCATCTACTGGTACACTTATAGCAGCTTCCATTGGAACTGAAAAACCAGAAGATGTTACCATGTTAATGTTGAAATTAGATGGTACACACAACCATACGTAGTCTCCCTAATTAATTTCAGACATGCTATATGTACCATTAGGACTTGGTTTGACAGATTGTTTACTGAATCCCAATACATCTGCACTGGTTATAACTATTTTTGCAGTATGCCCAAAATAACAAGGATAATATGTTGATACTACTGCTGATGCATTCCTTGTTACGTTGTGTGCAGTAATGGAAATAGAATAAGTAATTCTATCCTGAGAAGTAGTTAAGATATCTTTAATACCGCTAAGATCATTCACCGGAGTATTGCTAAGCACCTTATCGTTCATTTTAAGAGTAAGAGTATCGGGAGTTATAGGATCACCTGCAAACAAAAATCTACCATTAATATTAATAGTGGTGGCTACTCCTTTTTCAATTATAGTAGGAGATACTCCAAAACCGGATATCTAAATAAACTAGTCATATAACACTTCCCAAATAGAATTATCGCCTTCAGTCCTATCCGTTATTTCCTTATCAAGTTTGTTATCGACAGTATTTATATTCTACTGCAACTGTTCATCTGCTTCGATTCTAGCATTTGTTTCATTAGTCAAATCTTCAGATAATGTTTGAACTCTGTCTGCAAGTGCCTTTCCTTTACCGCCATCATAAGCAGTACCAGTTGTTTCTCCAAGAAATAGTCTTTCAGACATTACTACCATATCATTACCATCCCAGAGATGTATGATATTGGTTCGGTTATATTCATCTAAACCTACCAGAACATATACTTTAGAATTAAGAGGGTTGATTATCTCCCATTCATTGAATCTTCTAATGTATAGTTTCTTATTTTCTTTACAATAGTAAATATCATTTTCTTTAGCTTGATATAGTAGTGTATTCATTTCTAATACTGTATCTATAAACTCCTATATCTTTACCAATGATTGTAGGTCTATATCACTATCTGATACATCTCCAATATAGTCTATTAACGAATCAATAGACATTTTACCATTGTGAATGCCATCTTGAAAAGGAATTATTTCTTTACCATTGAGATCTTTCCTTTCGACTAACTAACTTATTCTAATTCCTTTTGTAATCATATTACTTGTCTTCTGTTTTTAATGCATTCATAGCATCTATGATAGCAGGCTTACAGTATTGATTTACAAATTGCATAATAACTTGTACTTCTTCATCTGTATATTCTAGCTCACCTTCAGAATTATATATCTTTAAAGCTAAAGAATGAGCTTTAATGCCACTACCTACTTCATAAATTAATTCACCTAATTGTTGTCTAGCATCCATACAAATCTTATTTGTCTTTTGGATGTCAGTGTATACTTCCAGTTGTGCAAAATTTATTTTCATAATTAAATAGATCTACTTCTAAGTATTGCATAATATTTGTTTTGTGAATATACTAATAGAAAATCCATAACATCTCCTACATTCACAGTAATCTATTCTATTCTATTACCATTATTATCATATAATATAGGTCTATTAGAATCACTGTCGTTATTTCCTCTACCCCATATATTGCATTCTTTTGGATTACTACGTGGGTTATAAACAAATGTTACAGGAACAGCCCATTCAAGAGTTTGTATGGCTAACTTTGTTTTTACACTATCAAGATGTGGTAATCCATACCACATACGTCTAACACTACTACCTATAAATATAGTCCTTGAATATTGCTGATACAGTATCTAATTTTCAGAAGGATTTGTAGCATAACTAAGTTTATAACCTACCACATCTCCATATAATGATAAACTTCCCGAACCGTATATTGCCATATTACGAATTAAACTGCCAGTAATATCAAAGTACAGACCATCATTTATCTATGCAACGTCAAAATCATTAGCATTACTTTTAAAAGAACCAAAGTACGAGTAACCTAAAGAATTAGGGGTACCTATTAATGCTTCTCTTTCTCCTTCCTTAAACTTTATATAACTAGAGAACAGTTTCATTCCGTTTGCTTCTGTACCACCAAATAGCACACCTGTAATTTCAAGTGACTAAATAGTACCAGATAATGCTTCTATTTCTCCCCTTATGGATGCGTTATTAGCTACCATTCTACCATCTTGTCTAACTAAAAATGGAGCTTTAGATCTATTTTCTTCAGTAGTACCGGCCCATATTCTTACAGAGTTATTGTCATTTCCACCTTCACCAGTAATACCAGCTACTACATGGAAATCATTAGATGTATTACCAGTTTGATAACCAACTCTTAATGAGTTACCAGTAATAAAGTCTAATTTAGCATTTTTAGCTATAATCAAATCAGTATAAATACTAGCTACATTCTGAGCTAATTCTTCCCAATATTCAGCTCCACCGGGAGTACCAGGCTAGTTATCACTAGAAGATAAGTGTTTGCCTTGTCCGTGACCTCTATCTATAGTAGATATACATTTGTATGCCTTATAACCTGTAGAGGTTCCTAAATCTTTAATTAAAGCAATATCTAAGTACCTTAATGGTTGTACTGTTGGAGATACTTCACTTTCATTGCAATATAGTCTACCAGGCCACCATTCAGACCTACGTACTATTAAACCTTCTCCTGTATCACCTTTAGATACTTGCATTAACCAATCCGGATTACTATCACTGGGTTTGGTATCAGTACCATTTATATTAACACATAACCATAAGTAACCTAATACACTTACTCTATCATAGTAGTCATAATGAGTATCTGGTTCCCAAGGACCTCTATCATTAGCATATCTTATCTCTTCCCCATTTGGCTTTACTTGAGTGATAGTACCAGTAAAGTATACTGAATTAAGATATGCTGAATATCCTCTCATATCGTAACCAAACATATTGAGGTTATCAAGATTACCAAATTGCATCGCAATGTTTTTAGCTCTCTAATCCCAAGTGTTCTAGTTTACTAAGTAACGTGTATAAGTACGAGTTGAGTAACAAGATGTTTGGCGATCTACATTAGTTTTATTACCATATGCAACAAAGTTCATTTGAGCACATGGGTGAAACGTCATATTCCAATAATCATCTACTGGTCTAAGCTTGTAACCAAATTTCTTATTTTGTGCATCTAGTATGTTAGTAATTTCAAAGTAAACAGTATAGAAACCTGCAAACTTTCTATTACCTCTACCATCATCTTCATCATTTTCAGCATTTTCATCTGTCTTTTCTGAATGGTATATACCCATACATAGGTCACCCATTGATACAGCTCCGTATTCTCCTTCTTCTAGTTTCAGTGTAATAACACCTGAATATTCATCTGTTTGTTCTACACTTTCTATTACACCTGCACCAGGAGCATTCCATTTATCACCTAATTGAATTTCTACACGGTTATATCTCAATTCAGGTACTTCAAGGAATCTACGCAAAGTAAGACTATCAAATTCAGCATGACCATATTTATCAATCTTACCACCAAATCCTGTAAGACCTGATGCAAAACCTTCTTGACCAAATATTGCTGATTCTTTAAACCACACTTCATAAGCAGTAGAATCAGGTTTAATCTTACTTAAGAATACGTCATCATATATCTCTGTGTTCAGGTTCTTATTGGTCCACTTCTATAATTCACTATCCCATGCTAATGCGTTGTCATTACGTAAATTATTAATAGATACATCTTGTAAATCAACTAATTTACCAAGTAAGCCAGTAACTACCTTATTAGCAGCAATATTTGACCATCTTTTACCGTCATACTAAAGTAAGTCTAATTTAGCAGCATCTACTATATTAGTATCCTTCATCTACTCAATACGATTCTATAGATTAATTTGAGTTTGTAGACTGCCTATATTATTACGTAATTCTTCTATATCAGATGTATTAGCTGATATATTCTCATTAGACTTATCTAAGTCTGTATCTTTAGCATACTATATTAGACTATCTGATATAGTCTTAATAGATGTGGTATTTTTCTGTACTTGTTCTTCTAATGGAGTCATTTTTCACAAATTAAAAGTTCGTCATAGAATGTTTTTATACCTAAATCTACTCCTAAACTTTGTTCTAGCAATATTGCTTTATCGTCAGTTTCTGAAGTATCCTTCCACATTTCATCCAAAGGATGTACTAACTTGCTTATCAATGCTCTAAGACAATCTATTTGTTTATCTGTAAACTTTAAATCGCTTTCTAATAGACGAGCAATATGATTAGCACAAACCCATTTACGTATACAAGGTATACCTTGATTAGAGTTGTACTTAACTTTTAAGTTATACTCTTTACCTATTCTATATATATCATCTATTAGCATAATGAACAAACTCCGTTTCTACAAGTTTTATTACAAGCAAAGCAATCGTGGTTATTGTAGAATGTAGTTTTAGTATCTAAACATATATTTAGCATTCTAGCTATATCTGTATAATACTGCACTGCATCGTCTATTAAGTTATTATTGATAGCGTAACTTAACAGATCTTGTTTCAATAAAAACAATATCATTCTATCTATTTGCTGATCATCTAAACAAGTACTACAGTTCTTACATAGTAATTCTACTTCTTTATAATATATATCAGCTTGATTGAAATAGAACTAACTTGAATTATCTATAGTAGCAATAAACGCACTCATACACATATTTTCTAATTTATTAGAATCTATTACTATAGATAATCTCTATTCGTCAATCTTTACATCAGAGCTATAGTCTGTACCTAATACTAATAATTTATATGAATGCTTATCAGGATTTACTGAACTCCTGTTAGAATAGTTATTCAGTGTGTCTATGTATAAATACAAATTAGAATCTACTGAATCAGGTATCTTTGTATCTAATTCTACTACTATGTTGTTTTTTACTATTGTTATACCAGTTATCTTCATATTAATACTTTTAAATAAAAAAGGCTACAGGGCTATTTAGCCCCATAGCCCTTGTCAGCACACTGAAACACTGTTTTTATTATGCTACAGTTTCACCTTTGATAAATGACTGAATACCTTTATCAACGATAGAATCAACCATACTAGGACAGTATACTTCCGTAGTCAACGGAGTAGTCTTAATATATTGGTTGTCATTACTCAGATACAGGTTATCATTTTCAATTACTGCATAGTCATAAGAAGTACCTTCTACTACTTTGCGAGCCTGTTCTACTTCAGGATATGCACCAGTAAACACATGACCTTTATAGCCCATGTAGCGTACTTCTGCATCACGAACTTGCTTCCAGAAACCTTTACCAGGATTACCTGGAGTCTTAGCAATAGTAGCACCAGATACTGCTTCCGGCTGATTAGCAAGCAATGCACCAGGAACAGTATGATACAGAGATACTTCCATATCTACTACAGAGTATTCATTCAGAGAATAAACACCTTCATTATCATCTTTAACCATAGCAGTCAAAGTGAGAACAGCAGCAGCATTCTCAGCCTGAATACGACGATTCTTGTGAGCATTAATTTTCTTTACAAAAGCTTCCGCTAATTTCTGTGCTTCATTTGATTCAGCATATACTTCATAAGTATGAGTAAATTGGAAGTTATTAGCTTCAATATCTTTATACAATACACGAAGTACATATCTGTGACCAGCTACAATAGTAGCATTAGTCAAAGTAATAACTACTTTATCTTGAGTAGGTTCTACATGCTGACCGATTACGGCAGATGGTTTAGAACTCTTCTGAATCTCATTAGAGAATTCAATATTAGCTTTCTAAGCAACATTACCATCAGGCATAGTAACATTGATCTTTTCACCTGCAACACCTACATAGAGTGAGCTAGCCTTAGCGGCTTCTGCTGCTGTTTTAAGGATAGCTTTATTCTGATCAAACAAAGCTACTTCACCAGCATTCAAAGCATCTACAGTAGTATAGTTAGCAGGACATTCCTTACCGATAAGAACGGTGTGAACTGAAGTTATCATATAATGTAATTGTTATTTTAAATTAGACATATTAAGCGCTTCTGTCTATTTTCGCTTACTTTCTACTTTCCTAACTTGTTTAAAAGTTTAATTTCCACGTCAATAAGCGCTTTCTGTTAATGTTATTCCATTGAATTTACTTCATTAGAATATACATTATAATTTGGTAAAGTAGCTAATATTAACTATACTGCTAATTTAACTATTTCCATATGAGTATGAACAGGTAAGTCTATATACTCATCAGTAGGATTAGTTTTAAGGTCTACTTTACTTGGTTTCTTTAAATACTCAATAGTATATTCGGCTACTTTATAATTACCATCTGTGTATAAAGTAATTGTATTATCCTATATGAGTCTGATTGGTTTAGCTTTAGTATACTTTAGACGATACTCAGATAATGAATTTTCCTTGATTCTATCAACAGTTTCAATAGTACCTTCTATAGTATCGCTGTACTTTATTCTATAGTTACCTAAAGCATCCTTCTCCCAGCAATTATTTATTACTCCATCTGCTGGAGCTATACCTGCTGTATCTCCTAATAATATAACATAATCATCAGGCAAGGTAACTGTATATTCCTCTTGGTTTACTTTGGTAATATCTATATCTTTGTAAGTGTGCTTAGTAACTAGAGTACGTAAATCATCAGTACGTTTCTGATCCTATTCAAATCCTCTTTGTTTAAAATTCAAACCAGAATACCTAGTTTTCCAAAATTTATCAATAGCTTCATTAATGAACGATATTATAGTATCAGATGGTAATTTGCCAGCTAAAGATAATTCAGGATTGATTAACTGTAATCGTCTCTCTACTTCTATTTGTAATTCTCTAGGGCTCATTATTCATTTAAGCTATCAAGTTGTACTTTAGTTTGTGTTCTCTATGACTCTATAGTCTCTAGAGCAATTTCTACAGCCCTATCTATTACTTCATTAAGTACATAATCAGGTACTTCGGTAATATCCTTATTATAGTCTTTATAACTAATAGTTTCAGGATATTTAATATAAGTAATATCTGCTGTATATTGTTCAGAAGACATACGTATAGGATCTATAAAGATCTTTAAAGTATTGTCTTCTAATACTGCTATAGGAGTTTCAATCCAAGGTATATTGTTATACGTTTGTAAGAAACCCTTAGCTTTTTCATGATCTGTTAATGAACATATTGCTGCTTCCCCATTAAAGTGAAGTACACAATCTACATAGAACATTCTTCTAAGCTATTCTCCGTCATTAAAGAAATTAGATAAAGTAAGCACATTAGAATGTGAGTATGGATATACTAATGATAATGCTGTATCTGTCTTAATTAGTTTCTATAAATCAGCAATACGTTTAACTGCACCTTCAAATCCTACTTTTAAAGTATTATTACCAGTGTACTTATTACATATTACTTCTATGTATGCCTAATTAAGAAATAGATCTATTTCTTCGGGTAGGAATGCAGGGCAGCCACCAAAAGCAACTGCCTCTGAATTCTTATCCATGAGAACTTTAAATGCCTTATGTAAATCAGATATTTTCATTATTTAGATTTAATTTCTCCCATAATGGCAAGCTTAATGTCTTGATTCTTCTTATTATTTAAATAAGCAATTACATCATCTATACCATTACCAATCAGATCTGTACCAAAGAAGTATTGAGTTCTATTCTTACGAATAATATTTTTAGCAATAGCTTCTTCAATAACAAAAGTAATTTCTTTATTTGGGTTCTCTACCCATTTCATTATAAACTTATCAGGTGCAGCTTCAATCTGTTCACTTAGCTTAGCTTCAACCATTTCATTAGACAATGTATCAGATTTGATACCATATAGTCTAAGACACTTACGCATATCTTCAACAGACATCTTATCCATTTCTCTATATGCTTCACGTTTGATTTTGTTAATCTTGTTAACTTCTTTAGCTTCGCTATCTTTATTGATAATAACATAATCAGTAGAAGATGTAACATTATTCAACCCATCTGCTACTCTCTTATGCTTTTTCAAGAACAAATATTTAAGCTCATCTTCAGGTCTGTCTGTATTCAGAATTAGATCTTTCCTACCAATTTTAATAGCGAATGTATCCCAAAATTTGCTGCCAGGTGAAAGCTATCCTTCTGCATAACCAATTTCTTTTTCTAATCTGGCTGCATCTTCAGCATTTAAGCCAGTATATAAATTACCAGAACGTGTCCAGTATGAACTGATATAGTCATAACATGTAGACCATTTAGTAATACCAGTCCAAGGGTTTGTTTTAATTATTCTAACGATTACTTCCATAATATAAATATTAGATTATCAAGTTAGTATAAGGGGAGCCCGAAGGCTCCCATATATCCAAGAAGATTTATAAATTAATCCTCTGCTTCCATGATCAGTTCCCCACACGCACGCGGATCCCTTAACATTATTCCCATTTCTCCAAGGAAGAATACAGTGTAACCATCCTTACCGTTAGATCTCAGTGTATTCTTGGAGTTAGCATAACCAGACGGAGCTACAGCACCACCAGTATACCAAGTTACGAATTCACGATCTTTACGAACTACTTTAACAATGTTAGCTTCACCATCACGACGGCCCAGATCAAGGAATGTCATACGATATGATTCCAGAGGTTTCAGAGTAACCGGATGCAACTGACGATTATAAGTAGTATCATCATACAACGGGAAGTACTTCAAAGTAAGCTCAATACCATTAGTCATCTGATAAGTCTTGAACTGGCCACCAAATTTCAGGTTATCACCAGAACCAGTTACAAATACAGTATCCATAAGGTTCATAGTAGCTACTTTTTCCTTCAAAATACGGTCAAATTCACGCATACCCATTTCACCAGTCAAAGCAACAAACTTACGTTCGTTAGTACCAAGTACATTATAAGACAGGTCAAACAAGAAATCTTCCAGCAACTCAGCTGTCAATCTAGTATACATACGCTTGTTAGACGGAGCAATCTGTTCCAGCAAACCAGCACCGATAAATACCGAACGACCATTAGTACCTTTCAAGTTACAAGAACCATCTTTATTTACATTAGATTTCATGTAAACAAGCATACGTTCACATCTCTTATACCACTCGCGCAGAGCTAACCATTCCTGATAATCAGCCCACAGATAAGATTTCTTACCAGTCTTAGGATCTTGCAATGCAATAGCCATTACTGTAGAGTAAGCAGAACCTGTAATATCGTAGTTAATACGAATAGTAGTCAGGTAGTTACGCATCTTAAAGTGAGTACTATAGTTCAGGATATCACCTTCTTCACTGTATTCTTCAACAGCAGAAGCAAGACGAGATACTTGAGAACCAGCTTTCAAATATTTAGCAGGTACATATGAAGCGGGATTACCATCTGCAATAAAACAAGTATAAACCCACAAGTTACCATCCTGATACGGAGCACCAGCAACACGCAACTGATAATCTTTGTTATCCAGTTCAAGAACTGCTGTAGGACCAAACCAGTTTTCTTCTAACCACAGATAAATAGGAGTATTACCTAAACCAGCTGTAGTATTATCATTGATAGCAGCACCATTCCATTTAGCATCTCTAATGGTAATAGCTCTATCTGTATCAATCATTACATTCCACTCCCAGTTCGGCTGATCAATAGTCATTACATTACCAAGACCGCCAGTCAGCATGTCAAGGGAAGTATTGTAACCATTATCTTTAGTTCCAAATACATAAGATAACACGGTAGCAACCTGATACGGATTCTATTGCGAAGCTGCTGAAATCTTGTTAGTATCAATCAGGTCAGAAAAACGCTTACCTTTGTACAGAACCAAGTTATTAAGAATATTATTATCCATAAAATATTAGTAAATTATAATTTAGTTGTTATTTAATCTACACGCAATTGTCGTGCAAAAGAATCCCACATAGACTCAGTGCTAGTGTTATCCTGTCTTCTAGTCTTTCTACTTACTCCTGTTTTACTTAAGCTATTTTTAAATTTATTAATAGCCGCAGTAGAGCCTTCGCTCTTTGCTGCCTTTAGTAAAGTATCACCTTTCATAGTAAAGTAGGCAGACTCGAGTAAGTTTTTCACGCTTTTGGAATAGTCTTTCTGATACTGAGTCTTTCCATCAGCTGTGGGTTTGAATATATATTCTAATAATGCCTATTTATCTTTTTGAGGTATTTTAATTCCACGAATATTATCCATGCCCTTTATTTCAGTCACAACGGAGTTAAAGTAATCCTGTTGACGCTTTTTAAGCTCCTTAGCACTCTTTTCTTGTTCTTCTAATAGCTGTTGTTTCTTTTGTTCTCTAATGTCTCTAAGAGCCTCTAATGCGTCCGTAGCCTCATCCTCAAGTAAACCAGCATCTTCATATTTAGTAAGCTTCTTATCTATTTGCTTATTATTAAAGCCTTTTTCTTTCAAGAACTCCTTAAGTATAAGCTTTTGGTTTACTTCATTATCCTCAATTTCAAAATCTTCTAGATCTAGTTCTCCATCAATTTGGAAATAATCTCTCAAATTACCTCCATTCTTAACAAATTTATCTAGAGCTTCTACCTCTTCACTGGCATACTGTGGTACTGAATTCTCTTCAATTACCTCTTGGAAGTACTCTACTAACTCTTCTGCTGTCTTAGGTTTTTCATCATCTTCTACATCTTCCCAACCAAGTCTTTCAGAAATAGAGTCAAAGAAACTGATAATTGTATCACTTTCAGAGTCATCGTCAGATATACCGTCATCCACAATATCGTCGGTATCATCATTATTATCTAAATCATTATCAGGGTCATCGTCTGTATCATCTTCCTTCTTATCTTTCTTATCTTTCTTAGAAGATGTTTTTACAGTCGTGTTATCCTTAGGTTCTTCTTTAGGCTCTTCTTTATCAGGATTGTTATTCTTACGAATTTCTTCTAACTCTTCATCAGTTAACTCTTCACCAGCTCCATCAAAATCATCTTCGAGACTGGTATTAAACGTATTTTTATTTGCTACACCACCTGGCATGAATTCTTCAAATACTTCAAAGCCGTTCAATGTGTTCTTATCCATAATTATATATAATTAGATTAATTGTTTTTCTTTCTTCCTTTGTGTCTCCAACGTCTGCTGTTCTAAGCAAATATCGCCCTCTTACGTGTTAAAGGATTCTTACTATGCGTAAGTTCTTCTGTAGTCTTACCTGTTCTTTTCTTTAGAGCATTGAATTTGCCTCTATTCTTTTTCTTAATATGAATACCGCCATACTTATATGAAGGTATAGGGTAAACCGGCATAATACCTGTATAGTCTATTAGATCATTCATTAGTGTTTAAATAATACTCTTCTAATATTCTATCAAAATATATCTTTAATTCTTCATAAGAGAAATAATCATCTTTGACAAGAGATTGTAATTCTTCTGTAGTAAGATCTTTAGAATATATAGGATCTTTTCTTAAATCAAAAGTAGAATTACAGTTTAAACCTAAATATTCGTCATTCCAGAAACTAAATATAGTATCTGTGCAGTAAACAGGACTAAATGTATCTACATATTTTTGCTATTTTCTTATAGCACTTAGATAAGTTTTTAATTTACTATCTTCTGTAACTGAAACTATCATACTAATATACTGTCAGAATTATTATTAGTTGCTGTTATTGGGATCATATTAAAGTCATCAATAAACTATTTACCACTTTTATATGAGTTAAATATTTTCTTCAAATTATCAAAATTAGAATTGAATAATTTCTTTTTAAAAGAATTTAAACTTTCTTTTCCAGTAGGATCTAACAGATTATTCTCTCTTAAGTAAGTTCTAAATTCGTTCATATGAGATTTAATTTCGGAATCTTTAAGTAAATAGTTTTGTATTTTATTGTATGTTTTAGGATACATCTATTTAATTCTATCAGAAGATTCAAATTTATCTCTATTAAATATAGGCCTTACAACTTTACCATCGCTACCAAATACTCCGGCCTATCTATCTATTCTATGTCCTAATTCATGATTAATTAGTCCAACTCTAGGTTTTTTATTCACTATCTAATTATTGCTAATAAAAATATAGTCTGGTATCGCAGGATCAAATGACCCATATGTATCAGGATCCATCGGTTTTATACCAATTTGGGTAATATCATTACTGTTTTGATACTTTCTTTTAAGCTCATCAGAATACGTTCTAACATAATTGGTTCCATATTTTCTATCAAAGTTGGCTGCTCTTCTAAAGGCATCCTCATTTTCAATCCAATTATCGTATTCTTTGTTTCTATCTTTTATAGCTTCTTCGTATAGCTTTATTCTACTTTCCTTATAAGAATCCGCATTATCTATATAACTCTAAACAGTTTTATCCATTAATTTACTGTTATAATTCTATTTAGATTTAGGAGTAATTCCTTTATATTTTTTTCTAAATTGCTTAACAGTCATAGGAACAAAAGGAATCATTGTAGCAGCAGCTAAGCCAGCTCCAGTCCAATCTCCTTCTGTAACAGCATTATATACATCTCTAGCAGATAATACATCTCCTATAGGAGTTATATTAGCAGCATCTTCTAAATCTATAACAGGTTTAAGTCCTTGTTCTTTAGGTCTACCATCTGAAGTTCTACCTAATTTGATATTAATAGCTTTAGTAAAGTCATCATCAGGATTACCTACTTCACCTCCTTCTGCATAATTATAAGCGAAAGTATTAGTTAGATCTGATATATCCTGAGTAGTAAGATCTTTCCATTGATCAGGAATTGCAGCACCTTTATCTATCATTTCCTATATATCATCAGAGCTAAGTTGCCTATTAGGATCAATATAGTAATTACCAGTATCGTCCTTTAAAGTCTAATTCTTACCTCTAAAATCCCAAGTCTGTGCATGTTTTTCATTAGCTTGGTTTATATAGTCTGAATATTGTGGATCATTACTAGGTATACTTATATTTGGAGTAGAATTTAAAATAGCTGGGTTATTGTCTCCTACTATATGACCTATACCTTCATGCCATGTGTTTCTAGGAGCTCCATAATATGAATACATACTCGGTACTGCAAACCCTTTAGTACCTTTGGCATTAATAGCTTGTAGCTGAGATTTGATATTCTGATCTGTAGGAGTGTAACCCTATGATATTAAGTTATCCCTCATAGCTTCTGTAGGATTCTTCCAAGTAGCTTTATCTATATCTGAAAGTATCTTATCTAACTTACCGTCACCTAGCTAAGAGTTATACTTAGGATTATTTACTCTTTCTTTATACCAATTAGTAGCAAATTCTTTCTAGTAAGCATTTTGATTCTACAACATTACATCATAATCCAATTTGCCTTCTACAATTGATTCTTTTCGTATATCTTTCAATGTTTTACGAGTTACTTCACCTCCATCTGCATACACGTCTATAGGACCTTCTTCTTTTGATTTAGTATATACTTTATCTCCAATAAAGTAAGCATTGTAACCTATTTTAGCATCTTCTGCTAATCCTTTCCAGAATGTAGGATGTAAAGATGCTTTTAATATTTCTCCGGTTTGAGGATTTCTAGTAGGCAAATGATAAAATCCGTCATTTTCTAAAATAGGCTAAGCTCCTGATTCATATGCTCCTCGCATATTATATTCAGTATCATCTGTATACTTAAGATTATCAGGTAAACTATTCCTCCAATCCCAATAGCCTTTACCGGGATTATTTTCCCGGTAAGACTTTAGGTTTTGCATTCTCTATTTAAATGCTTGTTTATCCATGTTAATATTTACACGTTTCTAAATATAACTCTAATAAATTAATAAGACTTTTAGGATCAGAAGAATGAGCTCTAAGAGATATCAATGGTTTTTCATCTACCCTTGCTATCTTATCGCGTAATAGCAAATGATACTTTAAACCATTTCCATCTAAATCGCAAGTATACCACCAATAACAATTATAGTTGTCATTAAGATCTTCAGGATATTTTTCCTAAAGATGTTTTATAGTTTCATTTCTGTCCATAAAGTTTTATCTTATCATTTACCGCCTTTACCTTTTTTACCACCGGATTTCTTTCCGCCTTTTCCGCATGCCATAATTTATTTCTCCTTATTTTTTATTTTTATAACTGCCTATTTTTACATATTTAAACCATGAATAGTGCTTGCGCTCTTTACAATAGTTTAAGTTTTTATCATTATTGTGAGCTTCCTCTTCAAAGCTAACGTCATGATATTTATCGCTTTGTTTATTCCATTTACAGGACAACATTATACATAGGTATTCTATACCATACCATAAGTAAAAAGGAATCCAAAGCATTTCCTACATCTGTTTTAGATGTATCTTTTCATGATTGTATTCATCCGCTGTTACAATAGCGTCATTTCTCTGAAATATAATACCAAAGAAATTCATTAATTTATAACCTTTAAACGGTATGAATTTATTCTTAATTATCTTCATATTACCTCTCTCCTACTACTTTGTTTGCTCTAGCGGTCTTTGCCTTCAATTGCTCTCTCTTGTAAGCTTCTTTATCTTTCTACTTCTGTAATTCCATTTCTTGCTTCATTTTCTGCTTTTCAAGTTCAATCTTCTTATTCTCAATTTCACGTTTCATTTCCATTTCACGCTTCTTATTATTGAACTCAAATTGTTTAGAAGCAATATCAGAATTTACCTTTTGTTGTTCAATAGCTTGCTTACCTATTTCAATTATATCAGGTACTCCCGATCCATCTTGATCCATATTCTCAGCACCTCTATAAGCATTTAATTGAGCAACAGTTATCTTAGTAGCATTATTAGAATCAATCTCATATTTCTTAAGATCCATTTCAGCTTCCTTAAGCATAAGTTCTTCTTCTTTAATTTCATTCTGAATTTGAGCCATTTGCTGTTCACGTTCTGCTTGAGCTTGTTCCATAGCTTGTTGCTGTTCCATTCTCTTTTGCTCTATTTCTTCTAATTTACTTCTAATCATAGTGACATTATCCATAGTAATAATCTCAGCTATATCAAGTAAACTAGCTCCATTTTGCATAGCAGGTTGCATTAAGTTCTTAAGAGCTTCTATCTGCTGTTGATTCTTAGTAGTATCTTCTACAAATATATCCATATCTTCATAGAAGAAATCATCTGATAAAGTTAAAAATGCTCTAGTAGCATCATCTAATACGTACTGTATACTAGTCCTGTTATCTTTCCAAGCATGTTTAGCTGTGTCTAATAACATAGTTAAACATTCTTTTTTTACCTAATTATGAACCCAAAACCAAGGTTCAGTAATATGAGCTGACTATACTACAGATCTTTCTACGTTACCTACTAATTCATTAGATGAAATAGAACCTTCTCTTTGTTTACTTACTCCGGATATTTCAGATAACATAGATTCTATCTTATCCATTAGATTAATATACTAGTCTATAGTATTAGCCATAGTAAGATCAAGCGCTGATATCTAATTGAACTGACTAGGCTTACCACCTTCTCTACCTGGAATATCCCAACCTTCTTCATAAGGATTTACAAAGTTAACTCCAAGGGCTGATAAATAATGCATCCACTTAGCTACATCTATATTCATAGACTTAGGTATCTAAGTAATGTCCATAGTAACTACTTTACCCTTATCTCTAGCCATAGCTAATTCAAGACGATACCATAGTACAATATACATATATTGTAGTGGCTTCATCATACTAACAAGACTACGTGGTCTACTATTAGTATTGTTATATATTACTCCAGTATATGGTAATCTTTGAGCATTAGGATTATCAGCAGATATATGCTAGTACTCAACAGGCTATATACCAACATATATATCTTGTCCTATTCTATATCCTTCCCATACTTCAATAATCCATTTCCATTCAACATCAAGTTCATTACCTGTTTCTTTATAGGTTTCATCTACTTGATACTCTTCTGGCATACCTGTTTCAGGATTAATTATATTGACAAAACCAATCTTCTTTAAAGATTTCCAACAGCAATGCCATACGTGTATATTATCAGCTTCTTCAAAAGGATTAGAACTAAAACCATTTATACTGTGAGTTTTAATGTGAGGATAGTCTAAAGATGTTTTTCTTACTTCTGGAGTTACACCACCTTTAGAGCGATCATCCATCATATCTAGTAACTCATTTAGTTGTTTTTCTGACATTTTATCATATAACCTATCATATACTTCAGTAAGAGACATAATCATCTCATAACAACACCATTGAGCCTCGTGTATAAACTCTAAGTCAGATGTATCTGAATCATAATCAAAGTATATTGGATTAATACGCTGCAAACACGGTTCTCCATTTACTATACCAACGTAGTATATTTCTTCTCCACCTATTAAAGCATCTTTCCACCCTTTAAAGAACTCATGAGTAATATTTAATTTATTCTTTAAGTAATTAAGACTATGATATGCGGTTATTTCAGCAATATCCTTATAGTCTTTACTGAGATACTTTTGTATCTATTCTGGAGTCATTATTTCTCCAGACTGTAATGCTTCTTGATATCTAGCTTGTTCTTCAGGACCTAGTTTACTCATAATTGTTGCTTGAATATAGTCAATAATCATTTGTTTAGCTTTGTCCTATATTTCACTAGTAGCTATATCACTAGTATGTACTACTCTGAAGTTAAATGGTCTTTTAGTTTCTTCTCCTAAAAGTAAATCAATCTTTGGCTTTATTATATTATAGTCTTGAGCCATAGCTGGAAATCCATCCTATTGTTTGAATGGATTAGTAACATACTTAAGATCTTTTTCACTATATATACTATTGTATAGATCATAGTAAGTCTACATTTCCTCTTTACGGCTTCTATTGTTACCATCTCTAGAACTACCTTGACTATGCCCAGCTATGTAATCTACACAGGCTTCTTTCCAGTCTTGAGTCTTTTTAGACATAGGTAGTCTCTATAAGGGAAATTGATTAATATTTCTCATAATTAAAACATATATGCTTCTATATTATCAGCCATTTCGTCGTCACGAAACCACTGTTGAGTGAATATAGGGCCATCAAATAGTACCCTATTTCTATTCTCTTTTTTTACTTCTTTTACTTTAACATTATAGAGCTATTCTCTATATATCATTACCTGTGTCAACGCCATTACTCTATCCACGTTGACTACATCATTAGCAGCTATAAGCTCTTCTAATAGCGGTTCTGACATTATGTTGTATAGATTTTTTTTACCATCAGCGTTAATATCATTAAGCCAATCTTTTATAAGACCCCAACCCCATTGCTTAATCTACTTATTCATATGGCAACCCTTTTTTCTATTTACTTTAGAGTTGCTAACAATATCATTAATAATGTCAGGCTAATCAGCTAATAAGTAATCACAATGCTTATTAGTAAAGTAAACAAATATTCCTTTGTTCTGATTTTCATACATTGCTCTAGCATTGTAATATAATAATAATTTTCTTACATTTTCATAGAATTCTTCTGCTGATTTAGGTCTACCTGTATATTCAGCTACTATAATATCTGAATATTGCTCTATGGACTAAATACGTTTATATATGAAACAAGAACCTAAAGATGTAGTACTCGATTCGTCATAGTCATATGAGTCAATACCCGCTATATAAAGTCCAGGACTAGCATCTTTATTAGGATGCTCCCATATTACTATAGATCCAGTAGGGTCATCGCCTATAAGTGCTCCTGTAGTTTCATCTCTTTTAGTTCTTAAAGGGTAATGAGTTATATCACCATTCTTTTTAATTACCCATTTAATAGTACCATCTGGTTGCTATATTAAGTCTCCTACTTGTTTATGGTTCTATAATTTCTTATTAGTTCTAAGTAATGATAACTATTCCTGCAATTCTTTTTTGGGGAATATATTACCATTAAATTCTAGCATAGCCTCAGCTGGAGTAACAGGACGTTCTGCAACATAGCGGTCTACTGCTGCATTACTAGTAGCATTAGATATTACTATCTATCTTTCGGCTAATATATGTTCTAAAGACTTTTTTCTAAACGTATTACCATCCTCATCCATGTATATACGTTTACCTTCTTTATCACGTATATCAAGGTTAGTATATTGAGGTACAAAGAATCCACATTTATTAGTAGTAGCTGTTTCATCCCATATGTTATCAAATCCTAAACAGTTATAACCATCGGGATTATAGAACATATCCTTCATAGTTTCAAACGCAGAACCTTCGTCACCACCTGTTCCCCATACGATCATAGTACCGAATGCTATACCATCCACTTCTACTGACGGTCTTGCAATCTACCATGCAGCCCCTAATTCTGAGAAAGAACCTCCCTCTTCAAACAAAATAAGATTAGCTTTCTTACCACGAACTACATCAGGATTATCCTTTAGAGTAACACCAATAATCTCTGATTTATAACCCATTTCTATTACATTTCCATAGTCATCCTTAGTATAGAATCCAGCACGTCTACGCATCTAAGTATTAACAGATCTCTTCTTACCCCAAGCTGTATTTTTATCTATAAAGTCCATATAATCCCATGCTTTAGTAAGAATACCATCATCAGTCAAATACTACTTATTTGATGCATATATAAATGTTTTACTATTAGGAATTAAGTAATAGTTTCGGCAAGCCATAGCTCCCCCTTTATAAGAGAATCCCTTTCTACGTGACTTTAATAAGCACAGATGTTTACCTACTTCTTCTGCTTCTTGAACTGCATTAAAGTAGTAATAGTCATAATCCCAGAAATCAGGAAAGCTAACTTCATTTACACGTTTTACCACTGTATTACCTAACTTATCAGTAGTAATATGGTTAACTATTCTAGATATAGGACAATAGTTTAAATAAAAATAGTTATATCCACTGATAAAGTCTCCATCATCAGCAGTATAACCATTAATACACCTATCTCTTTCTTCATCCCAGAATTTATAAAATTCTGTAGTTCCTTCTGGATACGTACAGTATTGTCCTGTCTTTATAAACTATAAAGCAGGGCCTCTAAATTTATTGGATGACTTAATCTTCTTATTGAAGTCTACCATTCTTGTTCTTACTATTTGATGAGATTATTTAAAGCTTCTTTTATAGTTTTCCTGTTTTGTTTCTCTAATTCTCCCAACGCCATATTCCACATTTCCAGATTAATTGAATACTCATCAAGTTCGTCCTGCATAAAAAAAGTTACATTCTTACCTCTAAGTTTATCCATATTAGTACGCTTTATATTTAAAAGGGGCGCGTTTCACAACGAACCCCTTCCCAACTTATTGATTTTTAAATATTAAAAATATGATGTTGCGGACCCACGACTCGAACGGGAACTTATGATTATGAGTCATACGAGATGCCTTTTCTCCAATCCGCAGTACACAGGCTTATACGTGACACCTGTCTAACACGCTGGCTTACGATCCAGTCCTTCATTAGCTGTATTTACTATTGATCAGATAGTAAGTGACTTAGGAAGTTACGTTGCTCCTCAAAAGCTTCAATATTTTAAGTAGTTTACCAGTACGGATCGCACTTCTGCGCCCAAATCCTTTAGTATTTAATGTGCAGTTTGAATATACTACATTACAGTTTTTCCGATAAACTACTTATAAGGACTAGTATTTTTAAGCAGTCTGCTTGCAGTCAGACTGCATTAATTCTTTCTTCCAAATATAGCCTTTACATGTTTTAGCTCTACCATTACAAGCTCTTTGTATTGATTTATAATTAGTATTCACAGATTTTGCAGCATTGTACATTCCCATGTGAGTGGCAACTAATATATTATCCAGTGTGTACTGATAAACTAGATACTTAGTAGATGATATTCTTAATTTTTCCTTCTGTTCTTCTGACATTTTTTTACCTTTATTGGGGCTTACCATTCCTTTAATCCAATTAGAATTTCCGAAATAAACTTTACCATTTCTATGTCTTTCAACTAGAGTAGCTTTGTTCTTTTCATATTCTTCTAACCATTCAGGAATTTTAGACTTTTTGTCTTCTAGTTCTTCTTTAGTAGAAGCTGCAATAAAATTATTACAGAAAGGATGAATATAGGTATTGTTACATAACCTACCAATATTAGAACGACTTAATTTGGTAATAGAAGCCGCATCTTTTATTGTCCATGCATATATGTAATACTTTTCTACAAAATTGTATAGATAAACTCGTTTACCAAAAACTCCTGATGCAACAAGTTTTTTAGAATTTTCAGAAACTTTCCTCTTCTGTTCTTCTGTCATTTTAAGACCTAAAACTCCAAAATCACCACCTTTAGTGCAGTTATATCCATCTGTATAGGCATTGTATTCTTCTATGTATTTTATTTCTAATTGATCTAATTGTTTAATTAGATCTGTATTAGTCATATCTGCATCTGGAATAAATGATTCTAATATATCTATTGTGAAGTTATGAAAACCGTATTTGTTTATTGCTCTATAAATAGGTAAGTCTAATTTACCATTTTTAGCATTTCTCATATGGTCTTTTATTCTTGATCTAATTTTAACACTTTGGCCAATGTAACATTTGCCATTTAAGTTATTTTTGATAATGTATATACCGGCTAATTTTGGGTCTATATTTCTATATGTCATATCTGCAAGTTTATATGAATATTGGTTGGGGAGGTAGGAATCGAACCCACTCATACAGAGGTTTAGAATCTCCAGCACTACCGTTATGCAACTCCCCAGTGCACGTAGATATATTTTAATTGCCTCTACGTATGGCAAATGTATTTAGAACCAACTAAATAGTCTTTTATACCAAGGTTTCTTAGCTACTACTTTACATAATACAGTATCTACTTCTTTAATCTGTTCCCAGAAATCTACTGCGTCTTTAGTAAGATCAAGAGTAATAATCAATTTTGTTCTCATAATTTATTCAATTTACTGTTAAAACGTATTGTTTAATTTAGGTTATAAATTAATGTATTATCTTACCAACTCATAAGGATTAACCTTAGCATCACCTTTAACTTTACCCATAGCTACTTCTTCAGACTTAACCATATTCTCTAAAGTATCAATGCTTTTAAGCACATTGCCTACTGATGTCATACCAGCTAATAAGTCTTTAATTTTCTTTTCATCTAAAGTATCGTCAAGGGATTCCTTATAATACTTACTAATACTGTCTAACTTAAGCCTCATATTATCAAGCATCTCTAACGTACGAGTATAGCAGAATGCCTTATAGTCGTTCTCACAGCTAGTTTCTTCAGCAGTAAGTTGGTAGTTTTCATCACCAAATATTTCCTTTTTCAATTTGGATTCCCTAGTATCAGCTTCCATACTTTGAACATAAGGGCTATTCCATTTATTCATAAGTACAATATAACTGATTACTTTTGTAGCATGTTCTTTATCTGGCTTATCAGTATCCCATACTCTTTTAAAGCATGGAATACCTAAAGCATCTGGATGTATAATAATCTTGCCACCCTGAATATCAAACAGTCTCATTATCTATTAATTTAGTTTTAAGATGTTTAATAAAACAGTCTATTTCATTGCACATTACAGATAGTTTCTGTATAAACTCAGTCACACTATCATCACTTGACTTATGAAGTCGTACTTTTCCGTGGCAATCTGCTATTTCTATAAATGAATCTCTATCCAATCCTTCTGCAAATTCAGTTTCACCATCAAAACATACTATACTACCAGTTGAACGTGAATCTTCAGGGTTAAGCCAAGTGCGATGGTTATAGAACGTTTTACTCATTATCTATCTGTTTTATTTCCTCAAACCATCTTTGAATATCATCCTTAGCAACTGCATCACTTACTACAATAATCTTAGTTCTAGTATTCTTACCATAGTAAACTACGACTAATACTAGATCACCTTCGTAGTAGTCTACTACTTCAGTACTAGTAATAGCTTGACCAGGTGCAGTAGCAAAGTAAGCGGCTCTAGTTTCTATACCGCTAGGTACTTCTCCTAAGGAGTTTGTGTCAGTATTATATAACTGACACTCTCCGTATTTACCTATTAATAATTTATCCATATTTTAGTAATTATCCGAGCATTCACAAACTGGTTCACAACTATCACATATTTTTTCCCCACTATTTCTGTTTCTCTCTTTTTCAAGAAACTCCTTCTTACGTTCGTAATAATTGCTCAAATCATTATTATTAATAATAATGATTTCTCCTTTTCCTCCGCTTCCAATATGATACATGAGTAAAACAACATCACCTTTTTTTACTTCATATTCTTCACCTTCTCTTACAATAATGCCGTCTTCTTCAATAAACCATATACGATCTATATCATAGCTATGACCTATATGATCTACGTCTAATTTATCAGTATCTAGTTTTACTAGAGTATTTCCTTTAGAAATAATATATTTATTCATAATGTCTAATTTTTAATCAATTCTATAACCTAAATAGTATTCTTTACTCAGTCTATATAATATACTTTCAGCCAACTACTTTGGTATATTAGGATTTACATAATCAGGATTAGTCTTGTACTTTTGTAGTATCTTCTAAAACTACGCTATCTCCTTTTCTAGACTCTGAGTTGTTATATTGCTGCGTATATTTTTCATATAATTTATCACATAAGTAGTCTATCTGATCTGCTCTATCAAGTGTAGCTCCTTTGTTAGTATTATCTATAATCATATCTGTTACTGCATCTAACATATCTCCACTAAACTGATCATACATAAGTTCTCCAGATAGTATCAATTCTTCTACTTTATTAAATAGCTTCTTCATTTTCTTTGGTAATATAGAACTGTCAGTATTACTTTTTTCTATATTCCACATTGCTATACTTTCTTCCTTTGTCATTGTTTATTAAATTTAATTACGCTGCTACTAATGCAACTTGCTGCCCAGCCAAGTAAATAAGCATAGCACTCATTTCTACTGAAAACATCTGCTGATAACCCAAGGCTATCGAATATATAATCTGTAACATGTGTTGCTTCATGTGGTATAGTATTTGATAATTCTTTATCATCTAACCCAAGTATAACTACTAATACACCAGCTTTTCCAGTATTTTTATGTATTACAGGTATTGTTACAGCATTGATAGTACCAGATTCATATTCTTCTATTAAGTTACTATAAGTAGTAGGGTTTTCTTTATTGAAATCAGTTATATCACAGAATATAAATGCCTCATCCAGATCTTCAATACGGTTAGTAACCCAAAGTAATCTAGGATAAATTACAGGATCATATTTATTAATCTTTCTTTTCATACTGTTTCTTTAACTTAATTTTACCTAAATATGTGAATCTGATAGCTTTGTCTTCCATATTTGTTATAGCTTCATTAGCAAATCTAAATGGGCTGTTACATATAACTTCTATAACATGGTAAGGTAAATTATACTTATTGCTTAACTTAGTATATATACTTGGTTGATTTTTCATTAAAGCTTATTTTCCTATAATACTTACATTCGTCTAAAGTAATAGAGCCACTTATAGTATTTGGTCTAATTACATTAATAATATCAGCTATATCTAACCAATTATTAGAATATCTTAAACTACCTGTTATAACAGCTAATTTATTTGATTCTAGTTTACTATACTTACGTATAGGCTCATATATAGCAGTATTACTATCAAAGTTACCATTAACACTTAAAAGCTCTGTCTTCTGGGTAATAAGAGTAAATTTATTATAAGGTAGGTCTCTTTTTAAGAAATTATACCAAATTTTCTTAAGTAAGCTATAATCCTTCCAAACTATAATAGATCCAGGCTCAAGCATTGTTGATTGTATTTTCATCTTTATTCAATCTTAAAATTATAGTTATCTGTACTCTATCACCGATTACTTCTGGTATTAAAGCCTTATTGACTACTACTTCATCTTCAATTTTACCTTTCACAAGTATACCAGAATTTTTAAATTTAGTAATGTATCTACTCAAGTTATCTGGAGTAATACCTAACGTTTTTCTAATATACTTCCTATTTTCAGTACTAATTACATTCTTACTGATATTAGGGAGCTTCGGAGTATTTATATCTATTTGTATAAATGTAGATAATAATTCTAACTCCCTATCAGTAAGCTTAAGTATACCATTAAGGCTTCTTAGAAATTCATTGTATAAATCGGTTTTAGAGACTCCCTTAACCAATTTATTCATTTTCTAATCTAGCTTTAACGTTATCTGCGAATTTAATCAAATTATAAAGTACAGTCTCAGCCTCTACCTTAACACAAGGTTGCATTTCTCCTTTTTCAAACTTATCTTGTGTGTCCTTAAGATTCTGTTTATACTCTTCAATCTTCTCATTTAAGAAGTTAATAGTTTCTTCGATTTCTTTAGAAGAAGATACCTTGACCATAATTTCTTTTTCAACTAATTCGTCTGCTGTTATAGGATCTAACATAGCCGATCTGAACTTATCACCACTTGTAATATCAAGAGTATACGCATCAAGTTCTTCATCGTATGTAAGAATATCCCCTTTCTTAAAGAATCCGTCTTCTTTTACTACTTTTAAATTTTTCATCTTTCTAACTTTTTACAGGCCCACAATACAAATACACCTATTAATATTGCTAATAACCATTGTTTTTCTTCCATATCACTAAAACGGTTATGTTAAAAAATTGTTAATACTTTTTAACATTTGTTAACATTTAAAGTATATATAAAGAAAAACCCCAGCCGAAGCCAGGGTTTATTCACAATGATATGTATAAATATTTATTATCTACAAATTGCTATTACGTCATAGGTTTTGACTAATTGACTATTCTTGAACAAATCGAAGTCTTTAGCAAATTTCTTATTATATACTACTTTATCTCCGATAGTCAACTCTTCCTCTTTGTATGAGGAAGGTAAAGCTAAAACAATACCAGTAGCCCATTCAGATTCTACTTCCTTTGTTTCTGTCTTTGTTTCGTACTTGTTATATCCTTCTTCATCCTTCTCTCCTGTAGGAATTTGCTCTGTAATTTCCTTAGTAACCATAATAGGATCTAAAGGCTTCACCAACGCATCCTTTAAGAAGGTATAATTAAGTTTCTCTAAAACTGTTTCTAATACTTTATCTTCGTTCATATTCTTTAACTTAGTTTAATACTATAACGTAAAGTATAGTCATAGGTTCTTATTTTATTGCTTTATTTTAAGTATATTACCGCCATTAGAAGTACAGTAAGTAACTGCTTTAACTGGGCAAGTTAATTGACTTTGAAAGTAACAACCATCACATTTACCTCCTTTGGATGATTCTACTATAAACTGTTTACCATTTATATCTATAGGCAGTTTATTCTTTATTATTCTTGCCAATTCTGGATCATTTATTGTCATTTACTTTTCCCTTTCCATGCTTATCTAAGTAAAGCATAGCTATTGCATTCCAAGCTACAGCAGCCAAATGATTTACTTTAGTTTCTTCATCAATCTTATTTCCCTTCTCATACTCAAGTAAGTGTCTTAACATAGCCGCTTTATAACGCTGATAACCATTTTCTAAGCCTTGCCAGTTATTATCTCCATACTTAATAGAACCAGCTGTATAAAGCTTTACTATGTCTTCAATCTCTTCTAAAGGTAGTAAATCCCATCTTAGTTTACCATCTTGGAAATCATTCTTCTTCCCGCTCTTCTCGCTTCCCATAAATATATTCAAAATAATCAACTATGAATTGAGCTGTCTCTTTATCCTCTCCGTCTTCTATATAAGAGTTTATCACCTTTTCTCTTATGTCATTGGTATAAAAGAGAATTAAATTATCAAAGTCTTCAGTACTACCAAATTTTAGGAACTTGCTGTAAATATTCTTCAGACCCTTGTTTGAAGGGTAATATTCTACTGCTTTTATTTCTGCCATAGTATAATCTTTTTAAGTATATAACCTTGAGTACAGTAATTAGTAACTCTAGGAGGACAACTATTATGATATAAACTACAACCTTCACACATGCCTTTATGCAACTCAGGTACTAACTGATAAGGTTTATTACCATGATATATTATCTTTCCAGAGTAGGCTTTATCAACTTTAATTTCTTTATTCATATGTATTATCTTAAGTAAAGTAGTATAAATAATTTATATAGAGTAAGAGTAGTTATATATGGCTTACTTATGATATAGAACTTATTAGTCTGTATTAGTAGCTTAACCCCTCTTACTCCCCTATAAACGTCTAATATGCTATTTATGTTACCTTTTCTTTAACATTTATTAAGATTATTTATGATTATTTAACGCCATTAAGTTAATTATTTTTAACATTTGTTAACAATTCCTTTAGTTCATTAGCTAGCTTTTGTGCATCTGGATGAGCATTTTTGCTTGTCCGTAATGATAAGAAATGTTCCCAATCACTTTCAAAACCTGTCATTACTAGTTCTGTTTTAGTAGCATTAGGTAGTACTACTCTTGCTTCTTGAGGTTTATAACCCATATCAAGCAATGATTTATAATAGTCTTCGCATTTCTGTAATATTTCGCAGAAATATCTTTCTCCAGATTCTATAATAGAACTGTTATAATTCCACCAAGAAGGCATAATAAAGGTAATTTCATTATTAAATTTATCTTTAGAGTAGTTACAATATCTTTGAGACTCCTGTGCAAAGCTAAATACTCTATGTCTTACAAACTCATGACTTACTCCTCTATCACATATAAACTTAACTGTAATACGCTTCTCATGATGCTCTGTAGGATCTACTTGGTACTGTAAATCATCTAACCTATTATTCTCTACTATTACTCGTAGATTAGTTGTCACATAGATTGAATTTCCATGTTTACGAACTCTAGTATATTTCTTGCGATTACCATCTGACCAATATAGTCTAGCTGGTGGAAGATGTCCGTCTTCTGTTTTATCTATCTTTAAATAAATAGTACCATGCTCCAACATAGCCCCATGACCAAGCTTAATCATACGATCTACAAACTCTTTGGCACTATTCTCTGTTGTCTTATCTTCAGACTTATAACAAGTTCTACCTGCTAATTCTATCATCTTATAAGGATCTTTTTCCTCAATTATCTGTACACTAGATTCTATTAGTTTCATATTAGTTAAATTTTATCTTCTATTATTTCTACTGGTATCATATATACGTGCCCTTCATACTCTGGCAGACCTTGTTGTACCACGTAATACTGTTCATCTACTTTTACTATTTCAGACCATCCATCATCTGTAGGTCCTATGTAAGCAGATCTCTTATATAACTCTATAGACTTACTAAAAGGAATAGTATTACCTATTATTTTATACTCAACGTTCATACTGTTATAACGCATTGATTAATAATAATTACAAAAATTTAACAAATTTTATAAAAAATTTAGAGGTATAAATGCCCGTGTGTGGACTACCATAAAACAAATCCCCCACCCCTGTTAGAAATCGGGAAGTCCCCGGTAGGGTTTGATGAGTTTACTTATGAAAATGCAACAGAAAGCAAATCAACTACTACTGCCAATCATTGCATTATTAACTAAATCTTACTTATTATGTTATCTGATTGTTTGTTTACTCCATCTGATGCAGATGAAGACTATGCTGATGCATGGTTCAATTGGGATTAATATAAGGGCTGTAATAGCCCTTATTTGTTTGATTACTAACTAAAACTTTATAAATATGCTTAACAAAATCAAATTGTATATAGGCTATTGGCTTATTATGTTGTCTTTCTATAGATATAGGAAGGTATTTGTATGGGATTGGTTTACTCTTAAAGCGACATTCGGAGTAATCTCACATCCTGATGATTATGACAGTGCTACTGTTGCAGAAAGCTATACAGTGTTTGCACACACTAATACGGAATTACGTAGGAAAGTAGAACTATTTAAACGCTACGGATTGTGAATGCATGCAACTACATAGTACACAGTACTCAGTATTAACACAAAGGCTGCGCACAGGAAGCAAATCAGGCACAGCTGCCAGCCATTGGGGGAAGCGAGAAGGAATTCATAGTGTTTGCCATTGTTTAGGTGGGTGTGTGATAATATACCACTCACCCACATTCTTCCACTTCTCCCATTTTCAATGTATTACCTCATCAAGTAATATATAGCTATAATTTACAAATCACCAAAAACCTAAGCACTGTACAGGTTAAGTGCATCATGTCATGGCACGTTATAAATTAATCGAACCGTTAATCAAAACAGTTGAACAAGGTAAGCAGAATGCAGGCACTAAGTATTTAGTAGCTAAACTTCAAAATACCTTGTGTCCATGGGAAGACATGCAAACATTTACTTGTTTCATTCAGCCCATTGTGAACATACTTACTCCATTGTTGTCAATTCAACATGGAGGAACAGCACAAGCAGACCAACCAATTCCTGAAGAATTACAATATGTAACAGGATGTTGGATTGACTGGTGTCCACCACAGAAGTTCTACAAACAACATCTGTCAGACCATCCAGCTCAACCTGCAACAGCAAATCGACCAGCAAGAGAAGCAATCAAAGCTGGTTCGCTCGTATCGAAAGGTGGAAAACCTATTCTTTACACTACACTACGAATATTCTGTCAATATTATATTGACGAATTCGGAGAAAAACAATGGATACGTGGAGGTTCTCCTGAAGAAGTAGGACAAAGAGCATTCGGTGCTTATTGTGTACCAGCTGAAGAAGATAAAGCTCCTCAGCATGTACCAACTACTCCAGAACCTGAAATAATTGGAGGACAAGTAGTACAACCAGCTCCAGCTCCTACAGCACAAGGTCAACAACCAACCTTCACACAAGCACCACAAGGAGGTCAACCATTACCTTATTAACACAGAGACCGACAACGTGTTACCGCTGACAGACCGGGAATAAGAATAGTCTGTCAATTTAAAAAACTCAATAACTTCGGAGTAGCGTAAGCTACGGAGTTGTGTAACAATCCCAAGACATTGAGGGCACCAGTTTCTTTATTATAAAATGTAAGCAAACTATTCCAACTAGAATGTGAGTTGCGACTTATAAAGTTTTAGGTGTAAAATGCAAAAAATTCATTCGCAAAGTAATTATTCTATGAAATGCAAATTATCTTCATATGTTGTGAAACATAGCTTAACCACGTTAAAGTATAATAATATAAGTTAGGTATGCCCTTATAAAGACTTAGGTAGCGCTAAGGACTATATTATTATACTTCTTTTCTTAATGCAGCCGAGTGCCGGTGACAAGCCCGACAGAATGCAGAGTCAAGAAAAACATAATCCTATTTACTATGCACAAGTAAAGACCGATTATGAATCCACGTGGTAAGGGCACAGTTAGGTTCGCTGTGAGTGCACCCTTTGTAGCAACTAACTAAAGCAAGTATAGATGGGAATAAGCTATACCTCGATAGGCTTAATGAGGTTCTTGACAGTCTGATACTAACTGAACAATAAGTATCTCTCTTAGTTATTTGCGCTTCACAGGCAAATGTAATATATTACGGTCAGATGTAATATTCTAAGTGTTAATAGAGTAAGAGAAAATGAGGTCTTATATCAGACAGCTCTTAGCATAGCTTGTAGCCGCATAACGCAACATCGGCACATTAATGCGCTTACTCTATTATTTTTATTGCATTAACTAACAAATAAATCAATTATATGGAAACAAAAATAGTTTGTATTTATATTCTTTTAGGTATACTATTTGATATTGCATGTTTAATCTATCTTTATAATAAATATATAGAGATAACCTTAAAAGATATATTAATATGTATATTTATTATAATTATCTGGCCAATTTTTGCATTTTGTATATTAATAGACTATGCTGAAAATATTACAGTATTAAAAAAGAAATAATATCAAATTATGAAGAAAATAAGTTGTATTCAGAATTATGTAATAGATAAGCTCATTGAAGATAGAAAATTATCTACAGCTAGTCTATTAGATGCAATATCTAAAGTATGTTCAACAGAACAATTTGATAATGTACTATCTATTCTTATCGAAATGCCTTTTCCTTGTATAAATAAGGAAAACTCAGAAGATAAAGAATGTTTAGTAAAAATGAACATGTTTGTACCTGAAGAAGTCAGTAGTGAAACTAGAATGCAAATAATAAAAATACTAAAAGAACAATTTAACACTATTAGTATTAGGCTTAAAGAAGCCAAAGATTATGTAGATAGCTGCATAGGAGAATATAATATGTTCCCTAAAGTTATTACAAAAGAAGAAGTAAATGAAATTATTAAAAAACTAAAACCTTATAATGTTGGCATAAATATAATAAAGTTAATGCAGTAGAAATACTGCACCTATACTGTGAGAATCAGTATCAACTTTGTGGGGCTTATATCTTAGGAGCGCATATAAATAAACCTATATCTCAATAGAAGGAATAATAGTTGCAAATAGTATTCTGGAAATTCTTTTATAGTTAGGTTTATACCTAAGTATTAGTGCAGAGAAATCAAAGACATGTACCATATAGGAAGAAAAAGCTAGTGTACAAAGTAAAATCCAGGGACGTGGCTGTCCTATAACATTTTTCAGTAAGCCAGAGAGTATGTTCAAAGGATAATCATACTCTCCTCTTTAAGGTGAGAATCCTTGACAAGCATGTGGGGCTTATATCTATTCATACAGAGCAAGTACGTACGGGAAAGCTTAAAATACTCATCTGTAAAATAGTATTGGTGCAGACTTTAAAATCATGCAGTATAACAACCTTCCATATACTAATGCAATAGTGAACTTCTGAATCATGTTATACTTATTAGTCCTAAGCGTAGGATAGTCCTCAACTTATTATGTTCCGTTAGCTTAATATGGATTTGTAGAATACTAAGAGTAGTATTGCTAGTATATTTATATGTGAATATAGGTATACTAGTTGCACTCATAAGGCAGCCTTCACGTGGCGAGTGTGTTAAGTAATAGGTTAAATAAATCTTCCAGTTTGTACCTATGAAAACTAATGCCTTACTTTTTATTAACAATTTAATCAATAAATTATGATAGAAACAATAGCAACACTAATTACTGTATTTTGTGGTATATTCTCAATGATAATAACAGCTTGTACTATACGAGCACCGTACTCAAAAACAGTAGCCAACGTACTTAAAACATTACTTATAATAAGCATTATTAGCGGAGTAACAGCATTCATCTCAATAATAATAAGATTGTTAATAATTCATTAACTAAATGCTCAGATGGCGAAATTGGTAGACGCTTCAGACTTAAACTCTGATGATTATTACAATCGTGCGGGTTCGATTCCCGCTCTGAGTACATTCATTAACTTAAAAACAATAATTATGAGAGCAAAGAAATCAATTCGAGCATGGGTAGCAAGAGAAAAAAATGGAGCGTTATTTTTGTTCTGTGAAAAACCAAAAAAGCGTAAATCTTACTGGATAAATTTAAATACGTTCAATAGTCTAGTACTCCCAAAAGAAGCTTTCCCTAATGTAAAATGGGAAGATAACGAACCTACTAGAGTATATATCAGAATAGCATAGTATGACAATCAGAAGAAGTTATTCAAATAGTATACTCACAAGTATCAGTGAATTTTTAATTGCATTAATTATAATATTAATAGCAACAGTATCAATAAGTAAATATTGTGCAGACTATGATTATTATAATTATGTAGAACTTAAAGCACAATATAAAAACTATATTGTAACTAATAAGTACGTACGGAACTCAGACACTTATGTGTTAGAACTCATGAATCCTTTTAGTAAAAAGACTAAAGAGGTATACGTTAGAGATTATCTATATTATAATACTTACTTTGTAGGAGATACCATAAAATGAGAAAAGTTAGAGTATATTATAAAGGTAGATATTATTATTTAGGCAAAGCTAAGAACTTAGAAGAAGAACTCAATTTAAAAAGAGATTTTCTAAGACAAGTAGTTAATATACCTGAAGAAGATATAGAATTATTTCGCAGAAACTTTACAATTACAAACAAAACCGTAAAATTCATAAGAAATGTTTGAACAAGTAACAGATTACAAAAGTGCTTGTAAAGTATTAGGTATTAAACCTATTGACAAGCGTAGGAAATTAGATGAGCATGTCATACTGTATATCATGCTGAGTACTATCACTGAAGCAATTAACTTTATTGCTAACGGTAATAAACCATGGATACCAAAGTATAAACAAAATAAACCTATCAGAACATGGCACAGTTGGTGGCATATTGATTGGGACAAGATTAAAGATGGTTCTGCTGCGGGTTTATTCTTTCTGGATTCTTACTATGGCCTTGGTGATGCGTATGCTGTTGTCGGTACTCATCTACGATTCATTAGTAGAGATGCCGCAGAATATGCAGCTAAAACCTTTAAACCATTATATATGAAACATATATTTGGTATAGATTAAGTTCTCATATTTATTAACTATTAAACATTTATCAAAAAATGGAAAATGAATTACAAGATTCTCCAAGAGGAAGAGGCTCAGCAATAGCCTGGAGTTTAGCAACAATCCTAATTCTATTAGGAATGTTAGTTGCTAGCGCACTAACCTTTATCTGTCACGATAAGGTTGACAATCTCATCAATCCTGAAAAGGATAATGTAGAACAAGTTTGTGTTGACACAATTTATACTGAAGCTGTACCTACAATACAGGAAGTTCTTCAGTTTCGAGAAGACACAAAACGTTACATGCACATAGACAGTGTATTTCTTACAATGCCAGACGTTGTTTTAATAGATATACTAAGGCAACATGGAACGTCATTGTCTAACAGTGACATTGTGACTATATATGAATCGAACAGAAGTACTTATAACAAGGTAATGAGCGGAGCTAGAAGTCAACACTATAAAGACTCATTAGATAAATTGTCTAACACTTATGACAATACTAAAGATACTACTTTCGTAAAGAGAGAATAAAGTAATAAACCTCGCTTTGTGATTTTAGTTATAATTCCTTTTATTTTTAAGTTAAAAGTATACTCAGTCTGTGAAGATAGAGTATACGTCCTCAGAAGATGACAAACCTGTGGGGCGTAAGTAAATGCATATCGTATATTATTCCCTTGAATACGGCAATAGCGGGTAATATCCGAGATACTCGTATTTGTGTTTATAATCGTGCAGACGTTAAAATCAGGTACTCCAATAAGGAAAGTTTGACAGCAATCCTGCTTATGAGTTAAAACTATAGAGAGAGTCATAGAAACAAAGTGTTGTTATCTTATTATTAACAAATGTGATTAGAATAGATACTATTTATTCTAAGAAAGAACGAACATAAGCTATGTTTTTAATTTCTAGTTGATACTAACTTAAAACAAAATCCAGAGTATCCTGGTCGTCGTCAATAATATTAACAATTTAAAACATTAAGTAATATGAAAAAGAAATTAACAAAGGAGGGAACTAATGCCTCGTATTAAAGTAGAAGAAGGTCGTAAACTCACTGAAATAAAATTCGGTACAGACCACTATCTTGCAAACTTACTTGCGTGTACTAAGATATTAGGTATACCTTTAAGTAAAGCAAGAACTTTATGTAAATCTCATCCAGATATGAATATTAAGGTAGATCCACCACTACCTATTATCAGTAAATTACCTACTGATGCTATTCATGCTGAATTAGATGAATATACAATAACAGTTAAAATAACTATTAATTAACTATCAAAGTAAAATGAAAGCAATTATTATTACCTTCCATGGAGAAGCTCCTGAGAAGAATTATGATGAAATTATCAGAAAAATGGCAGAATTAGTTTTTAACAATACTAGTACAAAGATTGAAGATATATCTGCTGCTATATTAGACGATAAAGAAGTATCTGAAGCTTTACTACAAAAAATAGTAATGACTCCTACGACAAATACTGATAAAGCTTCTCTAACACCCAATGTAAAAATTGTAAGTGAACTTTGTAGTAATATCATTAATGAAATTGGCACACCATCATTAATGAATGAAGAAGTATTTCGTAAGGATTTATTAAAATATCTTCTTAATGAAGAAGATAAAATTACAACTAAAGCATTACGTATCATTATCAATACTCCAGAAAATACAAACAGTAAAGTAAAGCTAATATTACATGATTACGGTTTGTCAAAACTTCCAGAAATACTAAGAGAACTTAATTCTATTCTTAAACTATACTAATATGGCAAGAACAGAAAAAGATTACGAAAGGCAACAAAAAGACTTCAAAAAGAAGCCTAAGCATAAGAAAATGGAGCCTTACAATCGTAAAAAGTCATGGAAATAGGAGAAGTGATTAAAAAAGAATGGTTAAATACTTTTGAAAACATAGCATATAAACGCTATAATGAGTTAATGACCATATCTAATGAATGTCCTACACTTGATAATAAAATCAACTGTAGTGAATGTACTCATGAGTGTAAACTCAGAATGCAACCTGAACAGTCCAAGGAGGATATTCCGCCAGAGTATCCGCCCGCTGTTATATATTACTAATTTAAATTGTTAGTATGGTGGATTTCAGTCAACCTAGAACTATTTATAACCAAAACCCTAATGGAAGTTTAGTAGTGCTAAACTGCTATTCAAGAGTACAATGGACTATACAACGGTCAACCAAGCATAATGCTTAGGTCAGAAGAAGGATATGGGTTACTTGCGAATAAGATATACGAATAAGCAAGATAGTTCTTTTTTAATCTTAAAATTATCAAAAATGAGTAAGACTAAAAGAATAAAAGTCCTAGAGGAATTTATTAGACTAGAGAAACTAGAGAAGAATTCTAGACAGGACTACATAGAAGTATGTGAAGAAGCTGCTAATAAACTCAAAAATGAGTTGAAAGCAGAAGAAAAACGTGTTAGTAGATATCTTATATTGATATCACAGAATACTAACAAGCGTAAAGAATCATACGGTAATCGTAAGCTTATAAAAGCAGGTGAGAGAGAAAGTTATCGCCAACGCAAAATTAGGCTGAACAAAGAACGTAGAGAATCTTTACACAATGGGTAGGTCAACCAATCCCTTAGTTAAAATAAATGCTACAGAGAATATTCAAGAAAGAATTAGAGCTGTAGCTTACTTTGGGAAGCTCACAACTGAAGCAGCAATGTATTGGTGTGAGAAACAGAAATATAGGCCGATAGAAGTTTATCCTATAAATATCACTGTAGCAGTATATGAAGCTAGAGAAAGATATTTTAAAAAATGTAATTTCATAGAAATTATTTCGTGATTAATAACTATAGTATCAAACATTTAAAAATTTATCAAAATGGCAGAAGAAAACAAATTGAACATCTTTGATGTAAACAACGAGAGTGATGACATTCAAGAGTCTATCTCTAACGCGAACAAAGTAACCGATGACGTAGTAAAGAAAGCAGCTGAAAAGATTGCCGAGCGCCGTAAGGAAAAACTTACGAACGAACTCATCGACGTGGTTCAAAAGTGTGAATACACTGAGAAATCCGCAGCATTGCAGTTACGCCGTAGTAACCGCGTGAACCAGAGAATGAAGACCTATATGAAGGACTTGCACAATCTCGCAGAAGAAGTGAAGAGTGGTAAGAAGCCAGTTACGGCCTGGAATGATGAAGCTCCAGCACTGAAGAAGCAGTTTGACAAGGACCTCATTGAAATTGACAAAGATATTGACAAGTCTCAAAACGAACTTGACGAAATCTTCCCCAATTCCTGGTCTTATCGCTGGAATAGTTTGATTCCCCGTCGTAACGGTTAATCAAGCTAAAAACTAAAATAAAAGAGATTCCAAACTTGAGTATCTTTGTATCTAAACAAGTTTAGTGTTTATGGAGGAATATCTATACACCCTACGGGCTGAAAGCATATTGGACGACACAAAGACCTGAATTAACAGGTCATACTACGTATCTTTGTATCATTAGTGTGGAATTATTGTGTACTACTGATCATATGTCTGAGATCGCGACAATAAGATTGTCCCGTATTAGTAATAGTACTGAACTGCTTTAGTCGAGATATCAAATCAGACTGAATAATGTGTATCTTGTATCATATATGTTTCGTCATATATCATTATTCGAGTATCATCAAGATCAGTAATAAAGAGAACTAACCATTCTCAAGACCATAGGGTATATAGCTTTGGTCGGCTATATACCCACTAATAAGATTAATTATAAAAATAGCAGGAGTATTGTATAACATAACGAAGGCCTACCTGTAGAGAGTGCTGTGAACAGTGTTAAATAATAAAGCTGGAAGGATGGCTTAATTCTGCACGTGAGTTATACTTTAATTAATCTTATAAACTAATTGACTGTTAGGTCTATAAATCATCGTTTGGACAGGGGTTCGACTCCCCTATGCTCCACGCCCTTTGCAGTTGAATAAAATAACTAGAACAAACTGAAAATGTACGTGTACATATAACCAGTCTAGTAACGGATTGTCCTGCACGGTTGCAGTAAAGAATCGTTAGCTGCCGTTTGACCGTATCGTATAACGGCACCCTGGGGCATTATGGTTTTGACAGCGACAAAGAGGAAATAGAATAGGTCAATAAGCAGATAACTGGCAATACAAGTTATGTAACAGATTACACTCGCTTAGTAGCGTAAGTAATCTAACGGCTAAGCTAATGTCGTAGAAAGCTGGAGTAAGTAAGCTTTGCATGGTAGTGAAGCCTTAGATATTACTAAGAGATAAGGTGTTCGAGTCACCTACTTACTACAAATTAAATTAAGTTTAATCAATAAATATTAATTTGAAATGGGATTAATAAAATTTATCAGAGAAAAACTTCCTGAACCTCTAGACAAGGCTAGTAAGGAATTAAGAATGAAAGAGAAATTGGTACAACGTATCAACTCTGTAGTACCGCAGTGTTACAAGAATAAGTATCACTATAAAGAAGGAATTTCTAAAGTAAGAAATATATTCTTCTTTTGGGAAACAAGAGGCACTGAAATTATTCATCTTATAGATGCAAGTAATTTAACTCCTGAAGACGAGACAAAATTTCGAGAACTTGAAAAAAAAGCAAGAAACTATCAACAACAATGCGTATAAGATACTTTGCATGGTTTGACTCTAAAGCCGAACGTACTGAATTTATCAGTATTCTTAATCAATCTCGCTCAGAATCTGAAGCGATAAGTAAACTCTTAGATAAATATCCAGACCTAAGTATGTCTGCAATATCAGGAGTAGTAAATAACTTTCAAAAAGAAATAAACAAAAAGTCATGAAACTAAACCATCCTGGAATCTACCGTATTATTGGAGAAAACTATGAATTGTTAGCCAATATAGTAGGAGAAGTACCGTGTTTAAGAATTACTTCTGCATTACTTATGAATGACCTTGTTCAAAGAGGTAAGTTTACAATATTATCTGAGGACTCAATTGAAATACAAAATGTATGTAATAATCCAGATGCATTCTTGTTCTTCGAGCATGAATACTCAGAAGTATGCCCATTACCACCTTATAGGCAATCTATTCGTGGTACAAAAATGCCAGATATCAGTAATGATATGATGAAAGCATTTACAGAGCGCTATATAAGCGATATGTCTATAAACGGCAGAGGAATTGAAGCTACAAAAGCTTATATTCTAAGTGTAACAGACTGGAGCCTAGCGCAAATAAACGTATTATTACTTAGAATAGCTAATAGTGTACGTCGCAATGGTCGTAAATAGTATTACTGTTTATACTTATCTGAATAAATGTCCAATAAGATATAATCAGATAAATTGGAGACCATCCTGGTATGTATTTTTAAGAATACAAAACAAGGAAATAAGAGAAACAGAATTCCACAAATTCTTCAAAAAACAAACATTATCTAAAGTACTAGCATGGTATGATACCCAAATACTACAGCAAATAGGCATAGCTTCTAAAACTACTCTTGAAGTAAGAATAAGAATAGTCTGTGGTATGGTAAACAAATTACCTATTGAAGTACTTACTCGTGATTTGAAGATTGAGTTCATGGAATGTATATGGGATACTTTCCGTAAGTTCTATGATGAATGGAATGAGTGGTATTGCAGATATATATTGCAATTACCTTTCTAGGGTTATAGTCATTGGGTTGACTATAACCCACACTAAAGCCCGTAATTATGACAGATGAAGAAAGACAACAGCTTTTCGATCTGATCAAACAGGCGAAAGAAGGCAAACAAAGTGCCTTCACAAAGCTTTATGAAAAGTATAATCGAATTATATACAGTACTATATATCGTATTGTAAATAATAAAGATGCAGCAGATGATTTATTATCTGTTACTTTTACCAAAGCTTTTTCTAAGCTAGATAGTTATATTAACAACATTTCATTTGAGATGTGGTTAAAAACAATAGCTATAAATAGTAGTATTGATTATATTAGACGTACTAAAAAGGAAAATGCAAACTATTGGCTGGATGATGACACTAACACAGTTCAATTGAGAAGTTCGGCCGACTACTCGCCTGAAGATAACTATATCTTCAATGAAACAGATGCTAGATTAACAAATGCCTTCAATAGACTTCGATATAAGTACCGATATATACTCGAACTACGTACTGTTCAGAATATGTCTTACAAACAGATTTCTGAACAATTGGGTCTCTCAGAGAGCCAAGTAAAATCTCAGCTTAATAAAGCTAGAGAGAAATTAAAACAATTGTTAAACTAAAAATTTACAAACATGTCAGCAATTTGGATTATTGTGCTACTATTAGTAGCATTTGTCTTTGCGAGAGGATTTCGCAGTGACAAGATGTGGTGGATTTATATCTCCTGCATCGTAGCTGGCTTGTTAGTAGGTATGTTGAGTAAGGAAGTAATCGTGCGTTCAGGAATGAACAAAAAAGATACTTCCATTACTCAGCTAATCAACACCGTTGATGACTATAGTTCTGCATGCACACAAAGCTTAGTGTGTACAGTGACAGAAGGTACTACCAATTGCCTATCTGGGGTTGTGAGTAACATGTCAGAACTTAAAGTAAAGTTATCAGACGCATTGATTAGTAATATCTATACTAACGGGCGTGACTCACCAGCAATAGAGGATGATAGTTGACCTCTTTAAATATTCTATCGACTGAAAGTAAAAAAATTATTATTAACCACCAAAAAATTTATCAAGAATTATGGCACAAAAAGAAATGTCTAAGGCTGAAAGAAAGGCAGCATTGAAAGCAGCTAAAGCAGCTGCAAAAGCAGAAGCAAAAGAAAATAACAAGAATACTCAGCAGACAGCTGAGAAAGTTGAAACAAAGGAGAACAAGAAAGAGGAAAAGAAGCCTCAAGTAGCTGCACAGACAGTAACCGATAAAGAACAGAAAGGAGAGACAAAAGAACAAAAGGAACAGAAGAAAGAGCAGAAGTCCGGCACCCAAAAGCAGAAGAAAGACAAAACTCCTACTATCATTCCTGAAGAAGTTACAGAAGACAAACCAAAAGTATCTCCTGAAGAAAAGGCTCTCAAGCGCGCAACATCGCTTGTAAGTGGAATAACTGGTGCAGGCATTCCTGTAGGTTCAACAGCTTCATCAGTAGACGGAAAGGCCATGTTAGCATTTGTAATGCAACAGCGTTACGCTAACAACGAAGAACTTGCCAAACGCTATCCTGAAGTATACGCAGACATCAATCGTACGATTGATGTAGTGAGTCTGCTTGCCCTTGTCGATATTCGCCAAGACTTATTCAACCGTGGCGAACGTGGTGAATTGCAACTGATGATTGATGCAAATCAACTCATGCCGTTGCAAGGTATGGCTGAAATGCTAGGTATTAAACTAGCTCCAGCTAAAGCATTACCAGGTAGTGATGATGGTCAACTGGCTATTGACTTTAACAAGTCAGAGATTCCAGAAGAACTAGCAAAAGATGCTGGTAAGACTGTTACTAAAGTACCGGAGCTTGATCCGAATAAGATCACAACAGATGAGGAAATTGACGAAGCGTTAACTTACCTCATCAACAAAGAGAGAAATGTAGCAACAAACATTGTTAACACCGTAGAATGGTATCGTACTTTACGCGGCCTTAAGGAAACTAACGCTGACAAGAAGTTAGCATTAGATGAGATGACAGTAGGTGATTGGATGAATGAAATATTCAGCCGTATCAACCCTGTTAGCTTACTTAAGGGATTAGGAAGCTCAGTATATGTGTATACTTCACAGACTGGCTCTCCGTGTATGGCACACTCAGTACTTCACAACCATTTGACGAAAGCTGGATGGAGTGAAGAACAAGTTGCAGAAACTGTACGCGCTCTTATCAACGAGAATTTCCGTCTGAAACAGAAGGATAATAAAGAACTCACGCCAGAGTCAGATAAGGCTATTTCAGCCATTATCTCGAACTTAGGCGAGGAGTATATTGATAAGTTGTTTGCAGATTGGGGAATCAATCTCGAAGGAGTAGAAGAATCTAAGAAGAACCAGCTTGAGAATGATCGAAAGATTGCTCGAATGGTATTAGGTTCTATTAAGACTAACTTCTTCAGTAAAGATGAAAGCCCGACACCTGATGAACTTCGTCTGAAAGTTGGTCAGATTATCAATCTGTATCGTGACCCAGCTTCTCGTCTTGCTGCGTACTGCCAGTCATCAATAACTTCTCCAGTAGAGAAGGAATACCCAGAAAAGAAGGAAGAAAAACCCGCCGATGAAAAAAAAAATTAAGCATGTGGCGTAAGTTTTTACAATTCATAGGGTATAAAGACTAACCATTCTCTAAAATAGCATAATCAATATGAATTTTAGATTTATTACGGCTGTCGGCATGTTCATCGCCAGTTGCATAATTGGCTTTGGACTGCGACAGACAGTCACAGTAGTACAGGCAGCACCTGTAATTCCTTCACCTATAGAAATGCCAAAATTTCCTATAGTTAATAGTGAAGAGAGTAAGTCTGTCGATAAGATAGATGTCGAAGTAGACCTATCTACATTAGAAGTATCCGTGAAAGGAACAACAGACGCAATTGTGAATGTAAAGACTATTGGTGAACCAAAACCAATAGTTAAGTGGAGAACTAAAACAATAGAAAAAGAAGTAGCTTCTGGATATCCCTACATTAAATCTGTAGGTACTATGCCAGACAGTATTAAAGCTATTTCTCCATTATCTAAAGTAAATTCTCATGGTAAGTAATTTAGTTATACTAAAACAAATGATACGATTATCTCGTATCATTAAGGATATGAAAGAAGCAAGATGTAAACTTAGTTCTATCTTATCTCAATCTTCTTACTTTATAGTAGAAGGAGACCAGTCTGATATTATTAATAATCAGACTAAAGATAGTATAGCTAATTGCTTATATACTGAAAAGTACTTACGTTTGTCTGTAAGTAATGCTTGTAAATGTTTGGATGGATTTAACGCAAGTATCATGGAACCAGTTGACTACATCAGTAGTAGTGATGTAAAAAACAAATTCGTAGACATTTGTAAAGGTAAGAAGATTGTTGCAACAATCTGCCTGAGTACAGGTAAAATTACTATGTTAGAACCAGAACAGAATGAAAAAAATTAGCTGAAGAGAAAAGCTCAGTGGAAAATAGTTGATGACAATAACCACTTAAAAAACCTATAATTATGTCATAGTTCGAGAGGAGTAAAACTATAGCGTAAATCACTCCAGGGAAGTCATGCGGAAAGATATAAAAGAATATCAGTCGCGCCCGTTAGGGAGCTGTAGTCATTTCTACTGGCCCGAAAAAGTACAGAATCCGAGAATATGTTAGCTGCTAAAACAGTGAGATCACTCAAAAGGTAGGATATTAGGCTAAAACGTCTGAAAAACGGATAGCAGGGGATCAGAGTGCTTAATCCTCATTAGGTATTGAGAACCGTATTGGTGAATACTAAAGACTCTTAATTACTGCAAACAGTACCGCTAATGCAGAGTTATAAATTAAAGCAAGGGGAACGAAATCCTCTATAATTACTCGTTTTAGGTTATCAAAATCAGAATCAAATAGGAGTATAAACACGACGCTGAAACAGGAGCAATACGGTTCCTGACTTATTCCTTTGGAAAGAATAAGTAAAGCCGAGAGGCAAGGTTAGTTTCACCTAAAGAAAGCAGCCAACTCATGGAAAAAAAGAGACAGCATATAACGCGATCACCGGTCTCCAAAATCGGTCAACAAAAGTGCAACTATGCACCCAGAAAGGAAAAATAGCATTGCTAACTATAGTGTTCAGTACACATCAACTGTGATGCAATATGCAATTGTGGATATTGGAACTTGTACTTATGAAGGTAGTAAATTACTGATACTAATGTAAGGATAACCGTGTTATGGTACACACTATGTAAACTTGACTGATTATCGTGGAGCAGAAGCCAATTCTGTGCCTTATAGTAAATAAGGTCCTCGTGAAGGTGGATACGCAATGTTCCAAGGATGAAGTAGGAGTGATGTATATGAGATTGATACAGTCTTTCAAGTCTAAAGTGACTCACGTGCTTGGTCGTTCGTGTGAGTATAATTGAATGAGGAATGATTACGGAGCAACAGACTCGTCGAGCGGTTTGAGGGCGCTATAACCCTGATTCTAGATACAGTGACCTTTAGCAAGTCATATTATGTGGTAAAAATAAGACTAAGGTGATGCAGAGAAAACACCTATTAAAAAACGGCAGAGCTTATAAGTTTCAAGATATGTAAACTTCTTCTTAATATAATGCAGTTCACGCCAGAATTGTTGTTATTAATAGTCGTATTTAAAACTAAGGAGATACAGAAGACTATGTCATTAGGTTATGAGTATAAGATGTTATGCTGTATTTACTAATGTATCTACGCTGAATAAAGCCAGCTATGAATAAATGAGCTTTAATTGTTTAATCTTTAATAAAATGGGAAGTTCAATGGAACTGTAAACGCTGAGACTACCATTCGTAAGAGTAGTGTGAGTAGACAGGTCGCTACCCCGACTACCAACCGTTATCGCTGACATTGACACTTCGTAAAGTACTAATTGCAACTTAGTATGTATGAAGAACGCTGATTCAGATTTAAAGTAATAAATATAAGAGTATACTGTCTATATACTCAGGTTTCTCATGCAATAGCGGAGATAGTACCGGTATTTATGATGCTGATGAGAGGTGGAAATCCTCGTATTCGTGTAGTATAAATAAGAAATCCGAGAGGTCAAGTGGGTGTCTTGAAAAATTAGGCAGCTTGTAGTGTTTTAGTAACGTTTCTCGACAGAAACGACCCTCATTCGCTTAGAATGTTGTAATCCTTAATTACTCCTAGGCATACCAGTTGCTGATGAAAGAGTTCGATATATTATGCTTGTACAATACTTATGCAAGAGAACATGATATAAAGTAGGGTGATGGGTGCGGTAAGCATCGTATAAATTGAATCTTATCCGTTGGAGTACGATAAGCTCAAATTACCAAAGTATTATCAGAAGTAACTCTCAGAGTATTTCTCATAAATTATTTCAATTTATTTTCAAAGTAAGCTAAGTAGATTATGTGATTGACTTCACTACTAAAATTTTCAAAGCTTAGTAAAGCGGTATGATATAAGACGCATACTTTAGTATATAAATAGTCGAAAGGTGGAGAGCATTAACAAAATATTAATTAAAAATTAAGAGAGTTTCGTATTGGTGAAATCAAGCACGGACTCAGAAAGGAAACATTCTTATGGATAAAAATAATGTAGCATCTTCTATTGGTGCATTAGTAGGAACACAGAGCACTGCTGCTCAAGTTATGGCTCGTTATCGGGCAACTGCAAAAGAGTATGGACGGTTCTTTGGTGAACAAATCTATACTGTAGTAGCAACGAATCCTGACCTTAAATGGAAGGAAGATGTGCTCAATGACAAGAATACTTTACGGAAAGAAGTAAACGTATTCATTGTTAAGGCCATTGACATTTTAGATGTCAAGTTCATCGCTAAGGACTTAGATGGTGAACCGAAAATCATGTTGAATCCGGATGACAACGACCCGAATCTTGTATTCCCGTTAGTCAAGCCTGATTTCAGTAAGGCTGACCGGAAGAGCGTGGCTGAATGTATCGAACGTATTGGTAAGAAGAACAGTAAACCAATGTTCTTTGCAGCAGAGGAATTACCTATGCTGAACGATATGTTGAAGATACATAACAAGGGTATCCTCAACTTCTATGAGGATTTGTCTCGCAAGTTCATTCGACTCAGTGAGACTGTACGTGATATGATGGATCAGTCTGACCGTATGCAGTTGGAATATCAACGGCAGTGTGGTGTAGTTACTGACGAAACAGAAGTAACACTTCAGGTAAATCTTGAAGAAACTACTGAATAAGCAATACTATGAGCAGAATTTCTAAAGTAAGAATAGAGCTTCTGCGACTACTTATTTGCGTCGAGCCTACTATACTAGCTAAAGTTCAGAGTTGGGACGGAAGCACTAAAGTAACACCTAATGCGGTATCTGTAAGAGAGGATGGTCAGGTCTTCTTTTACTATGGCAAAGGGCCTTTATGGTGGCAACGGCTTTTAAATACTTATGAATCGGTAAGTCTTTTAGATGTAGCAATACGTATTGCAGATGCAATAACTGGTTCTGGAGGAACTAGAAACGATGTAGCTTTTGACGGTATTACACAAGCATTACTGAAGGAAGCAATTAAAAACAAAGATCTCGATTGTGTTGTAGATATTTTATTTGATAGTATGAGGAATGCTTCGAGCGGAGAGCTGCACTCAAAGTATATCAATAAAGAAGCTATTGAAAAATTCGCAAAAGAGAAAGGTCTAACTGGCAAACTTGTTGTCTCTGACAATATATTCGGGTTTGCCGGTATTGAAATAAGACCGGGCGTAGTCGTACCAGTACGATTAGGCAAGGTTAAACAAGTATAGTATTTGAATTGGAATATTATAATAAAACAACATATTTTCACAGGGTGAATTGGCCCTGTTTAAATATAGTGCTGTAGTTCAACTGGATAGAACATCAACCTTCTAAGTTGAGAGTTGTGAGTTCGAGTCTCACCAGCACTACAACTAGTAGACGTAATTTGGTCAAGTATTAACTTTAAAAAATCAACTTGAACATGAAATCAATTACATCTAAATATATTATTACACATCGTAAAGAACTTAGTAATGAAATTACTAAATATTGGAATATTATTAAGAACGAGAATATCATCCCTAAGGGTGCCACTCGTAATTTTGACTTGAAACAGTTACTTAATGAAATCCAAGCTAAGGCTGATGAACGTATCCTGTTGAAACTGTATTTACAGTGTATCAATATGGGTTATAAGAAGTTCTCAGAATTGCCTACAACAAATAACTATCTTGCTATATTTACTTTAAGTGAAAAGCAGGAACAGTTATTCCATTTGAGTAAAATTAAGACCTTAGATCCTAAGCTTAAGCGCTCAAAAGGAAAGAAAAACCTTAATACAACTGAAGAATTGACCTCAGACTATATTAACAATCTGAAGAATAAACTTCAGTTAGAGATTAACAAACTTAACAAAGAGATTGAAGAGTTTAATAACAAGGCTGAATTAAGCCTTGAAGAAGCTCCTCTATCTATTGCGGCTTAAGAAAAATGTAAGACTAAAGATATTATTTTATATATTCATAACTATTGTAGAAAGGCTTAGGGGAGTAACTTCCCCTTCCCTTTCTTAGTATTAACCCTTTAAAATTATCAAAATTATGAAAAAGAATAAACAATATAGAGTAAAGAAACAGACAGTAAGAAATGCTAAACGATCAGCTAAAGCTAAAAAGCGTAATTATCCTAGAATAGTAATAAACGGAAAATATGTTAAGAAATATTGTCCAGCAGAAACTACTAGAGATTTCGAGATCGGTCCGTCTTTAGTTACTGAAGTAAAAGATGGGAAAACAGTAAATTGGAACTCCTGGAGTTCTAAGAATAAACAACAGCCTACTGAAATAGCAAAAAATGCTATAGAAGAGAATAAGGCTATTAAACAGTCTAAAAAAGAACGAATAAAAAATATTCTTATGAAAGCAGGCTATGATCCAACTATCCACTACACACGTAAAGAAAAGAAGAAATTTACTAGAATAGTAAAGAATTCTTTATTCACTAAATCTCCTAAGCCAAAAGAACGTTCTAAGGCAGAATGGAAAGAGCTGTTTACTCAACAGAAGGCTGCAAAAGAAGCCCGTATGGGGGCTTTAAAGTATAAGCCTTTACCTATTAAGGCTGGTAAACAAAAAGGCTTTACAGCAGCTGAATTAGCTGTTAAAGAGAAGCCTAAAGAGCGAAAATTTAAGTATGTAATAAATCGTAGACGTAGTGACGACGATAAACGTACGTACGATTTTAAAACTGACTATTTTGTAGCTTCTACAAGAGAAGAGGCAAAGAAAAAAGCAGCTAAAGAAGCTAAACAGTATCGTAATGATTCCTCATTTGCTGGTATAACTGTACAAGACATTGAAGGAGATAATAATATAATTTATTATGACGGTAAATCATTATTAGCAGCATAATGGATAAAGTAACAGTAGAACATTCAAAAGAAGAACAATTAATCATCTATTTAAAAAAAGGTTTCTTTGAAAGTAATTCAAAATTTGAATATAGAGTGCAAAAAGCTCTGTTTTGGAGAGATAACGATTATTACACAGAGATTAGAGTTTATCCTAATAGCGTAGTTATAGTTCATACTTTAAAAAAAGAAATTGACATAAATAGAAACAAAATTGGTTTTAAATAATTAACTTTCTAAATTATCAAGATTATGGAAAAACAGAATTACACAGAGTGGAAATTAGCTGAAGCTAAAAGAATAAGACATAAAGGTAAACAAACTGAACGTGATTTACGTTTAGCTCAAAGTAAGTTAGACAAAGAGTCTAATAAGGACAAAAAACCTGAAGATTGGTTAAGTCCAAGATTAAAAGAGTTACGTGCAAAAAGAAAAGCACGAATCAAAGAATTAAAAGCTAAGAAATTAGCGAAACAAAAAGAAGCAAGGCTTCGTTTAGAGAAACCTAAACGTCCCTTGAAATTCTTACAATTCTATGTAGGAAGAGATAAGAACAGAAAGCAACATGTAGGAGGTTGCAAAGGAAAAAACAGAGTAAGTGACTGTAGAGCTTACTGTAGAAAATTTATAAAACCTGCTATTAATAAAATAGCAGCGTAATATCTATGGAATTCCGTATAGCTCAAGAAGAGGTTAGAGCCGCAGCAAAATGTAAGTCTGTGTGATTTGTGTCAGTTCGAGTCTGACTACGGAATCTAACTAAATATTATTAATATGATTATACGTGACAAAAAGGTCTATGTATATGATATTGAGGTATTTCAGAATATTTTTCATTGTTCTGTTAAAAATACAGAAACAGGAGAAATATATAAATTTGAAATCTCTGAAAGAAAGAATCAACTAAGAGAATTAGTTAAATTCTTTAAACAAGTCAATACTTATATAAAATGGGGAGACTTTTATGGAACAGAACTAGTAATAAACTCAGATATTATCTTTTGTGGATATAATAATCTACATTATGATAATCCTATAATAAATTATATTATAGAGTATGAAGATAAACTTATGAGCTATAATGTAGCTACTATATGTAATTCTATCTTCAATCTAAGTAAAACTATTACTACATCTAAAGAGGACAACATAGATGCCTGGAAACATTGGAAATATCAAATATGGTTTGATACTTTTGATATTCTTACCATGCTTTATTCTAATAAACTTAGAGTAGGTTTGAAAGAAATTCAAGTAACTATGCAATATCCTAATGTACAAGAATTTGTATGTGATTGGAGTAAGCCTCTTCCATTAGAAGATTTTGACGAAATGATAGACTATAATATAAATGATATTGAGTCTACTACAGAGCTTTTAAATAGATGTAAAACAGCTATTGATTTACGTATAGCTATTGAAGATGAATATGGAGTAAGAGTACTTAGCAAAGATGGTGTAAATATTGGAATGAAGATTTTAACTCAAAAGTATCTCGAGAAAACAGGTTTAACCTGGTGGGATATTAAAGATTTAAGATCTCCAATGGATTATATTCCTTTAAAAGATGTAATACTACCATTTGTAAAATTTGATAGTCCGATACTAAAGAATGTACTTGATGATATGAAACATCAAGTAGTATCTCCAGGTAGAAAAGGCTATGAAAATAACTTCATATTTGATAATCTACGCTATACTGTAGGAGTAGGGGGAATTCATTCTAAGAATGATCCTGAAATCATTATTCCTAAAGAAGATGAATTACTTATAGACTGTGATGTAACGTCACTATATCCGAGTATGCTAATAGAATATAAATTTTATCCTAAACACTTAGGGCCTGAATTTCTAGAAGTGTACAAGCAAATTAAAGAAGAACGAGTAGAAGCTAAACACAACGGCAATAAAGTTAAAAATGAAACCTTAAAGCTTGCCTTAAACGGTTTAATAAATAAGCCCTTACACCCAGGAATGGATGATAAGAATGAACCAAAATCGGTAGAAGTCTGGAATGATAATACCGAGGTAAACTAATAACTGTTAGTCACTGTACAGCATAGAAATTGAGCGTTATAGTAGCAAAAATATTTCCAAGAGTGGTTCACATCTAGAACAGATGAAAATATATGCGGATCTTATATTAATAATAAGTATAAGAAGTTAAGATAAAAAGCTTAACGATAACAACAATGTTATCAGGCAACTTACAAAATGAACATAATTTCTGTTACAGCCCTGAGGCTGTTATGAAAATTAGAATTAATGGTCAACTTTTACTTTTAATGTTAGCTGAAAAATTAGTCCAAATAGGATGTAGAATAGTACAAGCTAATACTGATGGACTTTTCTTAATTTGTAAAAAAGATAACTATAGTAATTACAACAAGGTTTGTCGAGAATGGGAACAACTTACTAGACTTACTCTAGAAGAGGATCGTTTTGAAGCTATGTATCAATATGCAATTAATGATTATATTGCGGTTAAAGAAGGATATAGTAAGACTAAGAATCCTAATTTAATTAAAACAAAAGGAATGTTTATTACTGAAGTATTATTAGGCAAAGGTTTATCTGCAAAGATAATACCTGAAGCTATAATTAAATACTTTGTAGATAAAGTACCAGTTGAAGAGACTATAAAAGGATGTACAGATATACGTAAATTCTTAATGTCTGAAAAGACTGGTAAACAATGGCATGTTGAATACATGAATAAAGAGCAACAAAGAACTAATCGTTTCTATGCATCTACTAATGGTGGATACTTATGGAAATGGAAAGATACTGGGCACAAAGAAGGTGAAATTATAACATACACTGAGCCATATGTAGGAGAACATGAATATAAGGCTTCTGCAAGACAGTATCAGAATATGCTAACGGCATCTGGTGTTACTCTTTTAAATAAATTTGATGATAAACCAATTGAAGAACGAAAGATTAATTATAGGTATTATATATATGAAGCCTATAAGATAATCAGAGAATTAAAACCATTACAATTGAGCCTATGGGATTAACAAAGGCTACCAAATAAATTTCAAAGAACTATATGCTCATATAATATATGAGAATATGATTTTAGAAATAGACACTTCTATCTTAGATAGAATACCAAACATATCTATTAATCAATTAGTATTCCTAACACTTGTATTGAGTGATATCAAAGTAATCAATCAAGACATTCAGAAACTTCTCAGCCTAGTTAATGAAGAAGAAATACAAGAGTTAGCTAATCAAGGTTTAATTAGTATTAATAATAGTACTGATAACCAAGTCATAAGTAAGACATCAAAACTAGATGAACTTCTTAAAGAAGATAAAACTATGTTTGATACTTTTTATGACCAATTTCCAGTTTACGTTATACGCCCTGATGGAACTAAAGGTTTCTTAAGAGCTAATGTAAACAAATGTAGAAAGGAGTATAACCGCATCGTAGGTAAATCTAAAGCAATGCATGAACACATTATGGATTGTCTAAGATATGAAATAGATGATAAAATGCGTACAGGCAAGATGGGTTATATGAAAACTATGTGGAAATGGCTCACTCAACATGAGTGGGAAACCTTTGAGGAACAAATGAAATTAGATGATTATCAACCTAATACTTATAATTATGGAACAGATGTCATCTAAAACACTATCATTTCGTCATATATCTACTGCAACAAATGAAGCAGTAGAATATATTCGTAAAAGAAAGAACCACGAAATTCAATCTTTAAGAACAAGATGGAATAAGTTTAATAAATCCTGTATGGGAGGAATTGAACCAAATACGATATATACTATAGTAGGTATATCTGGTAGTGGTAAATCTTCATTTGTGAATACACTTGAAACTGATTTAATAGATTTAAATTCTAATCAGGATGTTATAGTACTTAATTTTTCATTTGAAATGTTAAGTTCTAGGCAAGTAGGTAGAAAAATAAGCAGTAAGTTAAGGCAAACTACTGCTGAGCTATATAGTGCTAATAATGAATTAACAGATGATTTATTAGATAGAGTTGAACAAACTTCTCAACAAATAAAGTCGTATCCTATATATTATGTAGATACTCCTGGTACTGTTGAAGATATAGCTTCTACTATTAATTACTTCTATGAAACTAAAGCTAAAGACAAGAAATTTGTGATTATACTTGATCACACTCTTCTTGTTGAAGGTCAAAATCGTGAAAGTGCCTTGCAAGTTATTTCCGAATTACAGAAACTGTTTATTAAGGTAAAGAAATTACCTAATACTACTATAATTCAGTTATCACAGATGAATCGGAATATAGAAAATCCTGAAAGAATTAACAATCCATCTATGCATTATCCAATGCGTAGTGATATCTCCTCTGCTGATACTATATTTCATGCGTCTGATTACGTTATATGTATTCACAGACCAGAATTACTCAATATACAACAGTATGGGCCAAATCGTTTACTAGTAAAAAACAAAGTCTATCTGCATATCCTTAAAAATAGGGATGCAGGAGAATGTGCAATATTAGAGTTTGATAATGATTTGAAATACAATAATTTAATTGAGACTATACGAGAAGAAGAACCAGCAAGGAAGATTTCGTTTAGTAATAACAATTAAAAAAGGCTGAAAATTATGAAAACATATACATTTAAGTTACCGAAAAACAACAATAGTGCAGATATCTATAAAGAAAAGTTGATGAGTCGAGTTGTTAATGCTTATCCCTGGTTGACAGTAGAAAGCAACTATGATTATCCTAAGTGTAACTTTGGCATTGAACATGCAGGTGCAGGTGATTACATTACTTTAGGAATGAGTAAGACTCATAATATTGGATGGATGTCTGAAGAATGTGCAAATTGTCCGTTCAAGTGCTTTACTGATGGAAGTATTAACTTTGATTTGGAGAAAGAATTCTTCAGTGCAATGAATGCACTTGACATCTATGCAAAGAAGAATTATCCGTTTAAGAAGGATTATGACTTTGAAGATGAATTCGGTACACCGATTAAGATTTTCGATAATTTCGTACAGATTGGTTATGAAATTATCCCGATTGCAACTGGTTCATTGAATCATTTGAAACCGAAAACTAAGAAAACTATTATTGACATCACGATTAAGATTAAAAATCGTGGTTTGTTCTAAAAAATATTAAAAAAATATTTGTCCATATTATCAGTGATTACCAAAGATTCTCAGTAAGGATACAAAAATAAAGCTTTTTTATGATTGTATTACCAAAAGAGAAAGTAAAAGCTAAAGTAGAAAATCCAAGATTTTTAATAATTTTTGGCAAGCCCAAGGCTGGTAAGACTACTTTAGCTTCTAAGCTAGATAATAACCTAATTATTGACTTAGAAGGAGGCTCTGAATTCCTTGAAGCATTAGCAGTACAAGCTAGGTCTGTAAAAGATTTAGGAGAGATTGCAAATGCAATCAGAGAAGAAATTAAGTCAACAGGAAAGAAACCGTATAAGTATATTACTCTTGATAATGCATCTCGACTCGAAGAAATATGTCTAAGTTATGCAGCTACATTATATCGTCAAACTCCAATGGGTAAGAACTACCAGGGTAATGATGTTAGAACATTACCTAATGGTTCTGGATATATGTATTTACAGCAAGCTGTAAGAAAAGTTATAGATATGTTCAGAGATCTTTGTGATAACTTTATCTTAATTGGTCATCTTAAGGATAAGATGATTAATAAGGAAGGTGAAGAATTATCTGAGATGTCTCTAGATTTAGTTGGTAAACTTGCTAATATTATATGTGGCGAAGCTGATGCAGTAGGCTATGTATATAGAAAGAAAAATGAAACTCATATTTCTTTTGAAGGAGGAGATAATTCCGTAAGAGAAGCAAGAGCACCGCATCTAAGAGGTAAAAACATTGTCATTGCTGAAAGTGATGATAATAATAATATCAAGGTATATTGGGACAAAATATATTTGCCTGAATAACTTTAACCGTATTTTATATCAGTTTAAAGAATTAAGATTATGATTTATAGTACAGAATTAGCAAACCAGATACAAGAGAGTAAGAATAAGTATTTAGAAGCAGGTATTCATGAAAATGTGAAATTTGTTAGTGCTAGAGTTGATAAGTCCATTAATGGAAACATCTTTATCGAATTTAAGTTTGAGAAAGATGAACAGACCATGACTCATACTGAATGGGAATCTACTAAGAAACCTAATGAGTCCGAAGAGGATTATCAAGCTAGAGCTACTAGACAAGTAAAGCGTATTCTACAGATTTTAGGATGTTTCTATCCTAAAGAAGTACTTGTTTTTGCAGGTGCATCATTTAATGAATTTGCAAACTGGGTTGTTAACTTACTTAATGCAGCAAATAAAGATATTTTACTTAGAGTAAAAATAGTTTATAATAATAAAGGCTATACTACTTTGCCTACTTATTGTAAGTTTACTTTTATTGAACCTATGAATTTACCTGAAGGTCAGAAGAGTAAGATTACAGAGTTGAACATTGACTTGTTCGTTCGACCTGTAATTGCAGATAAGGAAAGTAAAGAAGAGAACCCGTTAGAATCAATTTCTACAGAAGATTCTAATGCTGGTAGTGATCTACCTTTCTAAATAGTCTTTAAACCAGTCAGCCTACGCTAGGCATAATATAGCGATACGTGAGTAGTATGCCGCTATGTGAGATAAGCAATAAAAAGCATCAAAATTCATAGATTAGGAATAGCATACACTCACGTTTTAAAGGGGTATTAGTTTAATGGTAAAACAAGGTAACTAGAAATAGTTGATTATTATAATAGAGCTAACATAAGCAAGCTTATTCTATTATAATACGCCTATATTGCAGTTCGATTCTGCAATACTCCACAAATTAAAATCTATATCATATGCTATACGACACTACAAACATAAAAGATGAAGTGAATATTACTCTAGATTATATATTATCTAAAGTAACAGAATATGATATATATGCAGCGTATATTGGTAATTTTAAAGTAGGTATGATCTATAATAGTCCATTTAGAAAAGATAAAAATCCATCATTTGGATGTTTCTATAGTAGAACTACTAAACAATTAATGTTTAAAGATCATGGTACAGGCGATTGTGGTAATGTAATTAAATTTGTTTCATTACTTACCGGTTTAACTAATTATTCAGATATACTTAATAATATAGTTAATAAGCTTAAAATTACTAATAATACGCAACTCGTTAGCTCTAAGCAATACATACCGTCAACAGAGACAGTAATTGGTGTAGTAAGACAAGACTTTACTTTAACAGACATCAATTACTGGTCTCAGTTTAATATTAGTATTAATACTTTAAAGAAATTTGGAGTAAGCAGTATTAAATATTACTTGTGTAATGGTATTGTAAAGGGTATTTACAAGGACACTAATCCTATGTATGCTTATAAGGTATATAATCATTTTAAAATATATAGACCTTTAGCAGATAAATATACAAAATGGCGCAATAACCTGACAGAGAATGACATTCAGGGGTTCAAACAGTTACCTAAAACTGGTGATGTACTCATAATAACAAAGAGTATGAAAGACGTCATGTGTTTATACGAAATGGGGATACCCGCAATATCTCCATCGTCAGAATCAACTTTTATACCTGATAAGGTATTAGAACAGCTTAAGAAGCGTTTTAAACGCATTATTATACTGTTTGATAGAGACGAAGCTGGCGTAAAATATCTTCGCAAAATGAGCCTTAAAACAGGCTTAGAAGGGCTTTTAATCCATAAAAAGTTTAAAGCGAAGGACGTATCAGATGCCATAAAAGCAAATGATTTTGAAACTATTAAAAATTGGCTTTATGAAAACATTAAAAGATAAACTAAAAACATTTTGGAAAGGTTTTAGAAAAGTTATATCGAATCTAATTTGTATTCCGTTCATATTAGCTACTATAATTGTAGCTATGATTACAGTAGGAACATGTAAACTAACTAACATGCTACTACAATTAGATGATGATATTATAGAAACCTTTGAAGAATGTATTTATGAAGCAAAAGAAGAAATAGGGAAAAGTACGCAACGCAACTCCTAATATATATGATGGAATAAAGTTTAGAAGTAAACTTGAAACATACACATATAAAAAGCTGAAAGAAGCTAAAATCAATGCAGATTATGAACAGCATAGATATGAACTTCTTCCAGCTTTTACTTTTGGAGAAAAGAAATATAGGCCAATGACTTATTTACCTGATTTTGTAGGAAATAAGTTTATTATTGAATGTAAAGGTTATCCTAACGAAGCATGGCCTTTACGTGAAAAGCTATTTAACTACTATTTGTATAGGTTTGAACCTAATATAAAGTTCTATGTAGTACATAATCAGAAACAAGTAGACGAGTTAATAAAACGTTTAAAAGAATGTTAATTTTTTGTGCAGTATTAATATACAAGTTAACAATAAGTTTACATTATGAAAATATGTGCAATTAGTGATTTACATGGTATATTACCTTCTGTACCAGAATGTGACGTATTATGTATTGCTGGTGATGTAGTAGATTTACTTGTTCAACGTAGTTCTGATGAATCAGATGCATGGTGGAGTACTGCTTTTATTACATGGGCTAATAAGTTATCATGTGAAAAGATATTTGTAGTACCAGGAAATCATGATATATACATTGAACAATTATATAATGGATTAATAAAAGATATTACTTTACAAGAATTTAAAGATAAAATATCTTTACTTACTAATAATAAAGTAGTATTTCTTATTGATGAATTATATGAATATAAAGGAGTAACATTCTATGGTACTCCATGGATAGCTCCTATACACTGGCAAACATGGGCATTTGAAGATACTCAGCATGAATATGATGAGTATGTATGCCCATATGAAAATATACCTGATTGTGATATACTTATTACTCACGAAAATCCAAACTATAATGAAAAGCTTGAACATTACTGTTTTGGTAAATATAAGCATCATTTCTTTGGGCATTGGCATAATGGTATATCATGCGGTCATCTTAATCAACATAACTGTAGTATATTAACTGACAGTTATATGATAAGAGAGAGACTTAAAATAGTAACTATTGTTTTTGATTTAGAGAAAAAATCAGATAAATCTAGAGAAGATTTACTTTTTAATCTCTTAGTTGAAACAATTAAACATAAAACTGAAGAAGAAAACGAAGAAGAACAATGATAATTAATAAACCGTATTATGAAGATAACACGAGAATATCAAATTCTTCTATAGGTTGGTTCTTAAAAAAAGGTCCTTTATATTTCCGTAATATGCTCGACGGTAAAGAAGAAGGATTAAAATTACCACAGTTAGAAAAGGGTACTATGATACATGAATACATACTTCAACCAGATGAATTCTGGAATGATTATGTAATACTTGAGTATGATGTACCTAAAGTAAAACAACAAAAAGAATTTTGTGATTGGTACGCTACATTTAAAGCTACTGATCCATTAGAAGATGAAGATAAGATATTATTAAATGCTTATAATAAAGCATATAGTAATAAATTGTCTGATGATTCTAAATTAGCAATAGCTAAAGACTTTATTCAAAGATATGATGAATATATTAAGTCAAAGTCATTGAATAATGCTAAAAAAGCAATTTCGTTTGCAGATCTCAATATGTTAAAGATAATTAAGTCTAATATTGAAAAACATAAGAAAGCAAATGAATTACTAACAGATACTCCAGGAGTAGAATCTCACAATGAGTTTCATATTAACTGGACATTTCCTATTAAGACAGATAGTCTTAAAATGGATGAAAATAAGATCTGGTATGCACCTTGTAAGTCATTACTCGATAGATGCATATTTGATCATGTCAATAAGAAAATTATTCTAATTGACTTAAAGACAACTTCAGATGTCTATAACTTTAAACATTCTGTAGAAGAATTTGATTATTATAGACAGATTGCTTATTATTTATTAGCTATTACATGGTATATGAAAGATCAAGATATTGATATTTCAGATTACGATTGTGAAGCATATATTGTTGCTATACAAACAAATGGTAGCTATGAAGTAAGAGTATTTAACATGTTTAATGAAACAGAGTTAGACTCTCGTAAAGATACTATTATCAGTGCATTATCAGAACTTTCATATCATTACCAGACTAATAATTGGGAGCATACTCGCAGTTATTACGAAGGAAATGGTACTGAAGAACTTGAATGATGTTAGTATATATATAGTTCCATTATTAGATGATAATCTTACATGGAATGATTTAACTGTAGAGAGCGGTTATATAAATGCATATACTACAGATAAGAACAGACCTTTTTTAGAAGAAAAGGTCTTTCTTGTATACGATAGTAGCATAAATACTAAAGAATCTATAGAACGGTTTAGAAAGTTTAAGAAATTAGATTCTTTATATAATACTAGATATATTACTATAAATAATAAGCATTATACCATTTATTGTTTAAGTAATCCTAAGTATAAAAAAGATATTAATAATCTTCAATCTACAGGTAAAACATACAATGTAGAAGCTGCATTAGAAATAAACAGATTTTGGGCAAACGTGCCTGTTCCAGAATTAGCACAACGATTATTTCTAAGTACTTATAGGTTTGGTGATACTATAAGTGCTGAATTACCTGAAGAAGATTATTATAGTTATGAAGAGTGTGATGAGCTCTCATAACAAAATAGGCTGAGTATTAATTTACTCAGCCTTCTTTTTTTACACTGTATCTAACGAATTGATAATTTAGATAGAAACTTTTAGAAGTTCATTAACTAATTCTATAGATAATTTCTTTTTGCTTTCGGATCTGTTGCTTCCATTATACTCTTGAATGGAGTAACTTTAATTATATTCTTAAGTATAACAGGCAATCCTTCATATGGCCCTCTATCTATAATAGTAAATGGAGTTCTATCACCTACATATGACGCAGGATTAATTAGATTAATAAAGCTAGATGCATTATCAAACCAATTGAAAGCTGCTGTAGGAGACTTAATTAATGAAATAAATTCAAATGGATTATACATAGTTCTAAATTCAAATGCAGAACGCATTGCAAGATAAGTAATAGACTAGTTCAACCAAGTATCATATTCATCATCTCCATCTACAATAGTAGCTATAGCAAGAGCAACAGTAGTAGAAGCGGCAATTAGTACTAATTCATTTAATACTCTCCTAACTGCATACTATTCGTAATCTTTTAAATTATTATAGTCAGCTAATAGCTAAGCCATAGCAAAATGTCTTTGACCTATAACATTCTTCAAGAACTTACTAGTAGAACGATAATAACCCTCTTCTTCTACTCCTAAATCAAGATTAAATTGTTTTCTTTTGAATCTATCATGTAGTGCAGATATCATAAAGTTACGATGTAGAACAATATAGGAAGCTATAGAATTAGCATGTACTGCCGCTTTATCTATTTCTCTTAAAGTACCATCAATTCTCTAAGTAAGTATATTAATTCTATTTCTTACTTCATTCTATAATTTATCTGTAACGAACTATTTATATTTACTCTATACTTTTATATTACCGTCTTTGTCTTCAGTAAAGACATCATATAAAGTTGTAGATAGTTGTTCAAATTTAGTACTATCTGAGTTAAATTTGTTAATATATTGTTGTTTAGTCATAAATCCTTCCCCTTCTACAAATCTATAACTATGATATATACTTATTACTGTGTGACTCTTAACAGTATAATCTGATTGATTATAACCAGCAAACCAGAAGTTCTGATTTATAGCTCTCAATACCTAACTCTAGTCTAATCTATCAAATATTTCTCTATTGTCTTTTACTACTTGATTTAACTGTAATAAGTAAGCTAATTTACCTTTAGGAATAGGATTACCTATATTAGCCATTATATCAGGTAATTGTCTAGCAAATTCACTAGAAGCGAATTTAAGGTCATTGGTATCAAAGAATCTACCCATTTTAGCTTCTAAAGTAGTATAGGTAGCATCAGTAATGAAAGAAGTACCAATAGACCATAAGTTACCTGATAGATTTACTTTAGTAACAAAGCCTCTTATTATATCTAATGTCTTACCTAAATTGATTTCTTTGTCTAATACATTTATAGTAATTGGAGTTTTATTTCTACCATACATTATTCTATCAACTAATAGCTAAGCTTGTTTATATACATTAGCTGAACCTGCTGTTTTTAATTCCTTTTTAGTTCTAATCTGTATGTTCTTTAGAAGATTAAGTAAAAGCTCAACGTCATCCTATTGTTCTACCATATTATTATAGTTAGTAGCCATATTATAGTAAGCTATTACTGAAGCAACGGCATCAGTAGATATCTCATTAGTATCATCTAACATATTTATAAATCTTGTAGGTATTACTTTGATAGGATCTCCATTAGGCATTGTAGTAAAGTCTTCTACATAATCAGTATCATCTACTCTAGTTACAGCTATATCATCAAATACATACTTTAAAGCATTAAGTACATTATCCTTTCTACCTAGTACCTACATAAATCTAGCTGGTATCTAAGGCATTTTATCTTCATCACTAAATGTTAAGAAAGATATATACTTGTTAGCCTTTTTCATAGTATCAGATAGGCTATCGTAAAGCTTCTTTAATTCAGGTTTATCCGTTACTCCTTTATAGGCTTTACTATTGTCATAATACTTCTTATTAGGCTATACAGCAGGACCGGATGGATCCCAATCTTTATTAAACCAATCTGACTGTTGATCTAAAGTAGAGTATTTACTCATAGGAACGTATTCTGTATACTTTTCTAATAACTCATCTTTAGGCTTTAATTCTGTATAATAAGAAGCAGGATGCATCTTACCTCTACCGTCTTCATAATGATTCTTATTAAACCAGTCATTATATGCTTCTGTACCAGACTATCTAGCATTTTCACTATCTTTATAATACTATTCAGTTGGAACTACTTCTGCTATATCACTGAATTTTTTATCAGTCATATTTGTTTCAGCCCAAGTATATAATCTGGCTATATCATTATCAAGCTTTAATAGAGATTCCTTTTCAGAATCAGACATCAAATTTGAATCAATTTTACCAGTACGAGGATCTTTAAATAACTATTGAAATTCTCTACGCTTTTTAATAGCTTCTTTATACTCGTCAGTTTGTTCTACTTTGCCCAAACTATCTAGATCGTCATAGAACTATTGATTGTATTGCTTTCTTAGATTTCTTGATTCCCATAAAGCTAATTGAGCTGATCCTTCGCCATATTTAGCTACTATTTTTGCTCTATCTCTGTTATAACTTTCTTTATCAGTCTTATATTTTACATGTTGCTGTACTACTTCATTGAAAGCTGATAACTCGTTAGCTATAATTAAATCATCTCCTGTTTTTATACTGCCGTCAAGATTATATCTATTAGATAATAACTGTTTCTATTTACGTAGACTAAGTAAAGCGTTATATTCTGATTCGGTTAAAAGATTAACGTATTCTACTCCATCTACTGTAATTGGATCTACTATAATATTGATATAATTATTAATCTCATTTATAGCATCCCTAGTTTTCATAGAAAGCATTCTATTCCTAGTAGTATAATACTCAGATTTATACTTTCTATTAGCTTTTTCAGAGTAGAATTTGTTAACTCCTTCAAACCATTTTCTTTGAGTATTTTCATCATCAGGCATTACGTATTGATCATGCTCATCTTTCTGTATATTAAGCTTATTGGCTAGATTACTCAAGTATTCTTTCTGATCTCTTTTAAATTGACCTTTATTAATAGGAGATACTCTTAAACCAGTATAAGTACCGTCATCATATTTTTCATATAATAACTTCTGTACATCGTTACCGTATTTTTCTTTAGCTACGTTTAGCTATTTTACTAGCTCAGTACCTACTTCTAAAGTATCTCTATCTGTTTTATTTACAGTATTCTAGAGCATGTTAGCTATAGTCTGTAACACCATATTGTCACTATTGGTAGCCATTCCAAACCAATTCATAAATATACTAGTATCATGTTTTGGATCATCAAGCCAAGCTATAGCCTTATCTATATAATCTTGTGGTACAGCTCTAGATTGTAAATATTCTTGTAAGAATTGATAACCTTTTTCTTTAAGAATATTAGTAAATCTATTATTAATTACTGTTAATTGCTGTGCTATATCTGCTATATTCTACTTTATCGTAGCATAGTCGGGTAATTCTTTAAATATATCAGTAGTATCTACAGCATATTGAATTTGATCAATAAGAGGTTTGTAGAATCCTAAATAGTCATTAGACAACTATCTAATTTGTTTAGCATTAATCTCTTCTATTGGCTTAGATAAGAACTTTATACTATCTCCTATAGTATCATTAACATGTTGAACAAATTGTAGTATTCCTTGTTCTGTTTCAGATCTAGATAATTGAGATATTACTGTAGATATTTGATTCCATACTTTAGGATTTTTTACATTATAATGTTTAATGGCATTTAATCTATCTTTTAATCCTTTCTGTATCTTGCCATATAGTTTATCTATCTATTTCTGTTGATTATTATCTAATTTGCTAAATATTTTACCACTATGCTCTTCATTGAAATAATCAATTGGATATATGCTTATTTCTCCTTGATTAACTTTATCAAGCAAGGACATAGCATAATCTTGCAAATTAGATATATTCTCAGGTAATTTAGAATAAACAATAATTTTTTTACCGTTAATTAGTCTATTTATTATACCTTTTATAAATATCCACAGTCTCTAGAATTTACTTTTATCAGTTAATTTTAAATGAGCGCGAAATGATGTGTTTGATAGTACTTCATTTAAAAACTCATCGCTCTACTAATCTTTACCTAAACCATAGAACACACTTCCTAATTTCTTTCTATATTCAATTTGTAATTCGTCAAGTAATTCTTTAAATTGCTCATTAGTTTCATATTCTTTGCGTAAATAAATATGTAACATTTCGTGGGCAACATCTTCAGCATTTAACTATACAGATGAAGTTTTAATTATATCTGAATATAAATATAAAGCAGCTCCGGCTTCAGCTCTAACTCCTTTTTTATAGCCTTTACGTATAATAAAGGGTCTATTGACTTTATTTAATTTCTTAAGAAGTTCTTTAGTTTGAGGCTTTACTTCATCGTGATTAATAAAGAAGTTTACTACATCTACAGTATCTGCAAATTCTCCTAACTATTCCAATAAAGTATTAGAAGTACCCTATTTAATTTCATTTCTTTTATTGTAAGCTTCTATTAGTAATTCACCATTTTCATCTACTTGTTTAGATAATTCTTCTGATAATTGTGTTTTAAAAGCTTCTGTAAAGGTTTCTGCCTTTGCTTTAATGGCTTGTTCACGATTATTATCAAACTAGCTTAAAAGATCTGAAAACAGCTTAGAATCCTCTCCATTAGGAGCTTTATCTAATCCATTGCCTTTATTCTAATCCCAAAGGTAGTAGGCTTTATTTTCACCTACTACCTCTACTAACTCCTTCCATTCAGGAAGATTTTTATTTGGACAATATTTGTTCATATTATAAATTACATATAAATTTGTTAATCAAACCTTCCACTTCTTCTGGAGTAGTTGGATTTTCTTTACGTAATAATTGAGTAAATTCTTCTATTTTGGCATCTACCCAATTCCGTTCATTTAATAAAGAGTTAAATTCATCTTCAAACATAATATTATTTGGTATAACTTCACTAGAGAACATGTCGGCCATTTCTTTATTAGAGTAAGCATTCAAGTTAGTTCCTGTGCCAGAGTATGCAACAAGAAATTCTTTATCAGGGTTATTTCTTGCATATTCGTACAAATCGTGTATCTGCTATGTTATCTATTCTTTAGTTCTAGACGGATGTATAGATTTAGTTAAATCTTTTGTTATTATAGCGTATGATTGCCCTTGAGGACCTTCTGCCTAGCCATAAATTGCTCCAAATTTATTTCTAGCTATTAATGCTGCACCTTTACCGTGTCTTCCTTGTGTATTAGAGCCAAATACAAAAATTTGATTATCTTTTAACTGTGTTATGAAACCTTTATAAGTTTTTCTAGCAGCTAAATCTGTATTATCCTTGCTTAATTCAGTTAAGTATTCCTTCATTTTATACAAAAGATCAGCCTCTAACTAAAGAATGTTTTTAGAATCGCTGTCTTTACTTTCATCAGCTTCACTAAGTACAACATCTTGTTCACTTTCATCTTTATCGTCTTGCTCCCATTCAAATACCATATCCTATTGCTCTTTGGCATAGTTCATATTCTAATAGGGAGGAAGGTCTGTAATCAAATGAATATCAGAATTCTACCAGTTAGGTTTGCTATAATCATCTGCCATATCAGCTAATGCTTCCTGATTTTGTAAAGCTTCTGTGTAATCCCACACACTTTCTTTATTAAAATCAAATTGAGATTCTTTGCCGTATTCTACTACAGTATGCCCTCTATATTTGTATCCTTTCTTAGATACTAATCCATAAATAGGTATATAATTCAAACGTTTAGTATCTGGATCAGCAGCTTGTTTATAACCTATGAGAGAATACACGTGATAATTAGCTGGAGTATGACCTAAACCATCATTTATTTTAATATAAGGATAGAATATAGGGAATTTACCTTCTGTTAGTTTACCCTAATCATTAATATAGGTCATTGATAACCAATTACTAGGTCTAATAGCAGGTTTATCTGTTTTATCCTATCTTTCTCCCATTATAATATTAGGAACCACAGACTAATCATTTAACGATATAGAATATAATTTAGCTCCTTTCTTGTTATATAAGTCTACTGGTTTTACTAGTTTGTCATTCTGCCAGTTATTTAAGAATAAATCATCTCTTACTATAGATTGATCAACTCCATTAGATAGTTCATCTAATTTAGTTTGAATATAATCTGTATAACCTATTGACATTTTATAACTATTAGGAACATATTGGAAGAATGAATTCATAGTAGGATTATCTCCAGATGTAATAAATGCATATACTACTAAATCCTTAAATAATTGACTTACTTTAGGCTCTGGATCTTCTAATAACTCTCTCCAGTAATTTATCAGATTGTTAGCTTGTGACTGATCAGAATCCAATAATGATGAAGTATCAATGAAATCTAATCCATTATAATCTATATTGGGTATCAAATAATTTATGAAATCATTGTTAATAGTGCCATCATTGTTTAAGAATCTACTCAATTTAGGATTACCTTTCAATATTTCATGTTTAAAATTATTAATACGTTTAGCCATTGACATTTTCCCAGTAAACATACCATTAATGTCTATACCATTCTGATATATGAACTGATTGAAAAATCCACTCTTAATCTGAGCTTCCATTCCTGAAATAAGAGCATTTAACAGTTTAGAATCAGCATTATTCTTTCTACCAAGTAATGATAGCATTATGTCTTTCTTACTTAAGAAAGTGTCAGTATTTCTAAGTAACAGATTTTTAAAGATAGAAGTACCAAATGGAATACTGTTTTCAGTTTTCTTAGCAATAAAAGTGTCCTTATAGAATCTTTCAATTTCACCATCTGCAAAGTTAGAATCTTCTGTCATTGCCCACATACCATTGTAATATGTCTGCTATTCTGCAAAGGTTTTACCAGTTTTCTTAGTATCTACTTTAGAATACTTAACCAAATTAGCTAATGAATCAGCGTATGGTTTTAATGCTTTCCAAGCATAATATATACGAACCTATTCTTCATTAAAGTTACTTATCTCTTCTTTATTTAGCTTGAGTAACTCTCTTGTTCTAGATGTATATTCACCATTTTCTTTCTGATATGTACTAAACAAGTCTCGATATTCGTTAGCTCTTGAATTTTCATTACCATTTATAAATTCATATTTTTTCCTATATTTCTTAGTAGGATCATATTTATCAAGTACTGATTCAATTGCTTCATTTTCCAACTGAGTAGGAGTCTTAGTTCTATCTATACCATACTTACCTTTAGTCTTTATTACAGCTTCTGCCATCTCTTTAAGAATAGGCTGAGCAACAAAGTAGAATGTCTACTTACCTTTACCAGTACGTAATAAGAAAGAAACCATGTTGTATGTCCATGAATTAACATTCAATCTTACAATATACGGGTCTTTGGCAATATCTACGAAACCGTTAATCATAGCAGATAGCCAGTCAAGTATTCTACCACCTTTTTTCATACCTGCTACAGGAGTATCGTATATTCCACCTATATTCCATATATCTAGAGTACTAGTGAACTCATTTCTAACCATACTAAGTTTAGTAAGCTGAGTAAGGATATGATGAGCATTATTCAATGCAAAAGGCCCAATACCTGCTTTACCACCAGTATATTCGGCTTTTCTAGCTTCTTGATAAGTAGGAGAGTACACTTCAAACGGAGTAGGATGATAGCTACTAGGTCCTTCAATATCTCTAAGTACTTCCTTAACATTCTCTGTAGCATTATCAATAGATAACTTAAGTGAATTAGTATTATCTTTAGTAAGTAACACTTTCATATAAGCATCAAGCATTTCATTCTTTATAGAACTACGTACGTCTTCATATTTAAGAGCATTACCTTTAGTAATTTTAACTCCTTTATTGTTATAACTAAATCTAGCTACATACAATTTATCAATATCGAAGTCAGAACCAGTAAGCTTAGTAAAGTCTTCAGGGAGCATAATAGTATCACCCATTATTTCAGGGAATACATCTACAAAACGTAATGGAGATATAGACGCAATAGACTGAGTAGGAATACGATAACCAATAGCGTTAGCTGTAGCTTTATCACCAATAATTTCATTGTCAATAAGCCATTGCCTAGCTTCTCTATATGTTAAGTTTTCATAATTAGGTATAAAATACTTAAACAAGTTTATACTTACTACTGAATCCATAGATCCTTCTTCATTAATAGACTTGAGCACTCTACCGTCATTTATCATATTTGGTGTTATTACTTTAGTAGAAGTAGCTTCTAGACCTAAAGTAGATCTTTGAATAAAGGCTCCACCTGGTATATGAACATCAATAACTTGTTTGTTGATCATAGAAATAAATCTACTTTCCAACCACTTGTTATCAGATAGAGAAGATAAAGGAATTATAAACTTGTTATTAGCTGTTTTAAGACCAGATAATACGTTGTCATTAGCATCCGATTCTCTAGCATCATCTTCTAGCATTTTAGCTAGTTTAGGTATATTAACACTACCATCTTTGTTAAATAATTCATCTTCTAAGTCTTTAACACCCATATCAGATAATTTATTCAATGCGTTCATGATAGTATCTTTGATTTCTCTACCAGTTACTTGTCTACCCTCAATGCCATATAAATTATCCATACGTAGGTTAGACAAGTTTACTTTCATAAACTGAGTACCAGCCATTTGTTCTTCGTGTGTATGAGGATTAGTTTCTAACTGTTGTCTTAAGTATTTAAACTTCTAAGTATAAGTAACCAAGTTATTGAAATCATTCAGAGTATTTCCTTCTTCATTAATTAACTCATCAGTAACTTTAGCACTGAGAACAGTTTGCCCATCTCTTAGTTCTATTTCACTGTCTTTAGCTACTCTATAGAACTTCATAGGAGATCTAGAACCAGCTTTAACAGCAGAATCAAATAGAACCATATCTACTGGTTTACTAGGATCTGTCATTCTATCATACAGTGCCTTTATGTCACCAGTAGCTATACTCTTGAATAATGGGAACAATGCCATCTTATTGAAGTAGGGTATACCCAATCCAGGTATTTCATTGAATCTGGTACCAAATGCCATGTACTTCATAGCATTTAATATAACCTTATTAGCTTCAGCATACAATTTAGGGTCAGAATCCCATAAATTAGCTGTATCTTCATTAGTAAGTATATCAAATGCTTTCTTTATTTCAGGAGACCATACACCACGCATTCTAAGTAGATCTCTGGTCATATTAGGACTAATATATACAGCAGCATCTGCTACATTTATTCCTCCTTTATAACCTTCTACTTCTGCTTTAGCGGCTTGTTTAGCTATCTTAACTGACTCTGGATAGATTTTTTCAATTTCCTGAATACTTAAGTCTTTTACTTCATTCCAAGCATCTTCACCTTCTAGTTCTTGAATAGTTTCTTTAATGTTACCTCTAGTAAATAACCCTTCATATATGTAATATTGCTTGTCCATTATTTCATGGTCTTTTAATTCAGCGACTACATATTCGTCTCTAATTGGATCATTAAAGAAATCTAGTCTGTTATTCAAACCAGTAGAAGTAAGAGAACCAAGACGTTTAATTTTATCAATAGATACGTCTACAGGTCCGTGTTCATCATATTTTACTTTATAGTATGCAGGAGCACCACTAAATAGTTTTTCAACCTCATTAATTGATATTATACTATTGATAGTGTAATCAGCTAGCATATCAAATATGGCATAACCTTCAGCATTAGTAGGATCAAGTTGGCTATAGAAAGATTTTCTATTATTTAATTCGATATCGTCAAGTAGTTTGTTACGCAAACTCCATATATCGTTGTTTTCGTTACCTTCAATCAATCCTAATTCTTTAGCTGTAGCTATCTCCTGTTTAACACGTTGATTGATTAGAGAGCTTAAAAATGCCTTCTGCGTGTCTTTAGATAAGTTAAAGAAATAGTCTTTAGCTGTCTGAAGATTTTCTTTAGCTGATTTCATAGGATCATTAAAACTAATGAATCCCTTAGATGTATTAATGCCAGTTAATAATAAGAATCTAGCTCCGTTTCCTTCTAACTTCTTAGAGTGTTTTTTACCATTCTTATCTTTCCAACTTACTTTGTTAGGAGTATGGAAGTTCTTTATTCTTCTAGAAGGTTCTAGCCAGTCATTATTGATAGTACCATCGTCATTGTAATGTAAGCCAGTCTTTTCATCATAATGAGTTGGATCGTCATCTATTTGTCTTAAACAAAGTTCTATTTGATTTAATTCATCATAGCAATACCCAAGCAAAGTATCCATACTTTGTTCTCCATATTTGATATAAGCACCTTGCGGAGTAACATTAAAGCTTATTCTTTCATGGGGCAATCTTATACCTTTAATGAAGTGATAAGTCTTTTTATCTGCTACAGTAGGGAATATGATTCTATCATTAAATACGGCTACCATTTTAGCTAAATAGTCCTCTCTATCAGTAATTCCAAAGTAATCTCTACCAACATCTTGTGAAGTAGTATCTTTGAAGTTTATAAGGGTTTCGACAGACAGATCTTTATTACCATTCTTTACAGAATTAAGTATTATTGAATTGCCATTATATACTACGGAATTTAAGTTATCAAATGTATCTTTATCATTTACTATTTCATTAAGTCTATCTTTAGCAAAGTTATTTTGAGATACCATATAATAACTATTACCATCTGGACCATAACTACTTAAACTTTTATCAGTAGCGTGTTGATAAGCGTAGTAATTCGCAATTTCTTTGATAAATCCAGATGTATTCCATATTTGAGTAGGTTGTAATGACTCTTCTGCTACCTTTATAGGACTAATAGTATTATCTTTATTAATAGAATTCTTAATGTTCTCTAATGTTTCTACTAATCTAGGAACACCACCAAATTTAATTCTGTTTACTAAGAACGAATTTAATAGAGTATATTGGTCTAATCTAGGATTACCGTAATCTCCAGATAATAGCATTCTGTTAAGAGTAGGTTTATCTATACCTATACCAACAGAATTCATCATACGAATAATAATATCTTTCATATACTCTTGATTAGATGCTTCATGTAGATCTATGTTGCTATCCCCTATTCTTAACAAACCTTTATTGTTAGTAAATGCATTTCTAATTCTATTGAAATTATCTATTATAACACGTAAAGTTTGTTTAGCGTTATCTGTTGCTACAATTGCTCCACTTTCATTATACTTAAATATACCAGAATTATTAAACAGGTATTGTGACCATACTCTAGGATAATTAGCTGCTTTTACGTCTACAGTATTATCCTTTAGCTCCATTCTAGTAAATCCTGTTTCGGCATCTTCACTAATCTTTACTGTGATGTAGTTATTAATATCAGATGTAATAACAGTCTCTATTCTAGTAAGCATTGCTTCGGCTTGAGTAGCTACATTAGTGTCAGCACTTAATGAATTCTTTACTAAAGTAGTCAATCTAAGTAATAAAGCTTGATAGAAAGTATCACCATTCTTAGCAAAGAATTGTACTTTATCTATGATGTTGGATATAGTTCTACAGCCAGATAGATCTTTTAATATATTTGTCCAAGCTATATTAGGATCTACGAAACTAGGGAAATGAGTATACTCATCGAATTTAGTTTGAGGAGTGCCATCTTTACCTATTTCATATGCTGGAATAGTTTGGAAGAAGAATTTAACTTCAGCAGGAGCATTATCTCTAATAGATATATTCATACCTTCTACAGTATGTTGGCCTATATTTACTCCTTCTGTACCTTCTTCTATATTAGAAATAGTATCGTTTTCATTTCTATCTACGGCTCTAATTCCTAACTATTTTAGCTTAACAGTAAGCATAGGTAGGATAATAGAATCGAATTTCTCTACTACTTCATTAATAACATCAGAAGGATACTTATAAGCTTGTGCTTGAAGTATAAGTTTAAGTCTATCAAACTTAGGAGCTTCCTTAGATAAATCAGAGTAGTTTATTGTTTTGCCATCAGTAAATGATACTTGGAAGAAAGCATATGTTAAACTGTTTATAATGTCATTCAATTGCTTAACTGTCTGAATATGTTTAAATTTATATCCAGATACTTCCATGTTAGCTCCTTCACCTTTGTATATTTCTCTGAATCTAGCTACATTTTCAGCACTTGGTTTCAATCCATAGTATTTACCTCTATTAATAGCTGAATATATCTTAGCTAATCCGTATTGACCAGTTCTAATCCATAACTTAATAAAGTCGTATATTCTCCTAAACCAGTTTTTAGTATCAAATCTGTAATTTCCTGATTCATTTAGCATGAAGTCTTTAAACTGATCAGCTAATTTTTCATCAATCTGCTTATCAGTTAAACCTTGATCTCTATACTTCTTGTAAATTCTATTTCTGTGTTTAGGATCAATTAACAATTGAGATACTCTATGCCAAGCTTCGTGATATTGAACGCCTTCTGGAGCCTACTCTGAAATCTTTATAGAATCTTCAGTTACTTTACCTACTACAATATTCCCAGCCTCTGTAACATCTATAACAGAAGAAACTATTTCTGGAGTAATACCTAAAGTAGATTGTATCCACTCCTTAGCCTATTCAGGATTCATTCTATTCTAGCTATTAATAGCTAATTCAGATACTTCCTTTTCAGTTACTTCCATATTAGGACCTTTTCTACCCTTACCGTCTAATATAGAAAATATTTCATCCAAATCTATAGTAGTTTGCTTACCTGTCTCATCAGGTAAGGTAATGCTACCTCTTTTAGTTTCTTCCTGAACTTTTTGCTGAGATTGTTCTATTTTACGTTCTGCTGTTTTATCTACTAACATTACATCATCAATGTAAATATTAGCATCTTGCAAAGTATCAGCTACATCTGTTAGTAATATACCTTGCTTTATATACCAACCAAGTACACTAATACCATTAGGATGGCTAGAGTCTACCTACTTATTACCATTACTATCTTTAGTAATACCAAAATCTTTATTAGTAAACTCTAAAACATTCGGTATTAATGTAATCTTATCTACATTGTTGTTCTTTAAGAATAAAGCCAAAGGATATAGTTTAGGATCCTTTACTTGAGACTGTAAATCACCACCTAGATAATTAGAACTTAAACCTGATTCATCAATATTCCAATGGAAATTATCCATTATATAATTTTTCAGTCTTTCTCTAATTTCTGGTACAGTAGTTATATCATTTAAGTTATATACTTGTTGACCTACTACTAATTGATTATCTTCAGTAAGATAGAACTGCTTAGCCATTTTAGCTCTCACTTGTTCTGGAGATAGTCTAGTATCATTAGGATTAGTAGCTGTTTGAGGACCAAAGTTTACTAAGAACTATAATACGTTCTATGGTGTAATATTAGTAACTGTACCATTTGCATCAGTATAGAATTGATCTTTAGAAGTAACTAAGTTGATTATAAGATCGGCTATTTCCGGTTTATCTTTAAAGTTACTATAATTTAGCACTACACCTATTTGAGATGAACTTCCGTCATCTCTAGAAGTCTTAATCATCCATACTGGTTTGCCCATGGGGAAACCTTTAGCTGATATTACTTGGTTCTTAAAGCGAATTACATTACCACCTAAGCCACCTGTAGTAATACCTATCTAAGTATTTTCAGAATTAATTTCATATGGATCTTTAACAGTTAACCAAGAAGATTCAGTAAGATTTCTATTCTTAGGGCTACCATCTTCATTCTTAAGATTTACGATTCTGCCATTGGTTTTTCTTATGGTAGTAGGTACTATTTCCAAGTTAGGATTAGACTATACTTGTTTATTCAACTCTAGTACTTTATTACGTAAAGCACTGAGATTATTTACAATTAACTACTGATCGTTAAATGGCAATCTATTGAAAACTCTATTTCCTCTAGCATACAACCCCTCTACAGTCTTAATGCTAGCTACATATTCTTTACCTTTGTAGTTGAATAAAGCATATATAGCATCTGTAGTAGTACCGTCACCTTTAGTATAAGGTCTTACTACTATACGTACTCCATTCTTAGTTACTTCTTTGATAAAGTCAGGTTGTCCAGATACCTCAGAGAATTCTTCATTGTTTAGATACTGCTCCATACCTTGGAATTTCTTAGGTACTCTAATCCATTGTCCTTGCTCATTCTGCTTAGAATCAGTAAGTCTGTAGTTCAATTCGTGAGAATACGGATCTAATCTAGAATCATAAGTTAATTCTTCTAATTGTCTAGGTTCTGTTGCAGTATCTTCTGTAACTTGTTGTTCCTTAATAACCTAATTAGGAGTTTCTAAAGCTTGCTTAGCTTCATCACCAAGCCATCCACCAAGTATATCACTGAGAGTTGGTACGTCCTCTATAGATAGTGGTTCTGTTTTAGGAGCTTCTTCAACTGGAGATACAGGAGTAGGAGTTTCACTAGGAATAGTGATGGGCTTTTGAGCTTCTTTTTCTTTATTCTATATGTTTTGTTGTTCTCTCTAAGCTATTTCTTCTCTTACTTCTTGAGCAAGCAACTTCAACTCTTCAGCTCTAGCTTTTTCTCTATTTTGTAAGTTCTGTGATATTTTCCACTCTCCCGAACTAACAAAATCATTATAAGCTTCTTTTAATAAATTAGAATCAATTTTATTTTCTATTGCTTCTTTCAACTGACTTACTAACTATTTAGCTTTATCAGAATTACCGTTGTTATATACTTCTTCTTCTAATTGATTTCTAAGGTCGTATATTTCCTACCATCTTTCAGCTTCCTGTCCTTCTGCTCTATCCATTTGTGAAGCAGCTACATACTCAGAATAGTTCTTTACATTAGGATGTTGAGATATAAATGATTCACGTAAAGCATCGCTAGCTTGCTTGTAAGCTTGACCAAATTCATTATTTGTGTTCAATACTACTTTACTGTTTCCACGGCTGTCTCTTTCAGTAGTAAAGAATTCGTTCTGAATTTCTTTAGCATTCTGTCTGGCTGACTTTATATCTTCATCTTCCTGTGGCTTTTCCTACTCTTGAACAGGAGCTGGTTTTTGTTTTAAAGGTTCTGGAGTAACTTCTTCACCTTCTTCTGCTACTTTCTCCTATGTTCTACCAGAATACAAGTCTTCTATATCTTGAACAAAATCATCTTCTTTAGCTTCAGAGTTCTTCCATTTGTTTATTTTAGCCATTATAGACTTCTTATCATCAGAAGACATTAAATTATTTTCTTCACGTGCTCTAGCTTGATCTAGACTGGAAAGAATTAGCTATTCCTGAGCATCAGCTAAATCCTGATGTATAGATGGAACCTAAAAATCAGATTCAGTTAAATTATATTCACTTAATACTTTCTTAAGTTTATCATAACTATTCTCTAATGCCTTCTTATCAGTATTTAATAGATTTCTGAAATGAATTACATCTGCTTTAGATGTACGTATACCCGCATTCTTTTCAAGATCATTGAGTTTAGTACTATTCTACTCATAATCATTTATAAGTCTATTATATACTTCTAATTCAGAATAAAGAGAAATAGCATTTCTTATATCTTCTACAGATATTTGAGAACGTTGTTCATCAGATAATTTAGATATTACTTTCTCGATTTGCTTATTTACCTCTTCTCCGTTCAGCAAACTTTGCATCTTATTAGAAGATGCTACAAAATTTTGATCTGCTTCTTCAACTAGCTTATCGTAATGATCTTTTAAAGCTATAAGTATATTGTAATCCTCAGTATTTGGTTCTATGCCTAATGCTTCAGCCTACTTTAACGCTGACTCAGATGTAGTTATATTCTTTACTCTATTAGCATTATTTCTTTCAGTTTCTATATCTTCTTGAGTAAGACCATCAATATTAGCAGATTGAAGATTGTCAAATGACTGCATCAAGTTATCCCACTTATTATTAGCAGCCATTTCTGCATATACAATGTCTTTTCTTACTCTATCTTTTTGATCTAGTTTTTCAGCATACAAAGCTGATAGCAATTTATCAGCCTGTAATTGGTCTCTAGTTTGTAAGTAAGTGGTAGCAGCACCTATTCCACCAGTCATTAGACCACCAAGTAACGCACCACCTTTAAAATTCTCTAAGAATTCAGCATCATCCGAATATACAGAATCCCAAGGAGTAATTGCTGCAAATATAGATCTTGCTCCAGATCCCATGTTCTTAATGAAACTCTTTGCTAGATTAGGATCTTCTTCAAAGTGTCTATTAATATAGTCCTAACCCTTCATATATTGGGTTCCTTCTTCCGCTCCTTCCATAGCAGAAGATATGAGAATTCTACCACCTAAATCTAATATTGCTTTTCTCTTAGTCTTTTTAGGCAGTTTATCTACACTATCTATACCAAAGCTGGTTATATCGTCTATACGTTCGGCTAATTTACCCTTTAGAAAATCTTTGCCTTTATCGTACTTATTTGCTAAAGTTTTTAATCCTCTTACACTTTTAGCTATTTTGCCCAGTGGTACAACTTCTAACATAGTTTGAGTAGCATCCCAAGTAGACAAAGCCATATTGTCGGTATAAAGTGATTTCATACCTTCAAAATTGTTAAGACGTATTTTATCGAACTTAACATTGTTTACTTTTACTTGATTAGTAAGTAATTGATCGTATACGTAATCATCATTATCAATCTATTCTTGAGTATAAGAACCCATTCTTTGCATTTCTGCTTTGGCATCCTTTAATAACTGTTTAGAAATACCACTTTTATCAATCTGATTAAGTACAGCAGATTTATAGTTACTGTATACTTCTCCTTTAGATTCTCTTTCTCTACTTAATAGATTACCTAATACAGATACTCCTGCTCCAGCAATCATACCAGCTGCTGCTCCAATAGGGCCAAAACTAGAACCTATAGATGTAGTAGCATATGTAGTTCCAGTAGTAAGTATATCATTAGTAATAGTAGCTGCTGAAGAACCTAATAAACCTGGCAATTTAAACAAATAAGTATCTATATCAGTAAGATCCATACCTGGCTGTTGTGACTTTCTACGATAGTAATCAGATGTTAATTTACTATTGTATTCATCAGCGGTATTTTGAGCAACATCAGCCTAGAATAAGGCAGAACTCTTTTTAGCATACAAAGTATTAGGATCTGCATAAGATCCTGTTGCTTTATCTATCTGTTCAGTTGTCTAACGATCTATTTCACTTAAAGCTGAATTCCAATTTCCATTAATGAAATCAGTTTTCAGCTTTGTATTCAAAGAAGAATCATTTAATTTATCATTTAAGATATTATCATATGCTTCCTTGTTATTAAGAATAGTATCTGATAATTGTTTTACCTACTGTTTTAAGTCTTGGTTATTAGGGTCTTGTCTTAATTGTGGAAGTATGGCATTAATATTACGTACAGCTTGAATATAATTTTTAGCATTTAGAATTGTATTATAATCCTAATCAGCCATTACATAATCACCTAATGCACTATCTCTAATAGCTTCATTTCTTTTAAGATTCCAATCATTAAAAGCATTAGATACCCAATCTGTAACTCCATAATCATCAGGAGCCCCCTCATAAGAGGGGTTCTCCATAGTATGGAAATATTCTTCTATATTAGCTTTAGGAGCCTAGTAAGCATCATATAAAGCTGTTCTCTATCTTATACTATCTATTAATGATGTATCGTATACTTTTCTTTTCATATTATCTTATACTTCCTAATGTTTGTAATGCTGAAGTTCCGTATTCATTTTTAGCTTGGGATGTACCGCCTATACCTGTAGGTGAACCACCTTGCCATCTTTGATTTACTCTTTGCCAGAATTCTGGAGCATTGTTAGTATTTGGTAGTGTTTTGAATATATTCATTTCAAAATATTCGTGGCCATCTTCTCCAACTACCTCTGTAACTTCAGCCGCTTTATATAAATCCTTTAAAGCAGTTCTAGTACTTTGTCTACCAAATGGAGCTACTAAGTTATCTGCAAATCCTCTTGTTAGACCTTTATCACTCCATAAACCAGTACCTAAAGTTTGTTCTATAGTTTCCTTTGGAATTCTTATTTTACCAGATAAAGCAAACGTACCTGGTCCTACTTTTACCATTTTTCCTTCAGGTAAGAACTATACATCAGCTAGATTACCAGATTCTAGTACTTCCTTCAACGGGAAGCTTGTATCTCTACCAATACCAGCTACTCTTTCTGCTTTTCTAGGAGTAGTTTCAGAAGCAATTTGGAATACTGTTTCAGGTAATAGAAAACCTCTGGAATCATTAAATTGGTATACATTCTTAGTAGTGCCATTCTCATCTTTTACTTCTTGTTGTGAACCACCTATACCAGTTAATAAATCATCACTCTCAAGTAAGCTAACATTACCTTTAATCATATCCAAAGCTGAGTTTACACCTTTTAAGTAACCTTGTTTAGAATATTCTTTATTACCGCTTACAGATATAGGAGAGAAGCCGGATACTTTTTGGAATTCATCTCTAAGTACATGTTTATTAGCAAGACCGATCATTTGAGCTTGTAATCTATCAGCTGCATCAGATGCACTTCTAGCTACTATTAAGTCATTATCATTACCTGTAGCTCTATAAGCATTAGAATACTGCATTGCAGCCTGATTAAGTTGCATATATGAGTTCATCATGTTATCAATATTCTATACACCTTTCTTAGCATCTTGAGCTATCTTAGTATTTGGATACTTACTTATTAGACCTTCAATATAATTTCTATATTGATCAAATCTAGAACCAATTCTAGATTGCACGCTTCTGGTAATAGATTCATTTAAAAAGTCTAATCTGGTAGGATTAGGTCTAATTATTTCATCTTTACCAGTTCTGCTTGCAGCATGCTTAGCTTGTATTAACCACAATGGATCGACAGTATCTTGGTTTACTATTCTATCTCTTTGTGAATCTGCAATCATTCCTACAAACGCCTCTCTAGCAGCAGCTTCATTACCACCCGTAGCTTGCAAAGCTTCTTTATAATATTTCTGCCCTTGAGGTGTACTTACTAAATCATTAAATCTAGCATTAGCTATGTCATATAGTGTGTCGTATGTAATGCCAGCTCTATTGTACTTAACTCCATCTTTCCATACTGAACCTAAACTACTAGGTTTGAGATTACTAAAGTAAGGATTAGATAGTTCATCAGCTGTCATGTATCTAACAGGAGTAATATCGCTAAATACTCTTTTATTACCTAGTGTATCATACTGAGGAATATTAGAATCATCCCATCCTTCTTTATATTTTCCTTCAGCTTCCATCTTAGCTCTCATCTCCAATCCAGCTCTAAGATTATCCGCACTTTCCTTAAGTAAGGATAAAGAAGAATAATCTGTGCTATTAATTAATGATTGTAAGTTAGCTCTAAAAGAAGCATCCTTCATAGCATCAGGATTATTTGCTATCTAATTGATAGCGTTCTGTACATCTTTTCTATTAATAGTTAAGTTATACCAATTCTAAGTATCTACAGCGGAAGGAGAACGAAATTCTCCAAATTTCTATAGTGCTGTACTAAACTATTTAGCTGCCTCATCTACTGCTGCTTTCTGTGTAGCTCCTATTCTATATAATTCACCAAAGTTAATAGGAACGTACGTATTCATTATAGGGGCTTCAGCAGCCTAATCATATCTATTAGCTGTCATTATTTATTACCTCCCTTATTTAACCATTTCTTAAATTGACTCATATCAGCAGAAGTAAATCCAGCTTGCAAGAACGGATCATACAATTTAAGCATAGCGTTATCTCTACTTCTTTGATTACTCATTAATTCTCTATTTTGAGCCCATTGACTTAACTGACTTAAACCAGTTCTGCGAATATTTCTAGCAGCAGCTCTATTACGAGCGTTAAGTTCAGATGCTAAGTTGGTAGCTTGAACCCACTGTTGTCCTAAATTATTCATTGTATTTGCATATTCAGCTCTATACTGATTATTTGCATTACTTTCAGCAGCTCTAGCAGCAGCAATAGCCTTATTGGTAGCAATTGCATTCTGTAATCTAAACGCCATATCTTGACCAGTATTAGTTCTTTGTTGACTAGCTGCATAATTAGCTACATTTCTATTAGTTTCTATGTCTCTGAGTAGTGGATCAATATTGTATCTACGTCTACCCATAGTGTTAGTAATAGCTGTAGCATACGGGTTGTAATTAGCAGGTACTGCTTCTGGACTACTAGTAAACAGATTAGACATTATAGGAGCTAAAGAAGCAGCTCCACTAATCAAACTGCTTAGCCCTTCTAATATTACAGGTTCCTCTTGTGGAGCAGTAATTACAGGTTGTACTGTTGCACCCGTTATAGTTCTAGTTCTAATATCTTCTGGAGTAGCATCTATGTCAAAACTTTCATCTATAGTATCCAGATTAGGTATTATCTCTGGAGCAGTAACTTTAGCAGTTTTAGGTATTACTCTAGAAGTATAGTTAGTAGTGGTTACTTTAGGAGATGCTTTTCTAGTAGCATTTATAGTAACTTCTGGCAAGTTACCAGCATCTATTTCTGATACTCTACCGTAATTATCCCAAGGAGCAGTAACGTCACCTTTCATGCCCCAAGTATCTCTAACTCTTGGTGTAGGGGCACTGACACCCATACTGATTTCACCAGCAAATCTAGGATCTATCATAAAACCAGCAGCATTATATCCAGCTGGAGTATTATCACCTCCTCTAGCAAAACTTTCTAGTTCTTTAGTTTTATTCTTAATGCCTTTCTTAGCTTTAATACTTTCCTGCATAGCAAATAATTTGTCATGCATTAATTTGTTATTCATCTCGTTAAGCATATCTGCATTCTAAGCATATATGTCTTTTCCTTTACTTTTCTTTCTAGTCATTACTTTATCACCTAATTCTGCAAAGGTTTTATTTGTACCTGGTACTTTCAAAGTATTACTTAATATTCTACTTCCTTCAGGTAAGTTTACTAAATTACTATCGGTGGGTTGTCCTTGTTCTGGTACTTTACTTACTGTACCATCTGGAGTCTGTATTAGTTCTCCATCATCTACATAAGCCAATGATGACGGAACTTTACCTCCGTATTCAAATACATCAGTATCAAACTCCGTATTATCTTCATTAAACTCATTAGCTAGTCTTTCTGTGCCAGCTACAGCTTCTCTATTTTGAAATGCATTCAATCTTATAGCAGCTCTACGTCTTCTTAATTTCTTATTTCTAAATGCACCTCTTAAGCCAGTACCCAGAGTACCTTCATCAAAGTCAGTAAATGAGGTCATTTCTGCTGCCTTTCCTTTTTTACCTATGAGACCAGCAGCTGCACCAGCTATACCACCTACTAATCCACCTACAGGCCCCCCTATAGTCATACCAAGTTGCGCACCAGATCCTGCTCCTTCTGCAATACCAGCAATAGATTGCATAGCAGCTTCTCCGCCTGTAGTAGCTGTAGATGTCTAGAAAGGGCTAGTTAGTGTATTTATTGCTCCTGGTATTGCCTAAGCTATGCCAGATATATTTCCTATGCCAACATTAGTAGAGTTATTTTTAACTATAAGGTTGCTAGGATTATTAGGAGCAATACCTCTAGATATAGAGGATTGTAATTCCTGCATATTACTTAAAGATACCGGCAAACCAAACTACGCAGCAGGAATCTATATTTTTCTTTTGTTTTTATTCTTTTTCATATTAAATTCTAGAATATCTATAAGTAGTTGTTATCTAAGGTATCTAAAAAGAATAATCCTTATCTGATTTAAACTTATAATCACAAACCATATATTTACCTCTCATTCTGGCAGGAAATGACATATTGTCTTCTTCCTCGAATTGATCCTATCTTGGAACAGGCATTCTATAAGTATCTTCACGATAGTCAAACACTAAATCTTCTCCTTCTTTATTCGCTACTTGATGTTTAGTATTGAATTTTATTCCATCTAATATATCGTTAGTTAATATCTTATTATTAGGATCTATAAACTCTCCTTGTAATGCAATATTATCAAATACTTTAGTATATTGAGGGTCTTTATTTACTATGATTCGTAGTCTTATATCCTTACTTGTATCACCAAATCCTTCTATATCTAATGAATTTATTATATAAAATTCATTATTCTTAGTAGCTACAACCTTATCTCTGAGAGGTAACGTAAAATCTGGATCAAATGTATATAAAGATGTAAATACATTTAGCTTCTCATTATATATCAAAGACTTATTATATAATCTAAACCATACTTCGTCATATTTCTTATCATACAACGAATTAGCTCCTTTAGTTTTCTAACTATACATTGTGTTCATATATGATTGTACGTTACAGTCTTTTGTGATTATACTTATTCCGCCTCCTGTAGATTTACATATTTCATTCTTATCCTAGTCATACCAATAAATGCTATTACTAGAGTTTACTATACTTCTATCATTAATAACCTTAGTACCATTTAAAGTACTTAAGTAATCGTATCTATCTAATACACCACCAGTACCTAATACTAACTAACCTACATTATTATCTTGTATCAATGATCTTTCATTTACAGATAACACTCCAAAAGCATTATTCTACCAAAAGTATAATCTATTAAATATACCTCGTATGTTAGTTATTTCTCCATACTGATAATCTACATCTATGAAATCAGCTGGTTTAAATACAGACCAATTGTCTATATTTTCATTGATAGTTTTAGCCTGTGATACATACACTCTATTGGCTGATTTTACATTAGCTTCATCGTATAGACCTCTAGTACTGAATAATTTAGCATCTGGTGTTACTGAATAAACATCATTATACAAATAATATGGTTTACTTTGGGAATGATATTGCTACATTTGAGTAGGCTCTAATTGCATAAAAGCATCCACTGCACCTGTACCTGCATTGTATGTTCTATTGGTCATTTCACCCATAGATAACTTTAGGTTTATAGTGCTTTCTAAAGGAATGTAAGCTCCAAAGTATCTCTTGTTTTCATTCCATTCATTTACATCATTCCTTTGAAATATCATCTGGCACGGATAGTCTAGTATCCCTAAGTAAGTATCACCACCAAATGCATATACTGTATTATTAGCTTTATTACCATAAGCTCCAACAGGTATATAAGTATTACTAGTTCTAGATGAATAAGTATTACCACTGTAAGGTATAATTGCTTTTTTAACATTAACTACAGTTACAACGCAATTATTCATCATATTAGAGTCTCTGTAAGCAGAAACTCCTTCTATACTTTGCTTATCCTATTCAGAAGATTGTAGTATCATACATGGCCCAGCTGGACCATAGGTAACAACATTATCACTATCTCCAGCTTTATAAAATTCACTAGTTGCCCAATTAGTATAAGCAATGTCACCTATATTTATCTTATAAGGAGCTACACCACCATTATTAGTTACATTATAAGGTATATTTTTTGCAAGTTTAGCATCTATAATAGTCTATTCTGCTGAATTATAGATAGAAGATCCTTTAGAATAGAATTTTTGTATGTAAGCCCCACAGAAATCATCTTTATGAATTTTAAATACTTGAGCTGCATTTTCAGATTGGCTGTCATCTTTATTGACTACCTTGGTCCATTTTCTATATTCAGATGAATTTACAACTGTATTATTAGGTGGATATACACTTCTATTATTCATTCCTACCCAATTCTATACATTTACTCCAGTGGTTGTATCTACTTCTGCTGTACTAAAGTAAGAATGAATAAGACTTTCCTATTTAATATACACATTATCTTTGAATACTTCTTCCGCTTTCTCTCCATTAAAACAAACCTCAGGAGATATAAATCTCCAATACCCAGATGCTATGTCGTTAGTATCTATAGTACTAGTTCTTTTAAATACAGAACCGGTAAGATCCATTACCATTTGCCTACGCTTGTTCATCAAAAATGGCATTGGTCTGTACTCATTCGTATCTTTAGACGTACCTCTACCAACTTCACCGTTATCTCTATCTTCTACTATCTTATAATTATGTAGTGAAGTAATTACTCCTTGTGATACAATTGTTCTATCTTGTTCAGTACGATCACATCTAACTATTTCATATGATACAGCGTCTATAGGGAAGTTTTTTACTGTAAATCTAACTCCTATAGGCATAGACTAAAATACATTATTGCCTATATCCTAATTAAATGCTGGAAAAGTATCCATGTTAGGAAATCTTATATCCCCTATCCATAATGTTGGTGATGCTATAGATTTACTATTGTAGAATACTATACCAAATCTATATACCTCGTCTCGTTGATAACTTCTAAATAAAGCAGATATTACTGGATCAGCGTAATTCTTCTATCTTGTGGCAGTCTTTATTTTCTTAGTAGTAGCTAGTTCCTATTTGTTAAAAAATATATCTGTTGGATCTACATGATATAAGTCCATACTTTCTACAGTTTCCGAACTATTGCTAATACCTACATTGTTTCTTAATCCGCCATTTAAAATAGAAATAAAGTCTTCCTTTAATTCAGTATATACGAAACTATACTCTATATTAAGACCGTTACCTCCTAGTTTATCATCCTTACCGTAAACATATGGTAATATAGTTAACTGCCCACTAATGTCTCTCTTAGCATTATAAGGGTTAATACAATCGTGATGCGCTGGAACTTTACGCATTGTGTCATAGTCTTCAATTCCAAAGTACATATAATCATTCGGATCTGAAGTTTCTAATCTAACGTTACCATCCTTATTTGCTCTATATGCTCTAGCATCATACTCTACTAGCTTACCATTATCTTCTATCATAGGAACCCAAGAGGTTTCTGTAATATTAGAAGCAAATAATCTGTTCTATACAGAAGTAATACTGTTACAAATAAAAGCATAACTAGTAAAGGCGTTAAATTCTTCTTGAGTCATAACACTAAGCTAATTACTGCCTGTATCTGTATAACTTATTACATTCTTGTCTGTATCTATTTCTATATCATCTGCTATAGAATAAGTAGGAGTAGAATTGTTATCTTTATAGAAGATACGAATAATAGTACACCTATTAAAATCTTTAGTATCTAATGGAGCCTATATAGTACATCCTTTACCAGTATAGGAATCTTTCTATGATCCATAATGATCTACTAAGTTAGCACTAATACTAGAAGCATCTAGATGCACACAATTACTCAAACTAGATATAGATGTCTGTTGAGAATGAGGATTATATAGTCTATAACAATACTATACCATGCCAGCTTGAAAGTTACCAGATACTATTTCTGTAATTTCAAATGGAGGTAACACTGCATTAGGTATTATATCAATGCTATCAGGATTAAGTATGTTACCATCAGAATCTACTAATGGATTATCTTCATTAGGATATTTTACATACTTATCACTCATAATATTAATTACCTTAATAGATGAATTGCCATCTGTAAAGTAAGCTTTAATATTTGATTGTGTTTCATAATTTAATACTATACTCAATTGATTTGAATTAGCTTCCTCACATAACCTTAATTTTCCCTATAATACAACTGTACTAACTAAATTGGGAGAATCAAAATTTTCTATACGATATATCTTATTATAGCCATCCACTAACTTAGTAACTACTACAGCAATATCATTAATAGTTGCAGTACCTATTATTTCTTCAGTACTCTTGATGCCATAATTATACTTTTTAGCACCCTCTACACTCTAAAGAACACCACTAGTACTAGAATCATCAGTAATGATACGAACATCCTAACCAAATCTATATTGATTACTTGGTAACATACTGGCGGCACTATCAGTGTTCATTCCACCATAAAATGTATTTATTTGAGCTGTATTACTAATCATAATCTATTCTAATTATAAAGTATTTGTTCTTCACCAGTAGTACTAAAGAAAGTATCATGATCATTAAATTCTGGATAAAGCTTATGATAGGTATTTTTAATACTTTCCAGTTCATCTACTCCAGGTAACATAGCTTCAGCATAAGCCTACTTTCTATAGTAGTTCCAGCTAGTCTTCATTTCTAAGTAATCCTACTAAGATATTTGTCCCTTTAGCTTTCTCGGATACATTAATTTTAATGTAACGTACCACAATAATGCTTCTTTATAGGATTCCATATCTGGTATCATAGGCATGCCTTCTTCATCAGTAAATATAGCATAATATTCTATTTTAATAAAACCAGTGGGTATATTAGTCATAATATAGCCAGGTTTAGTCATATACTATAAATCTGCGCTGTACATTGTACCATCGGTATGAGCAAATTTACCATTTACATATCTGTTAGATGGACTAGCTACTGTATATTGATTTACTAAAGCACTTAAAGTATCACGCATGTTAGAATCTGAATTAAGTTTATCTAAAGCTTCTCTATCAGATACTAAATTAAATAAGTTCTTTACTAAAGGTATTAAGCCAGCATCAGGTATAAACATACACGGCTTATCTACACATTTGTCATGGTATACTCCAAAGCTGGATGTAGCTTTTCTCATAGGTAACCAACCACCATTATTACAAAATGAAAATGCTACCTAACCTAACTTATATAGATCACACGGTAAGGAAGCCTAATGACATTTAACGGGTAATATAGTTACCTTATGTTCATACTATTGTATAGCTCCAATCTTAAGTAAACCTTCACAGATCCATTCAGAAATATCTGATATCTTGATTTCCTCTTCCTTTAAATCTAGATCAGAAATAACCTTTGCTAGAACTGTCTTGGAGCTAATCATTCTATTGTTTATCATAATTCTCTATAATCTTTGAGCTTCGCGAAAATTATAGAAGCTAGCGTGCGCTTATTTTCCCTTGAAGCTATAAATTGATATTTACTCTTGTTAGTTAACAGACAATTCTTCTTACACCAATAAAATCTGTACTTAAAATAGCCACTATGATCATTTAGTAAATATACAGGTTTACCTGTTTCCTTAGTAGCTTTCCAATCCCATCTCAAACTCTTACCTGAGAATTCTTTTGGTTGATGCTTTATTATCTATAAAGTACCTAGCCTGCAAGGTAATTTAAATTCTTTACAGTTCTACATTATTTCATCTCTAATGTACTTAAAATAATCTGTTACTATTGCTTTATATGTCTTTAAATTAACATCATACTAGGTATTAGCATCAATTTGCTATTTATAATTAATATAAAAATCAGCAATAGTATAGCTTTTTCTGTTATATTTTACTCTTTCTCTCATTTGTTACTATATCTATTCTGAGTATCATCTTTAGAGTCATTAGTAACGTCACTAGGAGAAGCTACCATAACTCTCAATTCTTTCTCTAATATCATCTACACAATAGTAGGTATCATAGCTGCTGGTATAGGGTATTCATCATCTGGATTATAACACGGTATATCCTTAGTAGGATCCTAAAGTATAACATCTATACTTATATATTCTAATTGGTTAGAATCTCCTTCAACGTATATTTTGTTATTCTTAACCCAAGCGATATAGTCTTTACATGTAGCTTTTCTATATTTTTGTAATTTAGCTTTAGTATAGCTACCTAACTATATTAGATTACCAAACATATCACGTACAGCTATTACTCCTGGTTTATATCTAAAGTTGATTAAAGTAGGTAGTTCTTTTTCTCCAACGAATACAAATTTACCAGGAACAATTTGTACTCTATCTAAATGAATAGGTTCTAATGTAGTGACATACGCTTCATCAACATCATAACCCTTATCAATAGCCTACTTTATAAGCATTGCTCTGTAATAGTGAATCCATAATTCAATCTAATGTCTAGATAGGTGTTCAGATTCAGTTATGTTATTATTACGAGCTATCTATAAAATATTATCAATTATATTTGATAGTGACATAATATTATTATTTATTAACGTTAATACAGAATAAAACGCATTTTAAGACTTGTAGCAGCATTTTATATATCTTCCCTTACAATCCCTTTAGGGAACTAATAGCTCTTCTTACACAGCCTTAAAATAAAAAAAAGGTTGATCTTATTGATCAACCTTATTCATTGCATCTTTCATATCCTAAGGTAACATATCTTTCATAGGTGGTGGAACCATCTAATTGGCCTTCCTTATGATATTTTTTAATTCATTTATTTCATTTTGAAGCTCTACTATCTTTGAATTTTCATTAGTAGGCTCATTATGAATTTCAAGTTTATCTAACAGTTGCTGACATTTAGCCATTTCCTCATCACACTTAGCTATGGCTTCTTTTCTTTGTTTATAAGTATCGTACTAGCTACGTACTATATTTATTATTTCCTACTTATTTGTAGATATAGTTAAACCCAATGTACTATCAGTTATAGTAGACTTATTCTCAGGTATAGTGAATTTCTTCGATTCCCCATTACATTGGATAGTTATATCTACTAATTTTTTACGCTATTGATTAGGCATAGGAAACTAACCAGGCGGTAAAGGTTCTTCATATACATTACTTACTTGAGTAACCTAACCTTCGTTATATTCGGTTGTTTTCTTAAAAGTACCTATTACTTCTATTATATATACTTTATCCCCTATATTTAATTGATTAAATAACATAAGTATAGTATTTTTAAGGGCCCTTTATTGGGCCCTTTATTATTATTAAGCTGCCGGAGCAGTAGTAGTGTTATCTCTGTTCAGCAAGTATCTGTAGTAATCGAACGGGCAGCAGTTCGGATTAGGTACAAAATAAGCTGGTACAGGGCACGGACTCTTCAATTGACTTACAATGTTAGCTGTCTGAGCCTACTGAGAAGCTGACAAAGCTAACTGATTATTTTCCTGGCGAAGAGCGTCAATCTTGTTCTGCATTTCACGCATTTCAAGTTGACAGAACTTATCATTGATAATCTATGTTTGTGCATCAATCTTAGAACCAAGAATATTAAATTTAGTAGTATTGTCAGATAACAAACTATTAAATCCAGAAGTAATAGCACTCTGTAATGTATTAGTCTAGTTACACATAGATAATTGACTTTCATAACCCATCTTAGTGATATTATTATTTACATCAGCTATAGAGGATCTAACATCACAGCAACAGCTAGCTAACTGAGAAGCTAATGAAGCATTACCAGAAGTAATAGCATTAATTACTTCACAACTTGCAAGTTTAGTATCACAAGCTATCTGACTTACTCCTGTATTGATAGTATTCAAGGCAGTCTGAACAGAATTAATATCACAGTTCAAAGTAGTTGAAAGTGTACTAATAGCATCTTTATTACCATTGATAGCCTGCATTAACAGATTGGTATTAGCGTCAGTGTTTAATTCAGAAGCCAGAGCACCTGCATTACGACCACCAAATCCAAATCCATTACCACCCCAACAGAAGAATAGCAATATGATCCAGATCCACCACCAGCCGCCATTACCGCCCATACCGTTATTGTTCATCATGGCAAGCAAAGCAGCAGGATCCATACTACCTTTATTAGCATTTTGCATTAAAGCAGCAAGACCAGCATCAATACCACGATCTTGCACAATAATTCTATCTTCTAACATAATTGATTTATTTTAAAATTGATTTTTATTAATATCTGATATAGCGAGTAGATCTACCACTACGACTATATTCATCATAAGGATTGTATTCTCTTTCGCTTTCGCGTTCAAATTTATCGTATTCTTCTAGATCTTCATTACGTCTTAGAGGATAAGATCTATACATACGCATACCTCCTCTACTTCTACCTCTAGAACCGCGTCTAAACATTCCGTAAGTTTCTTCATCTTCTTCATGTTTTTCAAGTTCTTCTTCGTAGCATTCCATTTCAGCTTCTCTAATCTTATCACACATTACATACTGGTAATAGTACCACATTTTACCTTCGTCAATGTCTTTGTCATTAAGCCAAGCCTTTGCAAATTCTATATAATGTTTAATATTGTTAGAACCAGTAATGTTTAACAATACTTTGTAATAGTCAGAGTAAACCATATTCAATGCTACAAACCAATCATAACGATTAAATTTACCACTGAGTGATATTCCGTACTGACTAGCTAAAGCAGAAGTTTCCTCTAAAGACCAATGTGGTCCACGAGTACCATCCTCATTTTCCATTTTCATTACAGCTTTACGAGCGTGTTCCTCATTAAAATGTGGACCGTGTTCCATCTCATAAGCTTTTACACGAAATATTCTATGCATATTATTATTGATTAATAATTATTGAATATATTATTACTTAGGTACCTCTACTATTCGTGTACCTGTTACTTTGATAAGTGGATTGGTATTAACTATTTGATATTCCTTTGTTTCTATTTTTTTCCAATCAAAGTGCCAGAATCTAACCCAGCCATTTTTATAGAAATTCTTATACTCTTTCTTCTTGTATATAAGAATAGTCTATTGATTTTTTAAATCTATTTTGGCTGTTAGGATTGAGTCCTTTCTTTCAACTATGATAGTTGTTAATGGATTAAGCTTTAGTTCTTCTTTAAAATCTATAGCTTCTTTCTTGATTACTGTCTTAACAGAATCTTTAATCTCTGTATTGATTACACTAGCATTGGTTAGATTCTTGTCTTTGATTTTAAGCTCTTTCTGAGTCTATTTCAACTATAATAATAAACTATCATTACTATGGTTTAATTCTTCTATAGTAAGCTATAGTGTTCTGTTATTATTCTAATTATTAGATACTATATCCTAGTAAGTTCTAACATTAGAAGTTATTCTATTTATCTCTGTATCTTTTTTCTATAACTAATTGTGCTAAACAAAAATAGTCGCAATAAGTAAACTGATTAAACCTACTGCGACTACTTTGAAATTCTTTCTGCACCAATTAATTATGCTTAGTATTGGTATCATCTGAAAATTCTTTATCTAAACTGACATCTAAAAACTATTCCCCTTTCTTCTTTATTACTCTCTATAGTAGACCCCATATTTTCCAATTAGGATGTATTCTACCTAAATTCTCAAGTAACTAGAAAAATTCTACCAGAGCTATAGCACCAGCTACAAATTCTACTGCTGGTATTGATATAGAAGTTATAATAAAGGTTTCTATAGTAAATGCTCCACATATGGCAACTATAGAATCTCGTAATTTATAAAATATCTTTGAATATAATCTCCTTGATTGTTCTACTACATTATGATACTTCTTAGCTTTCTTATTAGCTTTACACTCATACATAGAATCAACAATTATAATTCCTGATAAAGCCAATATAGGGACATACACGGGAGAATATAAAGACAATAAACCACCTATAGTGCTAATTGTAACCTTTTCAACACTACTAAACATGTTCTTAAATATTGACATTGTTTGTTCTCCTATCTGATAATAATTCATAGCTAAAAGTCTGATAATGTAATCAAAAAAGTCCTAGAGATTTAAAAGGGGGAAAATCTACTAGGACTGATAATTTGTTTGAGATTTAATATTAAAACGCACAGTTACTGTATAGGTTACCACTTGTAAATAAACAGTGTGTTCAACTAATAGCGCTTCTTATCATTTTATGGCTTTGGAGTTTCAAGAGCCTATACCCTAGCAGTAAGACTTGTAATTAGATCATTTAGAATCTTACCTTGAGCTGACGATAAAGCAGTAGTTGTCGAAGTAGAAGTAAGAACATTTTCAACTACTGTCTTTGACCTATTTATTGCATCATTTGTCTAAGCTATAGTATATACGTCTTTTTTATTTGCTTTCTCATTTATAATGTTTAACAAATGTTCTATTTGAGAATTTTGTGTATTATCTTCCTTATTGTTAATAGGAATCCATTTTTTGCCATCATAAGTTTTTATAACATTACCATTAGCATCTTCAGACAAATCAATCCAATATGTTACTTCCATTGGATTAGGAGCATAGAAAGATGCTAAAAAGTTAGGGTTCTCTTGTTTTATCATAAGTTTATTAAATTAAAGTTATAAAATATTTAGCAATAGATCCCAATATTATAGATGAAATTCCAATTGCTAAGTCTTTTTTATTCCATTTGCCGTTATAGTAGTGGCAACGGTCGCTGTTTTCCTTTATAAAGAGCATCAGCAGTGCAGTGCTGCCACAGAATACTATGGCGGTGGATAGATATACCACCGCACCTAAGATGTTATTTTTCATACCATAAATAATTAAACAATTAGAAAACATTACACCGAAACTCCATTGGCATCTACCCATGAAGAACCGTTCCACCATATAGGTTTACGCAGGGTCACATCAAAAAATTGAAAACCGTTATCTGCATTGCCAGGACGTTGTGAAGTAATTCCTACATTTAAACATGGAATTGCGAAAAAATCAAGAAACGGACTTTTTAAATTCCCATTCGTTGACATCAAGACTCCCTGATTGTAAAAAAAATGCGGGTATAAAGTTTTGTCCGGTATGTCGTCCTTTACTGGTTTCCACAGCAATACCGATGTCTTCATACTTGACCAGGTAGAATCATGTTCACCGATTAATGCACAGTCTGAAAAATCCTGAAACGATAAGGTTTCAACGTCATTAACCGAACTGAATCCAACAACAACTTCTTTTTTCCCGTTAGGTGACTCTCTGTATACCTCAAACCCATAATTCTTACCCGGGTTTATATAGAAATATGGCGTTTTCCCTTTATCACTATCAGTAATATCCATATTAAACACACGTTTGGCAATAGGTATATTTTCTCCACACAACAGATATATTGTATATTTATAATTTCCATTCTCCCGGTTATTAATAATGTTACCGGTATCCCTTAATTCAATATTTCCTTTGTTAAAAGCGTCCATAACATACTGGCGCATTCCTAATGAAGTCGTTCTCTTATAATTATAATAACAGGCTTTGTACCGATTTGTATCAACCAATGTCCCCCCTATTCTACAGTTGAGAAACACGCAATTCATATCCACAATATCAGTATTGTTCAAAAATTCAGGCATTGTCATATCTCCGGCTTTATCCCATAGCCCTCTAAAATAACAACCAATATATGTTACGCCTTGATTTTCACTTAATATCCTGCTATTCATATAAAAATAGCAGCCTATAAAGTTGGCTTGAATGAGACCTCCACTACCTTCAATTGTAACTCCGCTGATTTCCCAGTGACAGCCGGTAAAATTAGCTTTGATTTTTTGAGTTAATGTTATATTGCTTTGTATGCAATTAATGAAGTTAGTATACAGTCCTCCTCTGAATGTACCTAACTTATAATCAAAAGTCCTTTTTTCGTTATACCCTCTGAATTCATTTACCGAATTAAATATCCAAGCATCTCCCGCTAACTCTTGTCCCTCATTCATTTTGGATATAGTACCATCCCTTAACACCACATTTATAGCATCAAGCCGGTATGTTACATCTGAATAGGTGTCCTCCCATGAATAATAAATGACATTATGCCAACGCATGACATCAATATATCTATCAGCCAATGCCAGTATATAAGGAACCCGCCTTATATTCATATTATCCAAATGTACAGGAACCCCACTGATTATGACAGGAATTTGCCAATTACGGTATTTCGTATCGCTGCCTTTAGACATGATAAATCCTTCTTTGATTGAAAGCCCGATAGAAGAGTATGCCTATCTCCAATCATTTATTTCATCATTCATGTTTATGACAATATGGAAATCTATGAAAGAAGACATATTCATGTCAATCGACAATTCATTCAAAATCTTTGCATCTATGTCTTTGGTAAACAGATAAGTCTTCTTATTGGAACATCTTATACTGCGACATATCCGCACGATTGCATTAAATGCATCAGAGCTGTCTGTTTTACCGTCGTTGGACGCGCCAAACCATTCCGGCATTAAGTATTTGTTTTCTACATCCCCTTTGATATTCAACGCATTTAAAAAACGCCCCCCATTAAATTTTAGAATACACCCTTCAGGAATGCTTATCTCAGCGCCATCCAAATCAAAATCATACCTGATTTCGTATATAGTATCAGGCTGATTTATCATTTCCTGGGTAAGAATATTCTTTCTACCAACAATATTCCTACGCAATATCTTATACCCCTTGCCGCTGAATCTGTCAGGACTAAAAGGGCGGTCGGCAAATTTTAAAACACTTAAGTTTTCCCCTTTGTCTACAGACACAAGGTCTTCGTCATCCGCAAGACCGGAACTAATGAAACTCTTTAGGGCGTTAGGGGTGATAGAACCGTTTTCTCTGTCTTCTTGAAATGGAAACTGCTCATTACCCGTCAAAACGTCTCTTTTGGGGAGTTGTCCAATTTGTTGTCCTTTTTCTGTTTTCTCTTCCATACTACTATTTATTTTTACTTGTAAGCAATATCGGCTTTCCGTTAGTCAACAACAATGGAGCGTCATTGGCTAATAATAAAGCCCCTCCGTCAGGAAATGGATGCGGCTTATTCCCGCCAGCACCGGGAAACCCTATGGTAAGTATGCTGATTACGGGAATGCCGATTATAGGAATGCTGATGTGAGGGATAGTGATTGGTTTCATAGGCTATCCCTCTTTAATCATTTTGGCTTCTGACACTTTCGTAGCACTTCTTATTGTAATTTCCATACCTGCCGCTATGCCAATAAGACGAAATATCACATTGGAAGGACCTAAGGCTTGATTGGCATTTGGGGAAAGCGGGATAGGATTCATGCCCTCGATATTGGCAAATACAGTCACCATTCCGCCCTTGTTCTTTATCTGTATGGTAACGGGATTACCGTCACTGACAAACGTTGCGTAATACGCTGTTTTGCCTTCTTCTTGTTGAAATGATAAAACTTCTGCTGCCATGATGTTTACTTTTTAGAGTTTCAATACTTGGTTTCTGTTGCCTTCTCTTCGGTGGCTGACGTGTACCCATGAGAAGTTTTTCTCATCAATAACCTGGTCAAAGGGAAGTTTCAATTCTTGTATAAGATTAAACAGTCTTTTGTTCTCTTTCGGGGTGTTCGGCGTACCGACAATATCAGCAGCACATCCGTTCATGTGGTCGCTCGTTTTAGAGCCGCCTACTGCTTTATTAAGAGCGGGGCAACGGTATCCGCTTGTCACTGTGATAGGTTTTCCGTAAGCCTCTCTTAACGGGTCGAGGACATTGTCAACCAACGCTTGTGCATTGGGAAGCAGTTCTTGCGGCAATCTGTTGTCTATGGCTTTCTTATCAGCCGTTTCGCTTTTAACCAGTTCTGCAATTGTAAAGTATCTCATGTTATTCCTCCTTTCTAAAATATTTGTCATAAACCACACGAGCCACCCATCCGGCAACAACGCCGACACCGAATGATACGACAGTAGTCAAGTTCACCCAAAACGGTGTGTAGTGCATGTACAGCATAACTCCCACGATGATAGCGATAACAATCGCTGCGATAATCAGTTTCTTTTTCATTTTGTTACTCCTTATCTTTCATTCAAATTGTGATAAAATTCTAATCTTATATTCGCATAGACCGACTCTACATTCGTGTATGCCCTCCCGTTGTTCGCTCCGTTTTCATTGTAAATCTCCGCTTCAACGGCTTTGGCAACCTGTTCTATCCATTTCCTTTCCGTGTATTCGGAAAGCCTGTTCCCACGATACGAAAAGCAGTCAAGTTTTGAATTCCTGTCCTCGTGTATGTTTGTAAGCAATGTACGTATCTTTCTTGCAGTAGCTTCCTTGTCTGATATATGGTTTTCTTCACGCACTTTCTTGATAATACGGCACACCTTCTCAACGGAAAGGTCGAAGAATACATTGCTTAGCGTTTTTATACGCAGCTGCGTTTCGGGCATGAGACTTTCCGATAGCACGTTCAACCGCTCGTTCTGCGCACGGGTTTCTTCCAATAGCTGCCTCATGGTGTCCTTATAGTCTTGGTTTATCTCTTTCTGTGATGTCATAAGCTGGTTTACCATATTCATAAACCAACGGAAACACGCCACCATCAACAAGGCTGATAACACAAGGAAAAAGCCTGCGGTTATAGCCATCATTCCAAAATCACTAATACCCTTGCCTGTTTGAAGGGCTGCATTTACAACTTCTGTACTCATCTTATCGTTATTTGTCAATTATTCATATCTTTGTGTCTCTTATCAAATAAGCGAACTACTGTCATTCCGTTTTGCTCGTGAGAGTAGGACGGGATTTTCATATCTTGCCGTAGTATCTGAACCATGCACCCCATTTGCGTTCTTTCAGATAGTTCGGATTATCCTGGTTGAGTTTGGCTTCCATTTCAAATGCGCTCGCACGGTAAGCGTTTTTATTGACCTTGCCGTCCCCAATCTTGCTGTCTGTAAACAAGTGGTACACGAAGCTCACAAACCATTCTGCCAAATAAAGAATGTAGTAGAATAGCGGGATAAGGAGCAACCACCACGCACTGACATGGAATGACAATAATACGGACGGGATAGCCGCTATCTCCATACACTCGAAGAACTGTTTCTGATGTGTACGTTCATGGCGTATGGTCGCTTCGGACAACTCTTTCAGTTTCGTAAGGATGAAGCCGAAGAGCATGATTGTTGTGTAGTCGCCAAAGAGGATGAGTTTGGCAAACCAGTTTTCATAAAATACTTTTACTCTCATAATCAAAAAAGTCAACACTTTGTTATTTTATTAATATTGTTGTTTTACGCATTCATTACAATGCAAACTATATTATAAGTTATTGGAACTGTGGCATCATAAATATCAAACATACTATCGCCATTACTACATATATTATCAACATAAGAAGTAACAAGGTTTTGTTTACTTTCCATATATTGAAGTAAACATCTTAAATCTGCATTACCTTCGTTATAGTAAGCAATACTTTGATTGTTTACATTATCATAAGAATACCATTCAATATGTTGTGCAGGTATTTTAGTTTGTATATCACCACGATACAATACTGTCTCGGAACTATCACTAAGATTGACAATTAAAATTCTTCTTACATTCGGACCATCAGAAATATCTATAAAATCATTAGCAATAGTAATATTATCAACAAGTTGTTTAATATCAAATTCTTTTCCCGCAATCAGCTTATCTCCAGCAAATAGCCCTGAGGTCAATTCTCCTATTTTTAACATAATCATTATCCTTTAATTGGTTACACAATATGCTGTATTGGCATCCTTAGAGCCAATAGTATCGTATTCGGCAGCGGTTTTCTTGGTGAGGGTGGTGAGGTTGTCGGAAACGAGTATATCTTTTACTACGAAAAAATTTGTAGCATTTGAATTCAATGCAATAAAAATTCTTTTTGTAACTAAGCTAATATTATTTGCATCGGCAATAGAAGTATAAGTATAAATAAACGAAAGTTCATAAGCTCCATTATCGGGATTGCAATATGTGTGACTCGTACTTACTTTAAAGATTTCTTTTTCTGTAATTTTTAGGAATAAAATATTATCACTTAATAATCTCTGTATAATATTTTTAAAATTATCAATGCTTCCAAATACAAGATTTATTTTTGATTCGGCTTCTCCTGCTTTAACTTCTTGATTTGAAATCAACTGTATATGAGCTTCATCTGTAATCGTAAGCATAATGTGTTTATCATCCACATACTTCTTCGTTGCAGGCTGGTAATCGCCCGTAGGGGTGAATGATGAAGTGTTGGTCTTGGTGAGGACGTCGTCCGTAAATGCAAACTCTTTCCAATTAGTCCTAACGCCATGTTGATTACCACCACCTCTTGCAAACCATCTATTAGTTAGATAAGAGCCATAGATTTGATTAGAATGACCATAATTGGCGTTTGCGAAAATCAATGCTCCATTCTCATTAATAGGATAATTATTTTCAGGTGATGTGTAATCAGCAATGCTTTTCTGCGTAGCAAACCCCGCTCCATTTATATCGTTTAAATTCTCTGATGTAAGATTTAAATGCTCAGGAACTTCCGCCCAATTCCCATTCTTACGACCGTATGCCTTGCCATCAGTTGGCGCTTCGTCTATACCGCCAATCTTCCCCTGGCTTACCCATTCACCGTTCACCCATGCGTAGTAATCATAAGGGGCTTCCGTACCTACAGCCATGAACCCGTCAACTGCCGAACCGTCGGGAACAGCGGATTTCAAGGCTTCAAGGGTGTCGTATTCGCCGGCTACCTTAAATGACTTCCCAGGTTCTCCTTGTATACCTGGCTCGCCTTGTTCTCCTTTCAAAAATTCTAAAGGATAATTGACCACAGAAGCTTCACTGTTGCTTCCTGAAGGTTTAAATGCAGGCAATGATGTTACATCATCCGCTTTGTCCGCATTCGGTACTTCATTAACCCCTATGGAGTTAGCCATAAGACGGGCAACTATTTCTTGATAATCCTGTTCTGTCCAAGCCATAATTATTCCTGTTTATCGGTTGCTTCTTCCGGTTGATTGTTGATAGCACGATTGAGCGCGTCAATAAAAAAAGGTTTGCAAAAAGCATTTGCATGCTCTTGTATCAAGGATACTTCTTCATCTGTATACTCTGTCTCTTCATTGGAGTTGTATATCTTCAAAGCGAGTGCATGCGATGCGATACCGTTACCGTTCCGGTATAATACATTCGCAAAATTCTCTCTACAATCTATATTTTCACAATGCTTACGGGTAATGTCCGTAGCAATCAGTAATTGTTTAAAATTTATCTTTTTCATGAGCTTGGGTATGATTTAGTTAATCTTCCATCTTTATAAAAAGAAAGTCCGTCGATGCCAAGAGACACTTGGTATCTTGACCCACTTAAATTTGAAATCATTGACAATGACCCTGCAAAAAGGGTGGTAGACGCAGTTAAGTTGCCATCACTTGCTATATTGTCCAATTTTAATCTTGGGTAAGTAACAGAAGTACCTCCGCCTCCACTATCAAGGAATGAAATTCCACCCACATCATATCCTTTTGAATTATAAAATTTTAGGCTGTTTGAATTTGGGTTTATTTCTATTTTTGTACCTGACGAAGCGGTTGATATTTTGCCAACAATGCTAACATTCCCATTTTCGTCTATCACCAAAGAGTTGTTAGGAGTTCTTACATTTTTAAACACCCCGCTGTTTGCATTTATCTCTCCTTCAAAATATCCACCAATAGCCTTTATTGTCCCGTCTGCCTGAATAGACACATTCCCGTTGGCGGATATATCTCCGGTAAAGTATATGTTTTTGGAAACCACGGAAATGTTATCAAGTGCCACATTGATTTCTGAACCTAATCCGTCTTTTTTGACATATAATTTAAGTTCATCGGTAACCCCATTGATGTCCAGCCCCAACTGCGTTACATCTTCCTCTATTTTTGTAACAGACAATTTGAGGTTTTCCGCTGTCTGCTCAATCTGTGAGAACCTTTGATTGTTACTTTCTGAGAGTTCCTTTACTTCCAACCTGATACTTTCCGCAGTCTGCTTTATTTCGGAACTTAATTTAGTATACAAATCCTCGAATGCGTTTTCGGCAAGAGCCAGCGAATGTATGTATATATCCCCCGTAAACTTCAACTCAAAATCGCCCGTTCCGTCCCATGTGCCGGAATACTCCTTCATTGCATATTCCTCACTCGGTTCAAGACGTTCGGTGAAATGCAGGTTCTGACCGGGAAATCCTATTGTCAGCGTTCCGGCTGTAGCTACCTTATACCGGAAAGAGATAAAGAACTTTCCCGGTTCTTCCCCTTCCTCATAGGTCGGTTTATTGGCTAAATCTGCATTGGACTGTTTAATTCCGGAAGAAAGAATACGAAGCACGTTTCTATCCCCGTCTCTGATAATGGCAGCCATGGCATCCTTACGGGAATAGAACTCCCCATTCACTAATAAGAATTTTCCGTTTACAGTAAAGAAGCGAACATCGTTCTTTGTCTCCCAACCGTTCGTATTGTTTGCAAATGATGCGTTATACAGATAATTATCCTTTGCCTGCACCTCGTCAAGCACTTTGGAGATTTCAGAGTAAATCAAATCTTCCAATATCTTGAACTGGGTCATAATGTTTATTCCCGTTTTCAAGATAAAGTCTCCCATGAACTTGTTGCCTTGCGGACTGATAACCGTCACTTCCTTGCCTGCTAAAGAATAGGAATCTATCCCGGCATACTGATGGATACTCGGTGCATCATCGCCATACACGGACAAGGTGATTGCGTTCTGACGCTTCTTGTCTGTTCTATTTCCGAGTTGTACAAGACTATCACCCTCCTGCGGTATGTCGCTATTTGCATCACAGTCCGTCTTGCTAAGGTCTATGTAATCCTCGCCAACACCTACACATAAGCGCCAATAGTAACGGTTGGACACATTCTCGTAGACACCCGGTTTGATATTAAAGTCTTGGAAACGAATCTGGTCACCTTCCTTGAACGGGTTCTCGATAGCCGTTTCTCCATCATCCACCAAAAGAAAGCAACGCCAAAAATCCTCGTGTTCTTCCACCGTTCCGCATTTCATTCCGGCAGCGGTGAACATGTAGTTACCCCCTGCATAAGAAAGCTTCTTTATCTCCAGTTCGGAGAACATCGCCTTGATACGCACAAAGAGTTCGTCCACTTCAATGTAGGATTTACCCGTCTTGCTATCTACTTTAATGACAAAGCCTTCACCGAGAGCACCGGAAGAAAAGTTCATGGACTGGATGTAGTCTGAAAACAATCCACCTAAGAACTTTATTAAAAATCCAGCTTCGTCCGGTCTGTCTTTTCTTATAAAGAACTTGGATAAAGCCTCTATATCAAGAGCCTTAAAGTAGACAATTCGGTCGGCGGAAGTCCTGATGAACAGTGCTGGGTCGGCATCTGCGACGCATATATATATTTCCCCGAGATTCAGACCTTGTAAATGCTCTTCATCACTCGGAGATAAAGCAGGGGGAGCTGCCTGATTGTTTTCATTAAGAGCATCACCAAACCATAATATTTTACTAAGCCTTTTTTTCATACCTCAACCTTATCAACATTAGTAAATGCAGCTTTTTCTGCGCTGAATTGCAACATCTCTCCATCTTTGGCGTGGTCTATCAGGAATGCAGGGAAAGAGGCGGAAGAGCCAGCTTCCGGAGAGCCGCCAATACCTGCAATATCGTTATTCTGTAATTCAAGAGCCATATTTATATGGAACAACTGGCTATCTTCAATAACTTGCGTCATTTCCGGAACAGAACTTTCCGAACGGACATATCTTGTCCCGTCAATTTCCACCATAGAAAGGCATAAAATGCGGTTTATGTGTTTTGCAAACCAATAAGGGACGCCGTTTGAATTTCCTATTGTAAGATTATATACATCATAAGGTACTGCGTATAATTCTTCTATCTCTTGCATTTGGTTGCGATATTGCTCATTATCTATTCGAGGGGAATATCCTCCAGGTTTAAATCCTGCTTCCACACGAAAATTAAATACTTGCTGAATATCATCTACCCAAAATATGTTATCAAAAGCGGAGTTATTGCTTTTATGGGAATAACGGATAAGCACAGTTTCCTCTAACAAGTCGTCAGAGGAGCATACGATAAAAGGTTCTGATGTATCTTCGTTGATTGTAACCGTATATACGGCATCCTCCAAGTCTCGAAGAATGGCGTAATACATCACTACATTGTCATTATGATTATATGTGGAAAGTGATATTGGTGTAGAATTTCCTGCGGCAAGATTGTTCAGGCTCGCTGAAACTTCCTCAGAAGCATTAGTGAATACCTGTATATGGATTTTATCAGAAGCGTGGAACTTCTGAATATAGTCCATATCAAGCCCAAACTTATCTTTTACAGGTGAGAAAAAAAGAGGGCAAACATCACCAACTTTTACCATGTCTTTTCGTCCTTTTATAGTGATGTGCAACTTCACACATCATGCGCAAATATACATACTATTTAGACCAATTCCAAATAATACCTTATAAAATAACGAGTGCCTGATAGACTTATATGGAATCTCCTCATCTATTAATCTACACTCTTGACTATCAAAGAATATTTTACCGCTTCCGGTCGTCCATAATTATAGCTTGCACTTTTTACGTAGCCTTTATAAATATGCCCGTTCCTTTCCACCCGAATGTAACCCTTCAAGTCTGACGGTATTTCCAAATCTCCGGTCTTGACGGAAAGTTCTCCTACTGTGAACAGTTTGTTTCCCAATACAATACTCGACCTTTCGCTAACTCCATTGATTGTCACATCACTGTTACCGTCAGATGATGTAAACTCCAACGCGTTGGCAAAAGCACCTATATACCTTGCGTTTGCTTCAATCATAAACCTTTGGGAATACATGGCATTGAACATAGTAGAAGGAGATATGACACCGGATATTATATATCCATCCCTTACAAGCTTGTATTTTTCTCCGTCAAGTGATGCTCCAACAAAGAATATATCATTATCACTGTCGCTATCAGTCGTATCTTCACCTCTTTTTTCCGCAAGAAATTCCATACCATAAGCATCGGCTCTATATGGGCTAACTAATTCCAATACGTTATCTGTCAATGTAATGCCGGTGGTGTATTCATTGGTAAAGCGGAATTCATCGCGACCATTCACACTGTCGTAATCCTGTTTGTCATACCCGACTTTTACCCCCGAATAAACCAGTCCGGCATTCACATTGTATTCCAAATCGGAAGTGCTGTCCTGCAAGTCCTTTATTTCTGTATCTTGGAATAAAGTATCACGATGAACAAATGTCACCTTCTCGTCACCGATTACAGGGACAAACCCAAATTCCGCGCTCATCCAATTGGCGAATTTGGTATAAGATGTATATATTTTGGCATTGGGAAGTCCTCGTATGCTTTCTGCCGGAACTATCATCGCCATGTCTAAACGCTCATCTACTCCGGTGGCGATTTCACCCGTTACATTGTTCTTATCAGTTATAGACCTCAGTAAACGGTTAAGCAATATTTTAGGACTGATACAATCTATTTTTACAGATTTTCCACGCTCGGAAAAACTTATATTTAACGGTGTGTCAAGACTGTTGAATTTAAAATTAACGGGAAAATTTTGATATATAGGGTCAGATTTTGCAAGTGCTATATTGAAATTAATCATCTCACCTGGAGATATTGTCAAATTCTCATCAATATCGACAGTGTATGTATTAAATGTTTGAATTGTAGCAGATTGATAATATATTTTAAGTTCTTTACTATTTTCATTATAAGAGGAAAGCCGTATATATATTGGGAAGGATACGCCCGGTCTCTGATACGTAATGAATATACTGAATTTTACTTTTATCCGTATGGTCAAATCCCTGTCAGATATATTTTTGAACAGATATTCTCCGAATAGACTTTCCGTACTTTCAAATCGGTTTTCAGCTGTATCAAAAACCTCTACAATGTCCTTTGTCGCAATTTCCGGTTGTCCTAACATATAAAAAGGAATAGTATAATAAGCATTAGGATAAGCAGTCATTACATGGGAAACATTAGGCTCTTCCGCGTCACTTGGTATAGACCATTTTATATCACTGTTCATCAACAATCTGTCATAATCCAAAGGCTGGGACTCCTTTATTTCTTTTACCGGATATTCATACTGCGTGCCTTTCTTTGCCTTAATCAAGCTTGCGAGACTGTTGTCGACGGCATTTATTTCGCACGTCGTATCATTGTAGGAAAATGTGGAGTAGTCCAAAGCGCATCTGAACTTTTCATTTAACAGCCATGAGTTATTCCGGGTATAAAACACGAGTGTTGCGGATGAGTTCAGGTAATTCGACAAATATTCTTTCAGCAATAGCGAATAAGCACCGTTGGCAAACTCAAATTTTGTGGAAAAACTACGAACAACTCCGTCATAATCCCCTCTCTTGAAAGACATCTCTACATCGTCCCAATTAACAAGCTCATTTGTGGCGTCATATGTCATTCCGCCTATCAACAGTTCACATCTGTAATACATATCTATTTCTTTTTTGAAGTTGAACGTATCATAGCATCTATGTCATCACACATACGCCTGACCATATAGGCATATTCTTTGGCGGAGAACGTGTTTTCATCAATGTGCATTTTTACATGAGACATTAAAGAAACGCGTTCTTTGGTAAAATATTCCCTATCCATTTTTATTTTCCCTATATCAGGAGATGTTTCCTGCAATTTTGCAAGGCGGTAGTTGTCAGAAGCGGAAACGCTGCTTATCCGGTTCTTTATCTTATCATGTTCGCCCTCTCTGAATTTATAACCCAAAGCAGACATGACTTCTACAGCATCACTCCAGTTTCCGGAAGAAATGAGTTCCTGACATATGGCAAGGCAATTTAATCGGATTTGAATTTTCAGCACTTCATTTTTCCGGTTTATTTGGGCGGAAACAGACTTTCCCCCTATTATTGATAAGTATTCATTGCATAGCTTCTCGGCCGCCAAAGCCTTTTCTCTGATACTATATCTTCCGCCTTGAGCAACCTTATCAATATCCCCCAGGAATATGTCTATAAAGCGGGAAAGGCATATTTTGTTTAAGTCATTATATATCATATCTTATACTCTGCTTGAAATCCAATTATAATCCGCGATATGGTTGGCTTTCTTCATAATCCGACCAATGTTCTGCAATTGTTTGGTATTGCTTTCCATCTTTCTTTCAAGTCGGCTGTAATCGTTGTTTACATTAACAACAATCCCCTCTTCTCTCATATTCTTTAGCTTTTGTTCCAATAAACCATAATCCGATGTAAGTCCTCTACGGTCATAGATATATGACAAATCAGGGATTACCTGCGCATGCGCCGGAAGGTCTACCAATGTCGGCTTATCAGGAGTGATAAAAAGCCCGTTATTAGTTACGATACCCTCTTTCTTGCCGCCATCACCTACTATTGCCAAACCGCCGGGATGGTCTTTTGTTCCTTTGGCGTATTTGGGAATGGGCTGGGCTGCTATGATAGCAACTTGTGCGGCTCCCAATGCGGCTACTATTGCGGCAAATACTGCACCAGCAATCGGTCCCGCTGTTGCATACGCTTTCATAATAGCCAATGAGGTAGCAATAGTCGTTTGAACAATAGAATTTGCTTTATCCCATTTGGCTTGCTTCTCTTGTAATGCAGCTTTTTTCTTTTCCAGCTCTGCATTTTTGGCGGCTGTCTTATCTTCGGCTGCACGTTTGCGAGCTTCTGCCTCTTCGGTGGAAATTGCACCATTTTCTTCAAGGGCTTCTATACGTTCTATTTCTTTATCGTATGCTTCATCGTTGGCTTCTTGTTCTTTTTCAATGTTTTCTATCCGGGCATCATATATATCGGTCATCAGCGAAGTGATGCCTGATACTATCTTCCCTACGGCTTCCGCCATGTTTTCAAAACTTAACTTTCCATCCTCTGCTACGTCAACCATTATATCAGATAACCCCTCGAATATTCCTGCCGTTTCACCAAGTGCATCCCTTGCGGCGGAGTTCATCCCTGACAAACCCTCTTTAAACTTGTCTATCCATTCTTCCCGTTTTTTGGTAGCATCATCATAATTTATTCCGTTTATCTGTGCTTGAAGGTTGGCTAACCTGTCTTCTAGCTCCTGATACTTTTCACTATTTGGGTCAAGAAGGGACATTTCAGCCTCCGCCTCTTTCATAAGTGTTTCAAGACGCGCCTTAGCATACTTAACCCCAATATCATATAATTTCTTTTCGTAATCCTCTTTGCTTATTTCGCCATTTGCATATTGTTTTTTTATGATATTAGCTTCTTTCAAGGCGGATGTTTCCTGCTCGTTTACCACCTTATCAGTATTTGCCTCAATCAACCCAATTCTTTCTTGGAGGTTTCGCATTATGAGAGAATTTTCCCGTTGCATGTACTTCATGCGTATCGCCACAACATCCTCTCCATTCTTTTCAGCATCCTTTATTTCCGCATCACGCATCATATTATTGAGTTGTATTTGGAGATTAAGCCTTTTGTCTAATTCTTCATTCGAGCTTTCTCCAATGGAAGCCAATCTGTTTTCAAGATTTGTTTTTTCTATTTCAAGCAGTTCTTTATCGTATTTATCGTTTATTTCCGCAATGGCTTTTCCTTTCAGCGTTTCAAGATTTTTCCGAAGCTCTATTTCTTCGTCTGTCCTACCCTTTATCTCTTTAATCCTATCATCGTATTCCTTACTGATTTCAGCTATTTCTCTTTCTCTACCGTCAGCTATCAATTCTATTTTAGATTTGGATAAATCCTCTGTTATCTTCTTGATATATTCAGCGTATTCTTCCGCTTTCTTTTTTTCATCGTCATAAGCTTTATTATTTTTACCCGGGTCATTAACCAATGCTCCTACATTGATATTTTTAGCCATTCCCTCCAAAGTCTTATCGTAATCGGTCGTCACTTTCAATAAGAACTTCCAAGCCTCTTCCTCTTTTTTGGTTTGCTCTTGTGCTTTTTCTAAATCAGACCTTCTTTTTGATAAATACACAGATTCTCGCTTACTACCTTCTTCTATGCCTTTTTCTCTCGCCTTTTGGGTAGCCTTTTCTAATGCTAATTTTGCTTCTTCTTCTTTTCTCTGTGCTTTTAAATACGTGTTATATTGATTAGTCCTTTTTATCCAAGCTTCATATCTTTGTGATGCAATTTCTGTCATTTTATCCAATTGGGCCCTTGCAATAGCATTTGCAACAAGTTCTGTACGAAGTTCTTTATAAGATTTGGTTGCTTTGCCTGCAAGAATTTCCTCGTTTGACATATTTTCAAAATATGAAGGATATTTACTTCGCAACTCATCAATGGCAGCAATACGTTCTTGCATAGAACGTTTGTTGTCTTGCGTTGCTTTGTATAACAAATCCAGCTCTGTTCTTTCCTTAATACTATCAGAAACTCCCCTACGCCTTGCATTTGCCAAATTAGTTTCCGCACTCGCTATTTCACTGATTGACTTCTTTGCCTTAAACAAACTCGCAACCCAATCTATAATCTCCGAACTATACGCAGACAATAATGTTATACCTATTACAAGTGCTGATTGCCAAGAAAATAAACTGCCAAGAAGTTGTTTCCATACCGGAACCGCAGTTTGTCCTTCGGCTTTCATCCGCTTAAACTCTTCACTTGCTCTTTTTAATTCATCCACAAACATTGGCAAGTTATTGGATATGGCAAGGAAGAATTGATTGAAACTCATTGTCAAAGACGGTAACTCTCGCAATAACTGCTGCGTCTGAACATTAAGCCCATTCCAAGAGGACGCATAATTACCTACATTCCTTTGATAATTCCCAAATTGAGAGTCAATTTCTTTCAACTTATTATTCAAAGCATTGGCTTGCGCTATCAAATTCTTTCCGACACTACTTTCCCGGTCAGCTTCACTCAACGCCTTATACCTTTTCTGCAATTCAAGCATGGCGGCATTCATTTCATAATAACTGCCGGAAGCTGAAATAATTGCCGTGGAATGATTTTTTATCAAAGCCGAATATTGTTGATTTTGCGCCATCAATTCAGTATGCCTCTGCTTTAATAGCGAAGACTGCTTTATATATTCAGACAAAGTTATTTCCCCATCTTTATAAGATTTTCCAAGAGCTTTAATATCTGCATCAATCTTTTTCATAGCCTCTTTATTGGCTATGGTATCAGCCGTTAACTTAGTAACTTCGCCATCATATGCCTGTACGGTGTCGATTATGGCGGCATAGTTCATATTTGCCGCCTGCAATTGAGTGGATGCCTGGCTTATTATATTACTTGCTGTTTGGGTACTTTTAGCCGCATTATCCTGCGCCGAAGACACCTGGTTGGATGCGGAAGATAATCCGGCAAGCATATCACTTGCATTCTTGATATTTTTAGCGAACTGTTCAAACAGAAGGTTTAACTTTTGCAAAGATGACATTGAATTTAGTTGCTGGGATACTTGACGTAGCACGGTAAGTTGTTTTGCCTGAATAGATGCCATATTTTCTTGCGTCTTATTCAATTTCTCCAACAGCGAGGTATAATTACGTGCTTTTTGGGAAAGTTCATCAAATGTTTTGGGATTAGTTTTTACTCCTTGCGCCAACTCCTTAGCAAGCTCCACATAAGACCCTTTTGTACTATCAAATTCAAGACGGAGTTCCTTTAATTGTTGTACGGCTTTTTTGTCGACTAAATCGGTAATTATAAATTCGTTTGCCATAAGTCCTAATATTGAGTGCCATGCAACATCACATGGTGATACAAAGATATTGAATTATTTAGAATTTTCTAAATAAGAAAAGCAAAAATGAAAATCAGAAAGGGAAGAAAAAAAGAAAAAGCCAGATGTAATGTCTGGCTTTATCATTTAGAAATAATCTTAATAATGCAATTAGTATATCACTGCATTTCCACTGATTATATATACCGGTAAATTAGACCTACCCTTTTCTATTTTTTCAATACTAAACGAAATAATTCCATTTGCGCCCATCTCTTTGGCTTTATTAACTGCGGATGAAATCATTCTTTCATAAGTAGGGACATAATATTTTCCAATAGATATGCTTCTTTTTTCATGCACATAGTTTCTATCTTCTTTTTTTACTTTATTTCCTGAATGAAACTCCAAATATATTGGACCTACGGGAGTAAAATCCTTATTCCCAATTTCAGTAGGATTAATTACAAAGTTAGGGTCTTTGACATATTCTCTATAATCAAGGGAATATCCTATTTCATAATAAGTGCTCTTACATGATGTTACTGATAGCAAAATCAGAAACAAAAATAATAGTTTTTTCATAAGCTTTTAAATGTTATCAGATTTTTTTATGTTGCAATTTTTACAAAGAATTTGAAGATTTCTAAACGTTGTTGCACCTCCTTTGGAAATGGGTATTATATGGTCAAATTCTAAATTTTCCTTACTACCACACATGCAACATTTTCCACCATCTCTATTCCATACAGCATTTGCTATATCCATTGGTATGGTAGTTCGATTTCCATCCTTTTTAGTATATACATTAAATACTTTTCCTTCTTCTATTAATTCATCAAGCACCTCTCTTTCAATCATTTTTTTTCGTTCTTTTTTATATACATTTTCCTTTATCTCTTGTTTTTCCAATTCATTTATTATTTCGTTTTTCATCTTTTGAGGATACTTTCTTACTCTACATATCTCTTCCTTGTATCCAATCATTTTATTTTTATTAAACTCAAATATTCCTGAAACATGGCTTTTGATAATTGTTCTACCATCCAACCCATATCCTGTATTATCAGCCCTAAGACTTATCAAAGCATCTCCTTCATTTATCCAATTATAATTTCCCTTTGATTTATCAAATTCTCTATTAAATGAAACAGTGTCGTGTTCTTCTAATGAAATAACTCTATAATAATCATCATCTTCTATCTCTTCATATTTGCACAGCAACTCCTCCATTCTTCTCTGATGAATTGCTTTTGCACTATAATTTTCCCTACAATAATCATCTAACCGTTCTTTTTCACGAGTGCATTCCTCTAATTCTTCTTGCAATCTATTGGTTTCTTTAATTTTTGTAGAAAGTTCTTCTTTTAAATTTGATATAACTGCGTTCGCTTCATTTAGCTTCAACCTTAGAAAATCAATATTTACATGGCATTCTTTTTTATCATTTACTGTTAGATCATAATAGTAGTCATCAAATATGCTGCTATATATAATCCTGGATATTGTCTTTGATTTAAACAGCACTAAGAATCTAACTTTTGATGAAGGATGCAATTCATATCTTTCTGTATAATACTCTTTCTTACTTCCATAATAATTGCATCCAAACTTCGCACCATTATATGAAAAGCCATTATCATCTATTGCTGTAAAATTATCTGATTCTATACTTATAGGCTCATCTGATAAATTTTGTATTATCAAATAAGCGTGAGACATTTTTATCCCTTTAGCATTCTCTGTCCCAAATTCAAGATCGCCAATTATATAACAATCTTCACAACGATTACAAATTTTAGGACAGTTAAGCGGTTTATCTTCCTCTATTGATGCAATTTCTATATGCAAATCCTTGTTTTTTGTGTTTCCCATGTTATGTATTTGTTAATATTGTTAAGCAAATTAAGGGAGAAAAGGAGTGCTTTCCAAGAAATGCAATAAAATATTGGGTAATTTATACGCCGTCTAAATAACGAAATCCCTTTGCAGATTGACAAAATGTTGCTATATTTGCAGTGCTACAAGTTATTGGTCGTAACCAATTCGCAGAGCAAGCGGTTAATTTGCTCATATATTATATATGGGTATTTTTTTATGCCCATATTTAGGATATTGGCGGTTGTCTATACGTAAGTTTAATTGCTCTCGAATTGAGACCATAACTTGTAGCAGCGTATATGGCAACCGCTTTTTATTGTTTTTCATTAATAACTTTAAATGCTACAAGTTATGGAAAATTTAGTATTTCAAAACAGCAACGGTAATGATGTGACTACTTCATTACTTGTTGCAGAAGTGTTCGGAAAAGAACATAGTAAAGTAGTCAGAGACATTGAAAGCCTTTCATGTTCAGCGAGTTTTAATGCTGCCAATTTTGGCGTTATTACCTACATTGATAGTAGAAATCGAGAACAGACCGCTTATGAAATGACAAAAGATGGTTTCAGCTTCCTTGTCATGGGGTATACTGGCGCAAAAGCAGGCGAGTTCAAAGAAAGGTTTATCAATGAGTTCAACAAACGGGAAGCATTGCTCAAAAATGACGATTACATCCTTATGCGTTCCCAGCAGATTTTGCAGAAAAGGGTTGAGAACCTACAAGCCGAAAACAAGCGTCTTGAACAGCAGAACGCATTACAAGAAGAACAACTACGCCAAGCAGCCCCGAAAGTGCAGTACGTGGATAACGTCCTGCAATCCGTCAACACTTATACGTCCACGCAGATTGCAAAAGAGGTTGGGATGGATGCCGCCAAGTTCCACAAGGCACTCAAAGAGCGAAAGGTGATGTTCTACCAATCGGGCACGTGGATGCTGACAGCTAAGTATCAAGGTAAGGGTTACACCAAAATGCGAACGCATCAGTTTACGAGAAATGACGGAAGCATCGGTACAAGCTCGTACACGGTTTTCACGGAGAAAGGGCGTGCAATGGTGCATAGTATCTTTGCTAAATAATAATTAATCAATATTATATTAACAACTACTTGTGTTATCCGCATTTATGCGGACAGATATAACTATACCCAAAAATATATTGCCACATAACCAAGCATAGATGCACGTTGAGGTTTCGACCAACGTTCACGTTATGATACCCCGTCAGCAATACGGCTGGCGGGCAGATGGCAGAAATAACGACTAAAACAAATATTCATCTATTATGGAAATCAGCACAGCAATGATGCAACACATCCTCCGATTGACGGAAGGATATACGGATTTATTGAACGAACTTAAGGAAGTCAAGGCGGAACTTGCAGAACTCAAAGGAGAAAAGCCCAAGAAGCCGACAATTCATGAAACCAAATACCCACACATGAGTATAATAACCAGGAAATGATTGTATAAGGCGGGAGTTATCCCGCCTTTGTTCTGTTTTTAATATTTTTCAATTTAAAGGCAGAAAAATTACGGGGGTTATACAAAAAACAGTGTTCTTTTTTTAATATCAGAACCAAACATATTCAATCAGTTTCCCGTTGAACATTTCGCCTCTCGGGCAAAAATTGAAAACCCCGTCTTTCTCATAAAGGATATATACTTTCCCCTCCATCTTTGCGGCTTTTCTTGCAAGCGAACGCATCTTAGCTATATCTGCCATTCTCTTTTTGTTTTCACACGCACATCCCATTATAAACCGAATTTTCTAAAATAATCCGCAATACCTTGCTTTATATGCCTTTCCATGAATGCCTTTCTTGCATAAGAACCGACCTTGTAAATCGCCTGTCCGTATTTCTTTTCTATATCACCGCTAAAGCTTATCCCCACACTTTCAATCCTCAGTCCCTTATCTATCGGTACGGCTGTAATAGAATCGTGAAATTCACCCGTAATTATCAGGTTTGGCGTCCCTTTTGAACTTACAGGAGCGTTTATCAGCGAAGAATACATAAGCGGGGCTACCCTTTGCTTGAAAGCTGCATAGCCTTTGGCGTTCTTATACCAATACCCCGCTTCTTTGGTATTGAAATACGGGTCATTAAGGTAAGTAGGGCGTAATGGTTTATCATTTCCGTTAATACCTGACCATAGTTGTTCTACAATATATTGGGAAACTTCTTCTCTGTTTTTTACCATAATATCCCGTATCATCGGTTCAAATCCGGTAGCAAACCGTCTGAAATTTTCTTCTGCTTCAATAATGTTAGCCATAGTCAAGACAATTTAGGGGCGAATGAACGCCCCTAATTAAACGATACCACCATCATAATATACAATCATCTTTTTTCTGTCTTGCCGCACCGGAAGATGCTATATCATCGTAGATGGACGAAAGGGTTTTCTCCCTTTCTTCGGGCGGTCGGTCAAGAAAAAACACATTCTTATGTGTGTTTATGAAGTCCCTCTTCTTCATATTTCTCACCCTCTCTTCATTGAATGTCACACCTTCTACTATCATGTCCAAGCCTCAATACCTGTAATTCCGGCTTCTTGCAATACAGAGGGAGATGCAAGGGTAACGGGGCCCTCGCCAACGGTAGTAATGACCCCGTTAGCATAAGAAGCACTTGTCGCCCCGTCCAACGCGTTTTCTGCATTCTTTGCCAGTAATTCACCGTAATACTCCGTAATATCCAAATTTCCGAAGTGCTCAATCAATTTATACTTGTTTGATTCTGTTGATACCAAATCAACATATACCAATCCTTTCAATGCGTCAACGACATCAAAATCATAAGCTCTCACATCCGCGTTCTTGATATATTTCTCGTAATCCTTGAACATGGTTGCGATAGTCAAGTTGGCTTCTGTACCGGAAGAATCCCAATCCTGACCGCCCGGATAAACGCCGGACAGTGGAATGCCCGCCAAATCTTTCGTACCGTCATTCATTCCGTAAATGACGTTGTTCTCATCTACAAAATAAGCATCAAATGCCACATTCTTTGCCACCATGATGTTTGCTTTCAAGCTGGCATCGTAGTCCTGCAAAGTCCATACATCATTTTTAGCTGAATAGCTTGTGATTTTAGTAGGGCCGTATCCCGTAGCAGAAGTTTGAGCCTCTCCACCGGAAGGTGCATATTCCACAATCGTTTTGATAGGGAATATTCTTCCCGGACGGTCTGCATGGCAAGCCTTTTCAAAGGCTTCCGCTGTTTTCTCTGTAGGTATCTTATGACCGTGAATAGTCAGTATGATAGCTTTTATTTTACCGGGGTCAAGCACACACACGGAACTACCTGTATTAAAAGTTGCAACGCCCGGACACTTTCTATAATCTGTTGCCATAACATTTTACTTCTTTAATGGTTAAATTTACATTTTTCATCTCGATAGCATCAATAAAATCACTGAATGGCTTCCCGTCTTCTCCTATAACTCCAACCCTTCCATATCTGTAGTTTTCAATGTAGGAATGTGGAACCACATCATTGTAACTACGGACAATGTTTATGTCTTTCTTGATTTCATCCAAGAAAAGATTGTATATAGGTCGCAATACCTGCTCAAAGGAAGTCTTTTGCCGGTCTTCATTCGAATACCCTTTCAAAGTGTTTACCATAATAATAAACTCCAGGCTAACCTCTGTCTCGGCAGAACTTCTATCTTCCGTGAACGGAGAATAAAGACATATTATAGGAAACTTCAATTTACTTGTCTTGGGGCTTTTACCCCATAAAGTTAATTGATTGCTTATGTAGGCCCAGTCTCCGAATAAAAACGACACATTGCTTCCGTATCTTTTCGATACCTTTTTTACAATGTCCGCAAATATATCATTTACCGGCTTCATATTCCCATACAGTTTATTTTACGCAACATACATGGATTGAAACATACACCAGCATATTCCTTTCCTTGCAAAAGTTTATAAACACGCTTGTTCATATTTACCATATCATTCCATGCCCTAATTTGCAAAACTTGTGGAGAAACAGCATCTCCATCGGCAGAGGTTACTGTTCCAACATTTGTTACGCTGTAATTACCGTCCGCTATATACTTGAAAAATATATAGCAAGCAATAGGGCTGTATTTTTCTGATAAAATAGCAAGCAGCCTATCCCATTTATCATCAACGCCATCTTCTTTTGAATTAAGATAATCGGTAAAAGCCTTACACATATCCTCACCAAGTATACGAATCAAATATTCCTGTTCATATACGGAAATATATGATTCTATTTTGCCCAACTCCGCATCTCTTGTTATAGAGGGAGCGCCAGTGTCAGGATTTATCCCGACACTCAGCAACCCGGTGAAAGATTCGTAGTCAATTATCATACCGTATCTTTTTTCGCAGATTTACGTTTAGTGAACAACTCCTCGCAACCCAACGCTCTGGCATCATTAATCAGTTCGTTTGTTGCTTCAATTTTACCCTCGGCATAAAACTTGCTCGCAAGAGCCATTCCGACTGAAACTTCATCGCCTGTTTTATACTTCACACCATCCTTGACAAATGTTACATTATAACGCTTAGTCAGGTTTATTCTATATTCTTTTCCCATAATTATTCTCCTTATGCTTCTTGAGTGATACCTTCTATTACAGTAGAGAATGTGTCCTTTACAAATGCGGTCTTATATTGCGACTTGATATAACACATCAGCCTCTTCTCTGCGATTACAGTCACGATATTCTTGCGGAAATCGTCATTCTCCCATCCTAAGGTAATAGACAATTCCCACAAGTCACGAATGTTCAAGTATGAGAAATCACCCATGATGAAATCTCCTTGTTTTACTGCTGTGGTCGTTTCTACACGCAATCCCTGAATCAATTCATCTCCATATCGGAATGGGCGGAGATATTGACCGTTAGCATCCTTAGCCAACTGCATGGACGCGTAATCCAATGGGTTCATCAGTACAAGGTTCGGACGATAAGCCATTTCGCTGGTGGATACAATTTGCGAATATGCAGCCACAAGAGCATCAAACATATTTGGCTTCTCAACATAGAAAGTAGAGAGAGAGAATGCCGGCATATCCGATGCAACGCCTTTTATTTCTCCACTAGAGCCATTGCCTGACAAAATTCCCTGCTCTTCTTTGATTCCAAGTTTATTTACCATTTCCGTTTCAACTTCATTGACGAAGCTGGGAAAATCCGACAGCGTTTCCTCTGTAAATTTAGCAGCAATAGCCACTTTGGCAGCGGTTATTGTTTTTTCTGTCAATGTCGCATCCATCAAAGGCTTTAGCCCACCTTCAGGAACCCATGCAGCATCTCCGTCCTTGCTTGTATATTCCGCATAAACCAAAGCCCTATTATTTGTGCTTGATACATTTGCATATTTTCTAATGACGGTTTGCGCTCTCGGATTGACTGATAAATTTGGGTCAACCTCAAGTCCGTAATGCGGAGCAAGGGACCCGGAAGTAATAGTTGCAGCGTCTTTCTTTTCCAGCACAAGATTTAATCCCAACTTATTGCCGGGAGCCGACTGACAAGCCGATTTCAAATCAAGAGACATAACGCCCTTCTTGTCCGCAGCAATATACTCCTTGAGCTGTTCGTGTAGCTGCTCATAAACAGATTTAATCTTTACCTCCCCGTTTTTACCTACTTCGGTAGAAGCCTTTACACGTAAAATGGCATTCTCCAATTCATTAACCTTCTCCTCAAAAGTCTTTTTGTCAATGCCGGCAAAATCCTTTTCCTTGATGTCATTTATGGAATCAGCGGCATCCTTTATGGATTTACGCAAATCTTCCAATTTCACTTCATCCGCAAGATAGCCTTTCACTTGTTTTTCAAAGGCTTCTCCCATTTTTTCGTCCAAAGATTCAAAAAACTTCTTGTTTTCTTCGGACAAGCCGGATGTGTCCATAAGTTCTAAAAATCCTAATTTCATACCGATTTTAGTTTTAATAAATTACATAATGATTTTTCTTCCGTTTTGCCATTACTGCCGGCTTCCATCCCTTTGGGTGGAGCAGGTATAACACCGTCCGGCCTAAAAGATGCAAGTGACATTGCTTTGGCTATAATTTTTTGCAAACGCTGTTGCTTGGTTGTACTCATATTTTTACATAACAAGGAAATTTCACCGCTTAAATCCTTATAAGCGTTTTCGTAGTCTTCAATTGACTTCAATCCCAAATACTCGGTTTCTCCATTACAGCCAATTGATACCACCGATATTTCATACAGCTTAACCTCTCTAACAATCAGAGCTTGTTTTTCGTAATCCCATTCGCAATTCTCCCATACATATTCATAGCCAATAGAGAATTGATTAAGCGTGCCTGACTCAAGTTGTTTTATGGCCCTATCTCCAAGTTCAATCTCATCTATGCGCGCCTCAAAATAAAGCCCTCTATCATCTTCTTTCAATTCTGTAATAAATCCCAAAGGCTCTGACATGTCGTGCATCCAAAGGAGTATAATTTTGTCATTTGCCTGGCTTTGCGGCCCTCTTTCATTGATACTTTTTGAAAAGCAACCTTTCAATAGAATATCATGAGCCTTATCCATGTTTCCGAATACAGCAGCGTATCCGCTGATAGTCCGGCTTTCGGGGCTATATTGGACATCCTTCGAGTTTATGGAGAACAATTTATACTGCATCCCCATCTTATCTTTGTATTTATTTGTCATTGTTTCCATTTTCCTTACTGTTATTGACGTTATTTTCAACAGATGCACTGCTTGCTGCACTGCTATCAAAATCTCCTTTTGGATTATCCGGGTCAATATCTATGTATTTTGCAACTTCTATACGCGCCTCATCATGTGTTATCAAAGACTTATCTATCAATCTCTGTAAGGCATCAGCAACTTTAACCAAAGTATTGGCTTCTGTCTCCTTATTGGTTTGAAGGCATTCAACATCTGTAAAATCAATCTTAATAAAAACACCTTCCGGACATATGGCTTTTGAAAGACATTCTGCTATCTTTCGGCTATCTGGAATGATTACGTCCTGATAAGCCTTTTTCCCGGCACTTTCAAGGTTGTCGTATTTGGCGTCCGTAAAAAGATTGGCATTTATACCCATTGCATTGGCAATCTTATCTGTACACCTCTTATCCTCTTCATGAAGTTTTAATTCATCAGCATTAAAATCAAGAGGAAGCCATCCTAATTTGTAACGTGTCACCAAAATGGGATATTCCTTGTTTACTAAGCCATAATCACGTTTAAATCTGTCCTTTATATCCTTTTCATCTTCCGAGGAAAGGGCAACATTTCCCATCTGGTCAGTATAATCATTATAGAGCACGCCTTTAGGACCACCATTTACAAGCAATGTATGGCTTGCAGACATAGAAGCTACCCAGTTTGATATAGGCTGAGAAAGGCTATCTGAAACGGACTCAAATTTGACATCAGCAGTCGTACCGCTATTTATTACTATATTGCTGTCATATATTACAAGGTATTCATAATCCTCCAACTCTAATCGAGTTCCGTTACAGTCTATATATACACTTGATATAATATTTTTCAGTTCGTATTGGCGAAACACCTTACCGGTTCCTTCCATATGGAAAATCTCAGGTGGAATTATCCACATTGCCTTAGGAGTGCTTGTTTTTGTCGCTCTAACAAGAACAATTGGACAATAGCCGAATACCTTAAGACATATTTCAATTTGCTTTACAAATGAAGAGAATGTTTGCAGCGGATTGGGAGCGTTGAGTATATTACGTATATCGGCAAATGTCCTTTTTTCATTTCCATCCTTATCTACCACATAAGGAATACCACGGGACATCATAGAACCGATTTTATCAACTACAGTGAAGAAAGGCGTACAGGAAACAAGCGCTCCGGCTTTATCCAAATTGTCAGTCATGTCATAATATACTTTCCATTTGGAACGCCTTCCAAACAAATCGGACAAAAACCAGTAGTTTCCTGCTGCATCTCTTTCTACCCGATTTACATTATCATACATCGGAATAGACTTTTTATTCTCTGGCTTCCAAAATTTAGTAAATATGCCCATATACAAAGCAGGAGTGACAGCAAATTAATGCGGCCACTCCCATATATTTAGTGTTTTAGTCCATTAATACGGTTGCGTGCAACTTCACACGCTTGTAGTGACCCTACGTGTGCAAATATACATATTATTTAGACTAATTCCAAATAACAAACATCATTTTTATGATTATTTTTTTGATTTTCTTTTTACTCTATCCGCTATACAACACAATACATACATTGCTTCATAGACATCTTTGCCGTCATAGTCCATTAGATTACGCATAAATAAGGACATTTTATTATCCCTCTTGAATTTAAAATCTCGAATTAGCCCCTTAAATGCTTCAATATAAGAAAGTTTTCCTGTATTTTCTTGCCTTGCCCACACATCACCTATTTCAGCCCTATAATCGCGTATATAATGAAGCATTGCCTGCGAAGTCTCGATGTTTACATCGGCACCAGCGACCAGCGCGGCGATTTCTTTGATGGGAATCAATTCTCCTATATACGCATCGTCCACATATATTGTATCATGTACAACATACGCTTTCGCATACAGAAAACGCCCATTAAGCAGTGGATGTATTTCTACAATTGGAATGCCGGAAAATGCGACTGTCGCAGCCTCATAGCTGTCATATTCAAAATCTCCGCGTTTTTCTACGGTTCCGGTAAGAGCATCTGCCCCATCATCATGTGCGTTTTTCCCGAACTTCCTAAAAGATTTTATCTCTGCATAAAACTCAGGAAAGAGCACTTCCCAACCTTCTGGCATATATGTAAGATTCATAACCTCAGCGGAGTGGGTAAATATTCGAACTTCCTTATTTCCCGACTGATGAAACCATTTTATTTCTGTTTCATTATTGCCCATTATGCGTGATTGCCGCTCTACGTTTCGGGCAAAACCACGTCCACCGTTATTGCTTTCGATATTAGCCACGGTTATTCCGTCCTTAGCAAGCATGGTTGCAACTTTCGGCTCCGTAACCTCCATAGGAGCGTCCGTATATAGTATGCTTAAAACAAAGTTGCCTATTTCTGTATCCACATAATCTATGGAACATAATCTGTCACTGCCCGTATCTGCGGTATCGGTATAATTTTTCCGAATGGCACGGTTGGTATATGGTATTTCCCTATAAGTCTTGAATGTACCGTACATAAGACCTTCTATAGGTGTAGGGTTCTGCATATATTGTGTTTCAAAGACGAATGGATTTATTCTATTAAGATTATGCAATTCATCCAATGTGTGTTTAAATTCCCACAAAGGAAATTCTTTCCCGTCCGCTTCTTTTTCTATGACCGGCAATGAAAGAACAGTCCATTGCCCTGGCTCTGTTTTCATAAGATAGCCGCACAAATCATTCTCATGCAGGCGCTGCATGATTATTACAATCGGGGTATTTCGGCTGTTCACTCGGTTACGGATAGTAGTTTCAAAGCGTTGGTTAACCTTTTCCCTTTTCACGTCAGACAAAGCATCCTCCGGCTTAATAGGGTCGTCTATGACAATGGCGCCGGAAAACCTTGCCCCCTTTAATATGCTATCTATTTCTTTTTCTGTTTCTTTATCATCTATATCGTCCACCTCTCCAGCGCCAAATCCCGTTATCTGTCCACCTGTTGACACCGCATATACACCACCGCCAGCAGTGGTACTCCACTTCTTTTTGCTGTCTGTTCCTCTCTTTATCTGGACATACGGGAACAGCTGTTGATACTCTTCTGATTTAACTATGTCTCTAATCTCTTCTGAATTATCGTGAGCCAAATCGTCAGAATATGAGAGATGGACAAACTTTGAGGAAGGGTTGAGTGCCAATCCGTATGATATAAAGTTCTTTACGGCTAATTCGGTCTTTCCATATCGTGGTGCAATATTGATTATCAGTTTTTGAATTTTTCCGGAAATAACATCATCCAACGCATTACATATGCGTTCATGGTGTCTGCTCACCACAAATTTGCGCCCTGTTTTACTTTTAAAGAAAAATTTTGTGTAATTGAGAACGCCCGACATACAAAATGCTTGTAGATACCGCACACCGTCCATCATAGCCTTTCTATCAGTTTCTTTGCTTCCTCGACACTTATGGGTTTGCTGGTATTCATCTCTATTTCGGTAGGCTCATCAAACCCAAGCATTTTACATATACGCTCAATAGCCTTTATCTTATCATAAAGTTCTATCTTCACATATTCAACATCTACAATTTCCGGAGCATCACTTGTTCCGATATTTTTTTTCAATATCTTGGTAGATATACTTTTTATTGCTGATTTCTCTTTGTCAGAGAGCTCATCAAATTCTTTACGCTCTATCCATGTGTTGTACATGCTGGCAATGGATGAGAAAGCTATACCGGACAATTCTTGTAGAATGCGTTCTTTAGTTATATCCGATTTGTTTTTTTGTTCCTCCTGCAACTCTTTAACCCTTTGGGCTACATTTGGGTTAGACAACAATTTGCAAGATTCTTCCCACACTTGTTTGTCTCTCATCTTCTCGCACGAATAGGCACGACGATAAGCATCGGAAGCATTGCCGCTTTCGATGTAGTAGTTGCAAAAATTCTCTTGTTTGATTGTAAGTTTTTTCATGTCTTTTCGTCAGTATGGGAAGCATGCCACTTGACATGCTTTCGCAAAGATATGTAATTATTTGGAATATCATACCTATCTATCCGAAATAACTGGTATAATTATCGAAAATATTTATCTCCCCACTTCCTTATTACTTCTTAAAAACATTTACATAATCGATAACTTTCCGATTAGCTTTATCTACTTTTCGCATGTCAAAATGGATATAGATGTCAGTCGTTGTGCTGTTCGCCCAACTATGCCCAAGCGCGTGGGCGATTACCTCTTTGGGGACATCGAGTTCTGCCGCTACCGTGGCCCATGTGTGTCTTGCCCAATATGAGGACAAATCAGGAAATAAAGGATTTCTACTCTTTTTCCCTCCCAATCCCTTCCTTTCTGTCTCTCCAATCTGTTTTAACCCTATTCCCATACGATGTAGGAAATCCTTGTAATTTCCGTAGTCATCCATTATATTAAGAAGATAATCCTTCCCTTTGTATTTCTCAATTATAGCCTGCGCTTCCGGTTCTACTTTAATACTGTATAATTTCCCCGTCTTAGCTCTTTTATATTCAAAACGACCATTTACCAATGCAGAATGTTTTGCGTTAAACAAATCGGCTGCATTTACTCCTATGAGATAGAACATGAGCATGAACATATCCCTATATCTAATCTGGTATTCCTCACATGGATAATCTCTCAATAACCTAAGTTGTTCTGCTGTAAGGCTGCGTTTTCGGGTTTCCTCTTTCTTTATTGAAAACCTTCTGAATGGATACAATGTTGTGTACTCCTCATCAATGGCGTAGTTGAATACACTACGTATGTTCCGTAAATGAATAGCGTAGGCATTAACCTTCATCGTCTTTGCCATCCACGTTTCAAAGTTTTCCAGCCATGACTTATCCATGCTCTCAAAAGTACAATGACTATCGTATTCCTCAATCTTGTTTCTTGTGGTTGTATATATAGACTTAGTCCCCTGATTGGTTTTCTTGGAAACGAATTCATCAAGATAATAGAGAAACGTCTTTTGGTTTTCAACCTTGCTACTTATAGCGTCCTCTATCAACTTCTTCAAAGCTTTGTCTGTAGTTGATTTCAACTTTTCTTGTTGCTCTAAAGTAAATATTACTGTTTCCGCCTTGTTTATTATTCCACGGGCAACTATATTCCTCGGCTTGTAATTTTGTGCACGCACAGAATATTCATTCCCATTCCATTCTTTTTCCGATGCACTTAGCTGCGTAGCTATCATTATTTGTTTGTTGTGGAATACATTCAACTTTATCGGATAAGTACCATCTTTTTTTTGCCTTCTTTTATCAAGGTAGAATTTAACCGTTGCCAT